GTAAAATAACAGAAGAACAGTATAACGAACATATGGAAGTCAAATTAGTATTCATGAATCAATTTTCTAAAAAACAGGGTTGAGATTATATATCTCCTCCCTGTTTTTCTTATGTTTTCAAAAAATTTTTAGTAATTCCTAACAATGAAAATTAATTAAAATCTTATAATAGATTATTTTTTTGAGAGGTACATATCTTATGCCACCTCTTTTTTTTATTTTTGAAATTAAAAGGAGATGATATGAGTGGATAATAGTCTTTCAATTTTATTAAAGGCAAAACTTGATACGACAGGTTCTCAAGGTGACATTAATTTAAAAATTAAAGAATTAGAAAAAAAGTTAGAAAAGCTTAATATTAAATTAAATATTGATAATTCAGAAATCCAAAAAACTGCTGCCAGTTTAACAAATATACAAAAACAAATTGAGCAATCCGTCACTTCAAGCGGAAAAATCATTTCAAGTACCAATATAAAATTAACCAAAGATGAGGTTCAGCAAAGAAAAGTTGCTTACACGGGTTTATTTGATTTCATAAAAAGACAAGAAACTGAAATAACTGCAAAAAATAAAGAAATTGGTTTGAACTCTCAGACAACAAAGAACATTGAAATCTATGCTCAAAAGATGCAAAATGCCATTTCCCGATTACAAATTGGAAAAGATAAAGTATTTGCAAGCGAAGAAGTTCAAAGTGAGTTAAGTAAGCTGCAAGGCATGCTTGAATCTTTTAGTAAAGGTGGAGCAGTTTCTACTAAGGATTTAGGCTTACAGTTTGATAATTTACGAACAAAAGTTGCACAAGCATCGAATGAATTTAAAAATGTAAATAAAGATGGTTATTCTTTCACGCAAATGCTTGAACTTGCAGCTAAAAAAATAGCAATTTGGGGTATCTCGACAAGTCTTGTATATGGTTCATTTCGGCAATTAAAAGAAGGAATATCTTATCTCTCACAGCTTGATAATTCTTTAAATGAAATTCGAATAGTAACTAATAAAACACAATCAGAAGTTATTTCGTTAGCTAAGTCATATAACACTCTTGCTAAAGAAATGTATGTAACAACTAAAGAAATTACTGGAACTGCTGCTGATCTGTACCGTCAAGGTTTAAATGATACACAAGTTGAAGATAGAATGAAGGCCATTATTCAGTATGCAAAAATTTCATCTATATCTCTAAATAATTCAAATTCAATTATAACAGCCACCGCTAATGCCACTGGTGAAAGTGTGCAAAAGATAATTGACGTATTTGCACTATTAGGAGACTCCACTGCCAGCGGCGCTGACGAGATAGGAGAAGCTTTACAGAAAGTTGCATCAGCAGCAGATAATAGTAATTTAAGTTTGGAAAAAAGTGCTTCATGGATTGCCACCATCAGTAGTATAACCAGAGAATCTGCCTCAACTATTGGTCGAAGCTTAAATAGTGTAATTTCCAGATATGAATCAATAAAGAAAACAGGCTTTAACTCAGAAGATGCAACAAAATTAAATGACGTAGTAAAAGCACTTTCAGATGTCGGTATCACTGCCCTAGATTCTCAAGGTCAGCTTCGTGATTTTGCTGATATAATGGATGAAGTTGGAGCTAAATTTAACACTCTTTCGAAAAATGAACAAGCATACTTGACAACGACTATGTTTGGAACTTATCAACGTAACAGAGGAATAACCCTACTTCGTAACTACAATGATTCACTAAAAAATTATGAAACAGCATTAAATGCTGCTGGAACAGCAGAACAAAAATTTAATATATATCAAGAATCTACTCAAGCCAAACTAGATAAACTTACTGCATCTTGGGAAGGTTTTTGGCAAAATTCTTTAGATTCAAATCTAATAAAAGGTACATTAGATGCTTTGATTAAATTAGCTGATACATTCGGTAATTTGCAATCGGTTTTAATTTTAGCAGGAACAGCTTTAGCAATTTGGAAAGGTTCGGCTTTAACATCGGCTATTCTTGGGATGAAAAGTTTTAGTTTATCTACTAAATTAGCCTCATCCAGTATGTTAGAATTTAGAACTATTTCTTCTGCAATGCAATTGCAATCAATGGGGTTGTTAACAACAACACAAATGTTAACAACGTCTTTTAAAGCATTAGGTTCTGCAATATTAACATCTTTTGCAACTAATCCAATTGGTTGGATAGCTATAGGCTTAACTGCATATACAACAATTACCAACTCTGCAAAGCAAAAGCAAGAAGAGTTAAATCAGTCAATAAAAGAATCTGCCGATAATGCCAAAACAACTACAAATAGCATAACTGAATTATTGGGTAAATATGAACAACTAAATTCTTTGACTATTAAAGATGAATCTTCTCGTCAAGAGTTAAAGACAGTTCAAGAGCAAATAATTAAGTTGCTTGGAATGGAAAAAGATGCAATAAATTTGGTCAATGATGCACGTGGTGAATCAATCAAAAAGGTTCGTGAAGAATCTTTTGAGAAATTAAAAGCCAATGAAGATAGTCTTCGGGCATCACTTAATCTTGCTAAAGAAAATACCAAGAATGCATTAGGTAGTTCTTCAAATATTTTGGGCAGCGGTTATGAATATTATGACTTCAAACCTTCTGATCTAAGTAAGAAATCAGCTAAAATATTACAAGATGCTAAAATAGATAATTTATCAATTAGTGACAGATGGATAACAACTGAACTTGAAGGTGCTAATGAAAGAATTAAGGTTGTACAAAAAGCTATTGATACCCTTAAAAATGCAGGAATTAAAGAAGGAGAAGTTTATAATCAGTTAGTTAAATCAAGAGATAATTATCAAACAATGCTTGATAATGAAAATAATGCACTGACAGAATTAAATAAAAATCTTGCCGCTCAAGGCGCACTTCAAGCTTCAATTACAATTGGAACTCCTAATAAGTCTAATTTTGAGCAATTTAAAAAAAGCGCAATCGAATATATAGCACAGCAACAAAATGTTACATCTGTATCTAATGATTTTAGAAAAGTTATTTATGATCAAATAGACAATATGTACCCTTCCCTTTCTGGGGTTATAAATAAGACATCAAAAGATACAGGGAATGCTTCTCAACAGTTAGAAAGCTACTCTCAAAAACTTGATGAGCAAAATAAAGCAATCGATGAAACTCAATCTTCTCTTAAATCATTGTCAGAATTGTATTATCAAGTTTCTGAAGGTCAATCATTATCTTCAGATCAAATATTAGATTTAATTCAACAATATCCTCAAATAATTCAGTATATGAATTCTGAAGGAAATTTGATGATTTCTCAGCAGGATTTATTAAAAACATTGTTTGAGCTAAAGAAACAGGATAGAATACAAACATTACAAGCCGAAAAAGATAAAGCTGATGCAGTAATAGCAAGTGTACAGACTCAAAGAGATGCTTACCTTGGTTTTTACAGGGCAATGGGTGCAACTCTAAACCTATCAGAAAATCAAGCTGCTTCAATGTTTGGATTTGATAAAGCTTCTTATGATTCTGCCGTTAAAGCAAGTGCAGATACACAAGCAAAAATATCGGCATTAGAAAAAGTTACTTTCAAAACATATAAACCAAAAACAACTAGTAATTCTGGTAGAAATAGAGCAGAATTACAACAATCCGAATCGTTGATAGAGAAGGATCGTTATTATCAATTAAATCAGGAACTTAATAAAACTAATAATCTACTTGAAAAAAATGCGGCATTACAAGAAAATGCAACATACGAGAAGAAGATTAAACTTCTTGATGAAGAAATCAAACTATTAAAGCAAAAAAGAATTAATATTCATAATATTGCTGAAGAAGAACGTAAAGAACGAGCTGAATTAGTAGCCTCATTAAAAAATCAAGGAGTCAAGTTTTCTGGAACTGGCGATAATCTTTCGACTACAAACGCTAAGTCAATTTTAGATAAATCCTTAGATTCAGTAAATGCTCACGGAAATGATAAAGATAAGACAATATATAATAATCTTAAATCGCAATATGACTCTTTAAAGTCTTCCCTTGATAGGTTTTTCGAAATACAATTAACCGATTTGCCTAAAGCTGGTAAAGAGTGGATTCAGTTATCAAGTAACATTGATAAAATTAATTTAGATAAAATTAGTCTGTCCTTTGATAAATTTAATGATTCTCTTAAACCTGCGAATAATGAGCTTGAAAAGCTTGAACATCAGTACAAAATGCTTGGTGATAGTGATTATGCTTTAAAAGAAAAGAATCTTAACGAACAATTAGCTGTTAAAAATAAAATGCTTATAACTATAAATAAGCAAATAAATGAGTATTCAAAATTAATGAAAGCAGCTAAGAGTGATGAAATCAAAAAGATGTATCAGGATGAAATTGATTCTTTAACTCAACAAGCTTATCAATTGGAAGAAGCTGCTATTGAACGTGTAAATAATTTACGTATTGATGCTATTGAGGCTCTTAAAGATGCTGAGTCTAAACGCCATAAAAAGGCTATGGATGATCTTGATGATGAATTAGAAAAATATCAAGATAATATTAATAGTAAGATAAAAGCTTTAGATGAATTATATGCCAAGGAAGATTATGAGAGAAATATAGCCAATCAAGATAAAGACATTCAAGCTAAACAAAATGAATTAAATGCATTATCTCTTGATGATTCTGAACAGGCACAGGCACGTAAGGCGCAATTGCAACAGGAATTACTTGAGTTACAATCTAAAAAAGAAGATACACAGCGTGATTATGCTCGTGAGCAAGAAAAAGGGTTGCTTAATGACTTACTTGATTTAAAAGAGAAAAATATTAATGACCAGAAAAAACTTGAAGATGCAAAATATGAATCATTTCAAACCAACATTGATAAAATGCTGCAAGGCACAACGGATTTTTATAATCAGCAAGACAACATTAGTAAAATGTCCATTGATAATGTTATTAGCTATTATGAAAATCTTAATAAGACAGCAAATGGAGTTTATGATAATTTAATTTCTAAACTTCAACAGGCTAAAAATTTAGGTATGGAGAACCCGATTACTCCAGACTCAAGTCTTGATTCTTTAATGCCATCTATTAATGAGAATAATATTGTTGGTTTGGCAGATTATCTTGAATCAAGAAGTCATGATGTTGAATGGAAAGATAAATCTGTTTATATTGACGGAAAAAAGATTGATAAAAAGGATTTAAATGGTTCTGGAATTAAGTTAGAAGCGGATGAACATTACTATGGAAAAATAGCTGATATTAAGAAGTTATTGGCAAAGTATGGTATTACTTTTGATCAAGGTGGATTAGCTTATGGTAAAGGATTTTTATTTAAAGATACTATTAAACCCGAAGAAGTCCTAGACCCTGATAATACAGTTACATTCAGAAATTTGGTGTCTCAACTCCCCTCCATTAAAGAAATGCTTAAGTCAATTGATATTTTAAAGTCGTACATTCCAAATATTAGTAAATTTAATCCTTCTAATTTAGTTAACAATATTGGTAATAATCCTGTCCAAATTACTGCACATACGACAATAATAGCAAATGAAAGTATGGATATTAATCAGCTTGTCAATAAAGTTGAAACACAGGTATATACAAATATTGCAAATAGATTGATTACGAAGGGATATTAATTTATCCCTTCTCTTCCCTGTTCATTAGAAAGGAAGTGAAACCACAATATGTATCAGAGAACAGATTTTAGCTGGAATTCAATTAGTTCATCCATAATAGGCTTAAAACTTGTAAAGGTAAATATTCAAGCCTCAAAAGAAAATTTTGCTAGTAGCAGAAGTATAAACTCTGAGAGAATTCAAATAGATAAATATCATTATCATAATTACAAATATTCGGTTGATCGTGAATATATGAGATTTACATTGGAATTAGCAAGCGAAAAAGTGATTACTCCCGAACGCTGTGAAGAACTTGCTAGAATATTTGTAACAAATGATTATGTGGATTTTCTATGTTATGAAAATAATCATATATATAATTGTATTTGTTTAACAAATGATTTTAATGTATTTGCAAATGGATATTATTTAACTTTAGAATGTGAATGTTCAAGCCCCTATTCGTGTTCATTTTGGCAAACGTATGTTGATAATATAACGTCAACAAAAGATATTGAGATTTATAATAATGGTAGCATACTGACTCATATGATCGCTGAAATTTCACCAATTACAACAGGTTCAAGTATTAAATTAATTAATAAAACTAACTCTGGTATGTTCTTCGAATTGGCAACAAATGGTTCAACTCAATTATTTGCTGAAGAAAATATTAAAGTAGATTTTAAAAAAAACAAAATAAAAACCGATGCTTTAGCCGTCTACAGATATGATAATGTAACTAAAGACAGTAATTGGCTCTTTCCTCTTGTTGTGGGTAGAAATATAATTTCAGTTTCTCCTTGTAGTTTGAAATTATCATTTAAATATTACTATTTAACTTAATCTTTTAATCCTTACACATAATAAATTAACATGGTATAATTTGTTATATATTAGTATTCTGTGGAGGATAAAAATGAATAAAACTGCTTTAGGTGTTTTATCAGTTGGTTGGATTATATTAGTTTTAGGGATAGTTTTAAGTATTGGAGTTGCATACAATAACAATAATTTACTGTTTGCATTAGGTGGTATACTAACTTCGATTATTATTGGAACTTTATTTATTGGAATAAGTGAGATTATTCATTTATTGTCAAAATTAATTAATAAAGAAAACGATTAAGTAAAATTATGTAAAAACAAAAAATATATTTATCAGCTAAAGACCTTTGCATAAAGGTCTTTTCTTTATGCAAAAATTGAATTTTTTCCAGAAAGGAAGTGGTAATATTTGAAATCAATTGTAAAATTATATAAACCTTCTGGAACTTATATTGATAATCTATCAAGTGTAATAGAATTAACCAGAATAAGAAAATATACAGGTGTAAATGAAATACGCTTTCGCTTGCCTGAAAATGTTGAAGATACTAAAACAGGAAAACAAATTGATAATCTTGAATTAAAAAATCTTAAATATGATTATAGAATAAATTATGAAGACGAATTCTATATTATTAGAGGCATAAATAAGATTTTCGACAATAATATTAAAAAAGTTGAGATTACATGTTACAGTAAAGTTATTCAATTAAGAGATAGAAGGTGTAAAGTTCAGACAGGGGTTTTAGTTGGAGAAACAGTTATTCCAGTAAAAACTTTATCACAAACGGCAAATTTAGTATTAGCAAACACTTCCTTTACATTAGGTATTGTTGATGTTGTTTTGGACACTAAATATAGAGCGGTAGATATTGATGGGAATGTATTAGATAGTTTAAATAAATTATCTGAAATTTGGGATTGTGTTTGGATTGCTACAAATAATAAAATTAATTTTATTGATTATAAAAATAACTACACCTTTAACGGGGTTTTTCTATCTGATGCCAACTATATTAAAGGAATGAACTTAAGTATACGTGAGGATTCAATAATAACTAAACTTTCAATAAAAGGTGTTGATGGAATAAGTGTCAATGCTGTCAATAACGGACAATCATACATATCAGATTATGGATTTTATATGAATACCGATTATATGGAACAATCCATGATTGATGCATTAAATGCTTATATAGTCGCAGTTAATAATTCTAAACCTACCTATACTACTTATTTAACTCAACTTTCTTCGTTACAAGCTGCTTTAACAACAAAAAACAACGAGTTAACAAATTTAAAACTAGATTTAGACAAGAAGCAGATTCAAATTGATGATGCAGTATATCAAGGGAATGATTCTTCAGCATTAAAGTCAGAGTATAATACTATAAAAAATAATATTTCATCCAAGCAATCTGAAATCAATTTGTTGAATTCCCAAATAACAGCTAAGAATAATCAAATCCAAATCTTGAATAATTCAATTGCAATAAACAATTTTTTAACTTCTACTCATCTATCTCTGTTAAATGAATATACAAAAGAAGGAGAGTTTGAGGATAGTACTATTACTGCAAAAGGTACTGACATTCCAATTTTACAGGAACTATTAGGAGCAGCGCAAGAATATTTATCACTAAACAATCAACCAAGATTTGATGCTACTATAGATATTATAGCATTTAATCAATTGGCAGATGAAGATTCAAAAATATATTCAGATAAGTTAAACCTTGGTTCTTTATTGAAAATTTATGTTAAAAAACTTGATGTAATGCTATCCGCAAGGTTAATTGAAGTCGAAGAAGATTTTGATGGACATAGACTAAGTATAAAAATAAGTAATCAAAAAGATATAAATGATGGAAGTTTTAAACTTGATCAATTATTGCAAACCGCAAGTGATACAAAAAATCTTGTAAATATCAACATTGACAAATGGAATCATGGCGAAGCAGCTAATAATTTTATAAGTGAAAATATTGCAAATGGGATTAATACTCTAAATACTGAAATAAGGAATAGTACTAATACTTATTCTCTCAATGAGCGTGGTGGTGTATTTGTTGATAAGGTTAATTCAAACTTTGTTACAATAATTACTGGTCAAGGGATTATGCTGTCTACTGATGGAGGAGTAACTCCTAATATTGCAATGGGAAAAGGACGTATTTATGGTGAGTTAATTGGCTCAAAAATTATCACTTCAAATACTGGCCTATTTAATAAAATGGAAACCTACGACAATGCTAATAATTTAGTTTGCGAAATAGGTAACTATACTTCAAGTATAGATGCATCAGCAAAAAGAGGAATTAAAATATCGAATGGTGCTTTGGAAATCTCAGGTGGAATTTTAGAATCTCAGCTCTCTCCTGCTGTTGCAAATTCATATGTTAAATTAGGTAAAAGCTATAATAATGTAGTAATAGACAGCGCAAACGGTATTCAGGTAATCAGAAGTGATAATAAAGTTAAAACTACCATAAATGCAACAGATGGAATTAAAATATCAACAGGTGCAGGAAACGGAATTTTTGGAACAAATGTATTAAGCATAGATACGAATGGATATGCGACATTTGGAGGTATTGTAAAAGCAAAAGATTTTCAAGATATAAATGGAAATAGTTTTCTTTCTTATGATAAAACTCAAATTGAAGGTTCAGTAATAAAAGCTGATACACTATATGTAAATAGTGCTAATATTACAGGAACTATTGTAGCAGATACAGTAAGAAGTAATTGGATTTACACTGGTACTATAACGGCTGGTCAGATTAATGGCCGAATCGCCAAATTAGACGATGGTATAGAAATAGGAGATACAAGAAATGCATTAGGAAAATCTATTAGATTTAGCACAGGGGTTTCAATATATACAAGTAACACTATTTTTGGCCCGTGGGGTTTAACCATCGATGCTAGTGAAGTAGTGTTACCAGACTTAACTTGTAATAATTTACGAGTAAATGGTAATTTAAGTGGAGTCGATTATGCTTCGAGCGGTCATACGCATGGAAATTCATATGTAAAATCAAGAAATTCACAGAATTTAGCTTTAAGTTATGATGCAAATACAAGTAGAATTCATATATTATACAACGGTGCTTCAGTAGGTTTTCTTGATTTAATGTGGTAAGAGAGGAGATATTTATATGGTTAATCAAACAACATTAAATAAAGGTTATACAATAAAAGATGGAGGAGTAACAATTGTGGAAACAATTGAAAAGCAATTAAGTAAAGAAGATTTACAAACTGAAAAGGTACAATATATTAATAGGCAGCTACAACTTTCTAGACAGATGCAAGATTTACAAAAATTGTATGATGATATATCTGTATCAATTAATGAAATTGATGAAATGATTGAAAAAATAAATCAGCAAAAAACTACTATTTCGTAAAATAGTAGTTTTTTATTTTAATTGATATGCAAATTTATTTTGAAAGATCGTTAAAAACGTTTGACAACTTATTTGTTAATAATGGTTGAAGATATTTTTTATATTCAGATATTTCAACACATCCTTCTTGTAAAGTTATCCCTTTTTGAAAATAGGTTAATTTTAATGGATTACACAATTGAACTTTTTGTTTAATTGTTTGCCCGTTGTTTATATCTAAACCAGTTTTTTCAATGTAAAAAATAATAGAATCATAGAGAGCGGCTTTTGAATCAGATTTTGAATAATCAGCAACTAAACAATACTTTATGTAACGTATATTTCCATCACTGCTTTTTATTTCATTCTGCTCAATATTATTGGTATTCACTTCCATAGTAAGTTTATCAATGCTAATATATTCATTATTATCTTTTGAGTATACTAAAAATCCGTCAACATTGTTTGATGGTTTAGTATTAGAAGCAATAGAATTAGTGTTGGAACTATTTTCAGTTGATAAACTTTTCTCGCTTGTTTCAAATTGTTTTGTATTTATATTTGATGTAGTTTTAATTTCAATCTGTTGTTTTTCTTCATTAAATTGGTTGCTAATTCCAAGCGTTTTTAAATCATTAATACTTATGTGTACAGTACCATTAATTTTATAACCTTTAATTTTAGATTTAACTCCATCAATAAATATTGGATATGGATTGGGTATAACATTTAATTTAACAGCAGCAAAAGCTGATAAAGATGCAGTTAATACAGTTCCAATCACTATTCCACTAACAAAACTTTTAATATTAATTTTCATAGTTATATCCTTTCATATAATTTTCTATGTAAAAACATGTCATTTTCTAGCTAATTACAGTATATTCCGATATCTGGTAACTGTCAACACTTTAACTAAAATATTATAATATTCATTTGGAGGTTTTTGATTATGCTATTTGAATTATCTGAACAAGCAAAACAGAACATACTAGTCTTTCTAAATAGACTTGAATATAAAGGACTTGATGAAGCAACAGCGGTCAATGAAATCTTAGTTTCATTGGCTAACCCAATAAATGAAAATATAGAGGAAAAGGAGGAATAAGTAATGGCTTACACTTACCATAAGCCAGTTATTGGCACAAATAGAACTGGAGATTCTATAGACCCATTTAGAATAATTACAAACGATGTTAAAAAAATTGTAAATGGTAAAGTTACTTTAGAAGAAATTCCAGATTATAATAATCATGTTTTAATAACTAATGTTGCGTCACCATATGCTTCAGAAGTATACTATGAAACTTTTGATTATACAACAGAAATATCGAGATATAATTACCGTGTTGATTATAATAATGGAGTTGTATATTTTAACCAATTAGCAAATGCTAGGTTTATAACCTTATCATACGTTGGAACTGGTTACGATAGGTTACATATAAGCAGAATTGTTTCAAAAGAGCAAAATGGTGAAGTTGTTGAAACATTAGAAAATATAATTGATTCTGGACGTGATGCTATAGATGTCTTACCACAAGTAAATGCAGTTATTGCAAATGCAGTAACAGCAACAAACAATGCAAACACAGCTACAAATAACGCAAATACTGCAACAACAAATACAACCGCAGCAGCCTTAAATGCTAATGATAAGGCAAATTTGGCAAATACAGCTACAACTAATGCAAATCAAGCTGCACAAAATGCAAACGATAAAGCTACTTTAGCAAATACAGCAGCTACAAATGCAACTGAGAAAGCAAATTTAGCTAATGATAAAGCCACTCTTGCGGATACTGCTGCAAATTTAGCAAACGAAAAAGCTACACTTGCAGATACGAAAGCAACATTAGCGAATGATAAGGCAAACTTAGCTGATACGGCTGCTACTAATGCAAATAGTAAGGCTAATTTAGCAAATGACGCAACAATAGCAGCTAACAATGCTACAGCTGCTGCTATAACTGCCACAGAAAATGCGAATGATTCGGCAGAATTAGCGGACATTGCGACAACTGAAGCTAATAATACAAATAATTCTATCAACACAGCTGAAGGATTAAGAGTTGCAGCAGAGCAAGGAAGAGATTCTGCCGAAAGTATTAGAATAATCAACGAAAATGCAAGAATGGCCAGAGATGTAGCATATCAACTTTGCGAAGAATATAATCCAAATAAGGATTATATACCCTTAAACAAAGTTACCTATTTAGGTTTTTTATATCAAAATACAGTTGCATGTAAAAATATATTACCAACTGATGAAACTAAGTGGATTTGTATTGCTAAAAAAGGTGACTATTATGTTGGTGATACTGCACCTGTCTCTCCATATAATAATCAAATTTGGTTTGACACAACAGACGCATCTATAAAATATTGGAATGGTTCTCAGTGGATATCAACTGCTGGTTCAGGAAATATGACATATCAAGTTTACGACAATAATAACGATGGTAAGGTTAACTCTGCTGATGTTGCGGATAGTTTAACTGGCTTGAGTGTATCTGTATCGGAGTTAAATTATATTGGCGGTGTTACATCTTCTATTCAGACACAATTTAATAATGCCACTAACGAAATCAATACTATATCTGATAAAATATCTTCTGGTTCAGTTATAACTCCCACAATTGGATTTGGTATGAATAGTAAAATTCAAATACCCGAAATGCCTACAGCACCTAAGTTCAAGTTTAAAGGGTTTTCTGTAGTTAACTTATTGGGTAAAGACGGTAATTGTGAAGATATAAGTAAGTGGAGCGTATATCAGTGTACACCAACACTTGATTCAACAAATAAGATGTATGGAACATACAGTATAAAGGCAACTTTAACAGCTACTTCTGGAACATTTTATATGTTTCCCAAAAATATAGATGTTTCTAAATACTATATGGTAACTGTCTATATTAAAATTGGTAATGCTACTAGAGCTATACTCAGAAAATCAAATGATGGAGCTACTTTAAATATTGTTAGTCCAGAAATTACAGATACTTCTAAGTTTACCCGAGTAATCATAAAAGCTACACCAGCTCAGATGACATCTGGAGATGCTATAGCTATAGATTTTGTGGGAACAGCAGGACAATATATCTATATAGATGGATTTATGCTAAATGAAATATCTGCTACTGATTACGCTTTAAGCGATGCAGAGTTATTGGTAAAGTATCCATATGTAGATAGTTACGCTTGTCTCCAAAATCCATACTTTGAAAACAGGCGCTACAATTTAGTAAGAAATGGTAACTGTGAAGAAGGTATAGGGTATTGGCAATTTATGTATGGAACTGGAACAATATCAGTCGAGAATGGTAAATTCAAATTAGTAACGACTTCTGCTTATACTTATTGGGGGCAAACTATAAAAGTAAAACCTAATACAAACTATTACCTATCAGGCAACTGGAGTGGTAATGGATTCTTTATAACCTTAAATTCTGGAGGATCACAACTGCATGATGGTTTGGGTGTAATTAATACGGGTGATAGTACAGAAATTCATCTAATTCTGCATGGGGGAACAACAGCAGGCACAACATATTTTGATTCTATTATGCTTGTGGAAGGTACAACTGCTCCTACTGCATACAAATCCTGTGATTTACAGAGATTTGTGATAGAAGGTCAGTTTACTCAAGATGATCAAGTAAATATAGAAAATGGTAAAGTGTCGGGGTTATTAAACTGGAAACATAGAACATTATATGGTAAGGATTATGATTGGCAAATTAATGCTAATCCCAGTGGTAGTAAGGAGATAGTTATAATGAATAGGGAATTTTCATTAGGTGTAGCGTCTAATTCTTATCTTATAAAATATGATGGGCAAGTGCTTAAATCTTTTGGAGAGGACTCAGCAGTTATAGCTGGTGACCAATATCGTGCCGTAGCCTCACTAAACTATTTTTTAATAGGTATACCTAATTTAAGTTCGGGGTGGATAGATGCTGTCCAACCAAATTCAGATGAAATAAAATCATATATGAATGGTTGGAGAACTTTATCATATGATGTTGGCGTTGGTCGATATAACCTCTGGGCAAATCTGAGTAAACCTACATCAGTTTTTGGTACTGATACATCAGTTTATCCTTCTGGTACTGCTACTACCTTGACCGCTCCCGTTACAACAGGTAATACAAGTATTACCGTGGCTGATGCTAGTATATTTAAAATTGGTGAGGTTATATTTATATATGGTCAAGGTGGTGTAATAATAACAAATATAGTTGGAAATGTAATTACTACTGCTTATGGAGCAGCACTTGATTTTGCTGTAGGACGTGTGGTGGTACGTGGAGACAATCCAACTGGTGGTGACTATAGGATTGTGAATTATTGTAAAACTAATGTATCCTCTGGGTATGAAGGATATCAATTACACTACAAACTGGCTAATCCAGAACCGATAACAGATATCAATACCCATGTTCATGGTGAAATATGGGATATGGTTAAGGGTGACAACTACATTACGGTTGATTCTGGTATTGTACTGGCTGAAATCGCCAATGCTGTTTTATATGGTACAAATTACGGAGTTAATAATACTTTAAGAGCAGGAAGTAATCTTAAGTATAAGGCAGAAATTATAACAGGTGTGTATCATAATAGCATATATGATGCATGGGTATTAAGACAAGACGATATTTACGCAATAGGTAGAGCCGATGCATATATAGACCAAGGTAAATATGATACCTCTGCAACCTACACCGTAGACTACCAAATCCTTAAAACCATACATGCTCAATCATTTGGTAGCCTATCATTGTCTTACTCTCAGAGTGTAATAGCAACGTTGGAAGGACATAGCAAGGAACTTGAACAGAAACAAGCTAAGAGCAGCGTATTAGATGATATAAATGATTTAGCTAGCCTTGAGAGTATTGTTTCTGGTGGTGATGCTAATGGCACTCAAATGCCATATAGAGGTACAAGAACATGGTTTACTCAACAAAGTCAAACAAATGTAGCGATAAATATCCCGTTTAAGGTGACTAAAAATACAGTTCCATATATTAATATAAAATCTTGGTCAATGGTGGTTACAGATAATATTGGTAATCCAACAACTGTAAAAGCTGCTGATATATTGAATGGTAGTCCTATTGTCAGATATGTGACTAAAGATTATGTTGTTATTAACGTTGTGTTACTTGCTGGTACATTGGCAGATAATGCATTAAATTGTGGAGCATATGTCACAATTAAACTGGATGCAGATTGCAGAAAGAAGGTGTAGAAAGATAATGTTAAGAGTACAAAATGATGAAGTAATATACAACAATTCTGAAAATCTTGGTAAAGTACAGGATATGGAATATACAGGGTTTGGGTTTAGTATTATCACCCCTAATAATCCCATGCCTTTTTTTATTCCGGAAGAGGACTGCTCGATATCCGAAGAACAGGTATTCATTGCATACCACGAGTACTATAAGAACAGCGGAGGGATTAAACCTTCCGAAGAAATGGCTTTGTCAGTATTAATTGAAAATAGGATTAAAGATTTTAGTGATGAATGTTATAAGAGAACAATTAATGGAATTGATTTTAAATATAATGATGAAATTAAACATTATTCTCTTGAGGTTGGAGATCAAGTTAAATTAATGGCTACTTATTCTGAAGTTGCAGCTGGTAAAACAACAGTTTCATGGCATTGTGATGGAGAAGAATGTACATTATGGAGTGCTGAAAAATTTATTGCATTCTTTAAAGAAGCTACATATTTTATAAAAATAACAGAATTAACTTTTAATTCAGGGTTAAGACCTCAAACTCAAAGATGTACAACAAAGGAAGAAGTGGATGCTGTTGTTTGGGGCATGGACTTTGATGAAGACATAAAAAATAATTTAGATGGTTTAATTGCGATAATTGGATAGGTGATATTATGAGATGTATTAAATCTATTTTTAAGCTGCTGATACTTTTTTGTATCGGTGGCTTTATTTATTATTTTATTGAGATATTTTACAGAAATTTATCTACATGGCAAATGGCGATTTTAGGTGGATTATGTTTTGTTGCTTGCGGATTAATCAATGAGCTTTACTCATGGGAAACCCCATTATGGTTACAAAGTTTAATAGCTACAATTATTATAACACTTCTAGAATTTATAAGTGGTTTAATTCTTAATGTGTGGTTAGGATTGCATATTTGGGATTATAGTAATCTTCCCTTTAATATTTTTGGGCAGATATCTTTATATTTTTCGTTAGCTTGGCTCTTACTTTCAGTAATTGCTATTGTTCTCGATGATGTTTTAAGATGGCTTTTGTTTCATGAGGATAAACCAAGATATAAATTATTTTAAAGGATATAAAACAACTATTTTAAGGGGTATTTTAAAGAAATATATTGCTGAATAAAATTAATATGGTTGTCTATTAAGGTTGCAAACTTAATGGATTTAAAACAAAGACTCTGTGCCGTTAACACAGGGTCTTTTTCCATTTATAAAACTTTTAACGGAGGGTTTAATGTGTCAAAAAATAAATTAAAAACGTATGAATTTTCATTTACAAAAAGAAATTCAGTAGTGGTGAATTGTGCTATATGTGGCAAACTAGAGACAAAACAATATGAAGACTATATTAAAAACATTTTTTATGATAACAAATATTATTGTAGCACATGTTGCATAAAAGAAAATTTAGTTAAAGATGAACCTAATCAAATTATATATAAAGAGAAATATAAAAAAGAAACATTTGAAGAATGGTGTATTGAAAATAATAGAAATGATTTATTGGATAGATGGAATAACGAATTAAATAATTGTTTACCGAGTGAGGTATATAAAACTAAGGGAGACTATTGGTTTAATTGTCCTAAAGGGGTTCATGAGCCAGAGCTTAAAAGTATTGCTTGTATTATAAAGAACCAAAATACTTCAGCAAAATGTAATAAATGCAATTCAATTGGTCAATGGATATTTGATAATTTGGGAAACGATGCTCTCGAAAAATATTGGCATAATAGTAATGTTCTAAATCCATTTGATGTACCAAGAAGTTCAACTTTGAAACCGATTTTTCAGTGCCAAAAATTTGAGTATCATATATATAGTGTTGCATGTTGTTCATTCATTCAAGGTACTAGATGTGGATATTGTTGCAGTAAAAAAGTACATGAACTTGATTCACTTGGTGCAAATATACCAAAGGCTATAGAATTATGGTCTGATAAAAATGAAAAAACTCCATTTGAGGTTTCCATCGGTAGTCTCATAGAAGTTCCATGGTGGAAATGTTCAGAAGGAATACATGAAGATTATCAACGGAATGTTCATGCTTCAAATACATATGATTTTAGATGTCCTTCATGTGCATTTTCAAAAGGAGAAAAAAGAATTTCTGAAATTTTAACTATCCATCATATTCTTAATGAGCCTCAAAAAACTTTTGATGGACTAATTGGTTTAGGAGGAGGTCTTCTCTCTTATGATTTTTATCTACCAGATCATAACTTATTGATCGAATATCAAGGTGAGCAACATGAAAAAATTATTAAAGGTTTTCATAATTCAAAAAAAGATTTTGAGAAACAACTTGAACATGATAGACGTAAGAAGCAATATGCAATAAATAAAAATATAAACTTGTTAGAAATTTGGTATTGGGATTTTGATAATATAGAAAATATTTTAAACAACGGATTGAATTTAAAAAAGAAGAGAATTTAGTTTTATTTTAAAACTTATCTTCCTTTTTCTTATTTAAAAGAAAGTGGTGATTAAATTAATGTTATTGAAAAAAGGTTCTAAAGGTAATTTAGTTCTAACTATGCAGAAATTATTAAAGTCATGTGGCTTTAATATATCATGTGATGGAATTTTTGGAAGTGGAACAGAAAAAATTGTTAAACTGTTTCAAGAGGATGCTCTCATCAAGCCAATTGATGGAATTGTTGGGAACGTTACTTATCAGGCTTTGATTAATGCAGTTAAAAATATTACAAAAAATTATAATGAAAAAATTATTTGGCTTAATCCGAAGGATTTAAAGTGCAGTTTAGTTTCATCTACTTCCACTTCCCTACTTCAAAAACACAAGAGTTTTATGAATGGTGCATTCTTTTGGTATTTTGCAAACGGGGATAAAAAGAATCATGTAATTGGATGGTTATATAGTGAAGGAAAAGAATTGAACTACAGTAATTCAAATAAGTTCAGAGGTACTTTTTTAGTTCTCAAAGATGGTACAACAATTGTAAAAAGAATGAAAGATATAGAACTAATGGAGTATAAAAAGAAAAATCAGATATGGTTTTGTATTCAAGGTTTTGAAACTTTTGATGGTGAAAACATGATCATTGAAGGTTGGGATAAAGATGAGGTTGGTAGAAAGTGTATAAGAAATATTATGGCTTATAATTCTACTACAGGCAAAGTACTTATAGCATTTTTTAATGGAAATTATAACATAGCTATTCAGGTTGCTAAAAAATATAAATGTGATGGCTCTATTTGTTTAGATGCAGGAGGTTCAAGCAATTTGATTATATCTGGTGCTAAAATCTATTCAACATCAAGAACGTTAAATAACATTGTGTATTGGAATTAGAAAGAAGTGATTAAATATGCCTAGTGTTAAATTTAAGTATTCTGACGAAGTATATGTTTTCCCCAAACTTATTCAAGCAATAAATATTTTATGTGTAGCTAAAGGGAAAGATTGCTTATGTTCATCAGGTTATAGAAGTATAGAAAAACAAAAAATAATAAATAAAGATGTTTTGGCAAGTCATAAAGGTGCTTATCAGACAGAAGATGGTGCAGTATATACTGGCACTGGTGATAATAGGATTTGTTGGGCTTCGGCATATGGTAAGTCAAATCATAATTATTGTATTGCTATGGATATACCAGATGAATGGTTTACGCAACTATCTAACACTGAATTAAAATCATATGGGTTAATAAAACCTATGGAGCATGAACCTTGGCATGTTCAATTAATTATACATAACGGCATTACATTAAAGCAGAAACAAGAGATCAGAGATATGGTATTGGGAGTTGATGATATGTATATTCAATTTGGTGATAAAAATGACAAAGTAAAAACTATACAAAATTATCTTAATGATTTAGGATATGATTGTGGAAATGTTGATGGCAATTTCGGTAATAAAACTCTTGCATCTGTAAAATCACTACAAAAAAAATATGGATTGGAACAAACAGGGAATGTCGGAACTGATGAGTTGGTTAAAATAATTATTGAATTTAAAGGAATTGCTGAAAGTACTGAAAATGAATTTAAGATAATTGAAAATAAGCTTAATAGCGTTAAAGATATTGTAAATAAGGTTTAATACAGTATAGGGAATAGATTCGTGAAAACGGTCTATTCCCCTTTTTTTACGGTTTATATTTCGAAATAGATATCTATCGTAAACTGGTTATTTACCTTGTTTTTCAAGTTAGAACATTTAGATAATTTCAAGTCAATTTCGCATTTAAATGTATCGAGAAGGACATAGCTTGCGTTAGATTTAAATGCCAGCTTCTTCTCAATTTTTTGTCCAGATTTGAGAATAAATTGATAATGATTAAAATCTATAATAATTATTTTTGACACTATGTCTTTAAAAATTTTCTCATTGAAATAATCTAGCTGTTTATATTCATTAAGTGCAACTTTAATTTTTTCAATAGTTTTTTGACTATCATTAAATATATCTGAAGTCTTCTCAATTTGTTCTTTTTCGTTGTATAAGTCGTTTAACACATTTTCAAGCTGTGATATATTCATATCATAAATGTTACTGTTATTTAATTTACTTATAGATTTCAATTTAATAACATTGCTTAACTCTAATTCAATATCGTTAATTTTATCATTTACAATGTTTATTTCTTTCGAAAAGTCAGTAGAATTAATGTAAAAATCAAGACCATTTTTAAAATCTTCAAGAAATTCTTCCTTATTAACTTGAATATCATTATATACTAGTACAAAAGCCTCTTTTAAAGCACTATCAATAACTGCTGAAGCATCACAGAAATCTTTTTTATTTCTGACATACCCCATACACTCCCAAACAACTCTTTCATATTTTTTACCATTGTGCCAAACTGTTCTTCTAAATGATTCTTTGCATTTTCCACATTCAAGCATTCCACTAAACGGATATTTGTTACTATGCTTAGTTCTTCTTCCTGTTTCGGCTAATTGTAAGGTTCTTCTTCTTTCAATTTCTTCTTGAACTTTATTAAATATTTCTTGAGATATTATTGGGTCATGATTTTTTTCAAATAGATATTGCCTTTTTTCACCCTTATTCTTTAATGATTTATGAGATAAGTAGTCTGTAGTATAATATTTTTGCTGTAACAAATGCCCACAATACTTTTCATTTTTTAAAATTCCTAATAGTGTTGAAGGAGACCATTTATTTTTTCCACTGACAGTTTTAATATTTAATTTTTCAAGTTTTCTACAGATTTGTACAGTACCATCACCATCAATATAATTATTGAAAATAAACCTTACTACCTCTGCCTGTTGTTCGTTTATAATTAATTTTCCATCACTAATATCATAACCAAGTAAATTGCCGTTTCCATATACTTTACCCTTTTTAAATGATTTGTCATTACCCCAGTTCACACGCTCAGAAGTTTGTCTACTTTCATCTTGAGCTAAAGAGCTAAATATTGATAATAATACTTCTCCATCACTATTTAATGTATTAATTCTTTCAGTTTCAAAATATATAGCCACATTATTATCACGTAAAAGTCTCACATATTGAAGTATATCAGCGGTATTTCTTCCAAACCTTGCAATAGATTTAACTAAAATCATATCAATTTTACCATTTAAACACTCTTGTATCATTCGCTTAAATTCTGTTCGGTTTTTTAAACTGGTACCGCTAACGGCTTCATCAGCAAATATTCCAACATATTCCCAATCTTTATTATCTTTAATATAATTTTCATAATGATCAACTTGATTCTCATAACTATTCAATTGTTCATCTTTATCTGTACTAACCCTGCAATAAGCGCAAACTTTTAATTTTTTCATTTTAGTACTTTTTGCACTATCAGTGTTTATCTTGGCGGTTATAAGAATTGGTTGTTTTTCAATCACTTTATTCATATGATACCTCGCATTTATTTATATCATTTGTGCAATAGTATTATATAATACCATATATTTATTTGCAAATAAAAAAGAAAATATTACTCTATTTGAGTAATATCCCTTTCATTGACTTTGTAAAAATCTTTATAATAATTAGTACCTCTTTTTACTATTTCTTCAGTTATTACACCGTCTTTAAATAGTTTTTCAAGCAATCCAATGCAAAAGAAATACCCCAATACATTTTTTTTCATATAACCTCTATTATTCTTACTCCTATAAAATATGTATTATTTGTTTATTAAATTTATTCCACCCAATAAAATTCCAATTTTATTCCTTATGTATTATATTCTTTTAGTTGTCCATTACTATCATATGTTGTATATTTCTGATTCTCTCTTAAAACCCTAATAGCTTCTTCAGATGCACTAAGTTTCAATTTTAATTTTTCATTTTCACTTTTTAATTCTTTAAATCTAGACTTAAATGCAATATTCACTAATTCAAATCCAAACACTGCTCCACCTATGAAAGATACTATTAACCAAAAAGTCATCTTCTGAGTTTCCTCTCTTTTACTTTATGTTTATATAAGTGATCAAGGATTATTTTAGCTAATTTATTTATCATAGTAATTTCCTTTCAATATCTGTCCAATTGACATATCTATTATATGTATCGGATTTAGTCCATTCATATTCATCGCCGAAGAGTAATTTTAGTTCCGCTGAAGATGTTGAAAGATTTTCAGGCATATCATCAATTATAATACCACCTCTCGCATCAACTATAGATTTGTTCATTTGACATCTACTATTTTTAAGAAGAATATAATTGTTAATGAATGGTAATTTAAATTCAAGATACAAAGCCTTCAATCCCAAATTTCTAGGTTGACCAATTGATAGAGTGTGCAATTGATATTTTTCATTTAATCTTCTCATAACATCATATGTATTTTCGTTAATTAATTCCAAACCGTCGAAGAAAGAATAGCTATTGAAGAATTCCATTTTATCCTCATGAGTCATTAATGGACAAATTGATTTCATTTCATAATCTGTGCATTCCCACCACTTTGCAGGTCTAAAATCAGGATGGTTTACAAACTTTTGATTATATTGTTCAGCAATTCTTTGAGTTGAATTTACAAGTGTGTTATCAAAATCTACAAATAGGTTTTGCTTAATCATATTTCACTTCCTTCTTCTTTTATATAAATTTCATTAAGTTGTGTATACAACTCCTCTAGGTTACTGGCCTTAATTACATAGTCAAAACCTTTAAAGTCATCCAGTGCAGTTTCACTTTCATGAGCCTGTTGCTCTGGAGTCAGATCACTTTCAAAATTTGTACGAATAATTCTTATAGTAACTGCATCTTTACCGAACTTTTCTTTTGGTATTAAAACTTCATTTGGGAATCTAACATCTGATATCAAAAATGCATCAAAGTAATCAGATAATATTTCAATATCTTCGCAGATTCTATCTGCATGGAAATTTGGTTTATTAAGTCTTTTTCTTATTACATCAGTGCCAATTCTTTGCAAAAATTCTCTTGGTTTAGTTTCTTCGCTACCATTCCATCCGAAAAAGTCTATGGCGTATCCTTTTATGTATTTTGCGTATAAAGTATGTGCTACGCTTTTATTATCTTTTTCTAGTAGCGTCTTAAAATATTCACAAGCCGTATCTTTACCTGATCTGGCTTTTCCAGAGAATAAATAGACTTTTGTTTTCAGCATTGTATTGTAATCCTTTCGTTTAATCAACTATAATATCTTCAAAAATTTCTGGTAACTTTGCTTTTAATTCATTTAATAGTGGTATAGCGACTTCTCGCATTTGAGGATGTGCTACATTAGCAGTTCTAAGTTTTAAAAAATGTCTCCATTCGCGTAAATTCATAGTCACAACTATTTCTGTCTTTAATGAATTTGGTAATACAGATCTTGCTTCTTGTGGAGTACAACCAATTTTAAGGAGTTCCCTATAAGTGTCCTCTGCCACTATACAAGAAGTTCTCCACAACTCATATTCTCTGAATTTATCATCAGATTTCCAGAATACAGGTTCAATCACAGTAATCTCATTACCGAATTTATCATTGTTGTAATTACAATACCTTGTACTCTCCTGTGCATATGAAGCTATACGATGTCTAACAATCTCATGGGATACTCCTCTATCACAAATAATCTTTACTGTGATAGATTGATGCTCTATCATAGCTTCATGACCACGATTTATAAGCATCCTTACAAATTTACTAGCGGAATCTTCGGTGATCTTATCTCCACTTTTATAGCATGTTCTTCCTGCAATCTCGATTGATTTTAAAATTTCTTCTTTGTTGATTAAGGATAAAATTTCATATTCTGCTCTAATAATCTTCATTTGAACATCCTTTCATAATTTATATTATATTATTGTAGATAAAGCATTTTAATATTTACCATTAAGAATGTCATGCCTAATGTAACTTCTATCTACGAACTTTAAACAACTTCCTAATATTTCTTTAGGTATATCTTTAATATCTTCACCTTTTCGTGAGCAATATGGCTTGCCTTTTTGATTTATGGAACAAAGAAATCTGCAATTCGATGTGCATTTCATATAGACACAACCTTTCTTAATGGTAAATGGTTTATAATTTAAAATTATTAGTTCTTTTCTTACAATCAACATAGCTTACTACGGATACCACAGTCCATACCAATCCAATAAGTCCAAACATAAAATACATATATGGATTTGTTTTCTGATCACCAATAATTCGCCAATGTATATAACCGTATGTTCCTGCTATAAATGTTATTATTGATATTGAGAAGAAACATAATATGCTTAATTTTAATGCTTTCATTTTCACCATCCTTTTGATTTAGCACATAAAATATCTCTTTTAATTGCTATTTATTTGTACTTCCAAGACATCCCATACCACGTTCAGAAGCAAAGGATTTTAATGTTTCATATTCAACTTCTTCAACATCAACCTTTGGTACAAGAAGTAAGACTGCTTGACATATTGCTTTTTCATAGGGATAGTCAATTACATTATTTGGCATTATTTGACCCCATATATCCATATTAGATACATTTTCTTTTCTAATAACTAAGTATGAGTCATTGTGATTTGTAATTGGCACAAACCATTCTTTTCGATAGCCCGAATCTATCACACCACTTCTTTGTCCTATTCCTTTAATACCTGTGCTCCCACGTTCAAATAATTGAAAATAATAATCATCTGAACATGCACTTGCAATTCCTGTAGGTATTGATTTTGTTTCATGCGGATAAATTATTATATAATCTTCTTCAAAACATGCATAAATATCATATCCGGCATCTTCTTTTCTTTTGCTTGGTATAACTGCATCAGGTTTTACTTTTGAAAAATAAATTATTTGATTCATTTATTAATCCTCCACTTTAATATAAAGATCACAACAGCATTCTAATTTATATCTGAAATCACGACAGGGGCAGTAGTTGTTTATAACTCTCTCAATTTTACAAGGGCAATAACCTTTATTTTCTTCAACTGCTTTTCTAATTTCTTCAACCTTTTTACTATCAGTATTTAGTTTAATTCTCATAAGTTCCTCACTAATGTATCAAACTATTTCAGCTTGAATTTATTTGTTATATCTATTAGTTCTTTGTTAATTATCTTATAGAATATTTGATTTGTATTTTTAGATTGCAATCCACCTAATTTATGCTGATAACTTCCTAGCTTTAAATAATCAAGATATGGAATTGTTTCTTTTAGAGTATCGATTGAATCTAATCCACTATACAAACATGTTCTCAAAAAGTATTTATTCTTAATATCTGATAATATTTGATTTAACTCTTCGACATTTTGATCGCCACCGAGCATACACACACAAGTAATAAGGCTTTTGTATTCTTTAAGTATCTTATCAATATCCTCTGAAATATAATTCCCTTCGTAATTCCATAGGTAAGCACTGTGACAACCCTCACACTTATGAGGGCAGCCACTTATATTAATTGCTAGTGATATTTCGTCTGGAACTTCTTGAAATACAATATCATAATTTGTATATTTTAGTTTTTGATTATTCATAAAATCTCTTCTTTGCTTCAGATTGTCTATCTTCAGAAAATCTTGATAATCTTTTTAAATATCCTATAATACGTGTGATATAATCAACATCATTACTTCCACATTTTTCACAACTTGATAGATGATGTTTGCTTATAAAACCGCACTTATTACAAATTGTATTAGGGATATTAAATGTGAAATATGAACAACCTGTTTTAATTGCATCTTCCAATATTTTCAAGTATTGTTCTTTTGATAAATGTTCATCTAAATTTCCATGTAATGCCGAACCACCGTCCAGATATTTAGTTAATCTTTCACCATGAAGAATAAATTTATCTAGAAGATTTGTGTTCGCATCTTCAACAATATAAAAGTAGCTATTGTAGCAATTTCTAGGAACAAAATACCCATCTTTTTTATCCCAATTTGCATTCTTTACTCCAAGATTCTCAGCAGGAACGAATTCAGTATTAAACATTACTTCATTTGTTTTTGCCTTTTTATTTTCTTCGTATATAGGTTTCAAAACGTTTTCACCATAAACAAAGTATTCTTCATTGGGTGAAATATTTATCTCTAAAAATTCAGCTCCTTCAACAAATCCGTTAATACCAATAGTTAAATACTGTTTTTCTAATGATATGTAGCCAGCATCATATACAGGCAATAACTTTGATTCATAATTGCTCTTCACAATTTCATTGTAAGCATATAAGTATTTATGAATCTTTTGTACTTGATTACGAATGGCATCTGAAATATTCCAATTATTCTTTTTGCAGTTTTGTACAAGTCTATTAATATTTATTGTAATTACACCTTTACTACCAGTAGATACGCCTCCTGCACCTAATGTAAATGAAAATGTATTGTCTGATATTTCATTTTTTAAGCGACAGCATGAGCTTAATGAATCGACACTATTACTTCTATATGTAAAGAAGGAATGTCCTCTTTCATACATTATCGCAACATGATTTTTCCATTCTTTATCAACATAATCAATACCATCGTCGAGCAAATTAACTGTTTCAACAGGGAATGTAATTACCTTCTTTAATCTTTCGTCATTTAGCCAGTTCATGAAAGCCTTTTGCAACCAATTTATACTATTCCAAATTGGTGTTGTACCATCTGGAAAAACAAAGTTATCAAATATACCTTCAAAATAAGGTCTATCAAAATAAGCTATATTCCAAAAAACACTTTGAAAATTTCTTGCTGCCGCAGGTTGATTTAATGAGTATACTACTTGTTGAAAAATAGATTCTATTTCATCTTTCATAGTTTTTGGATTACTTGAAACTGTGACAATTTTATCAACATCAAGAAAATATTCATCTCCATATTCTTTCCTAATAAAATAGTCCAAATATGTTAGAAATTCAGGTGTTGATACCGCTCCAGCAAATTGTGAAGCTACGGCAAATACTAGATTAATGAAAGCACCTGCAAATGAATGAAGATTTTTGGGTGCTGCCGATATCCCTCCAATAGATTCTAAACCATTAAATAAAAATGGATACATTGTAATGCTTACACAATATGGTAACAACGGATTTGTTTCATCGTGACGGTACAATTCATGTGTTTCTAGTTGTCTTATGTATTCAATGGCTAAATCCTCACCAAATAATTCAGTAATTTTATTAACCATCATAAGTCTATTTGTTCCAATAGCTTCTTTTTTATATAATTCGCCTGTAAGTGTAGTTACATTCTTATGTTCAACATTTGCATTTGAGTCAACTTCACTTCCAGATGATGCATTTATTGCCTTTTTATATTTTTCAATAAAATTAAGATACTTTTGATAGTTGTTTAGCATGTATTAATTCCCTTCTTGGAGTGTGGTGTTTATTGAATTTATCCATTTTACTGATTCACTAAGATTCATAATTCTTCCACTGACTTCTAACATTGGTACTGATTTTAGACCCTTGGATAACATTAAATTAGTATCAGAGCATACTTCATATTCAATATTACTTTCATCTAATTTTGATTTTAAAACTTTACATTGCGGACAATTTGTACTGTACAGTATAGTTATCAATAATTATTCCTTCTTCCTTATGTATTATCTATTCTCTTTTTCAAACCAATCATTAAATATTGAGCAAACCTACTATGATCTGAAGTATATTCATTTCCTTCATCAATAAATTGATTAACAGCATCATAGAAATAATTGTCAATTAGCATTTGAAACTGTAATTTTATTTCCTGTTTATAAGCTCTTCGGACAGACAATTCTTTATCAATTTGCTCGTTAATGTATTTTTCATAGTTGCACGTCTCTGTCACCTTCTTTCGTTTGTACAGTTGTTGTTGAATTGTGGGCATTTTTCTATGTCGGCTATTTTACTACTCTACTCCCTTCTCTATGTTTTTTTACTTTAACTAATATGTTTTGAAACAATCAGGACACTTTAATCCATTCATGGTTTCTAAGGCATATGTGTCTCCATATGGTCTTTGTTCCTGCCACTCATTAACCATTAATTCCATATTGCAATCAGGGCATCTTTGATTTTCTAATGCAAAATCTGCTAAAGAATTATTTAGAGAATTTATTACTTGCGATATATTACATGCTCTAACAGAAGATATTAATCCTTTAATTACTTCAATAGCATTTTCTGCATCAGATGATTCTTTTAGCGATTCTAAAATTTCTCTTACTTCGACTATCTCCACTGCTTCACCACCTTTCAGAAATAATTCGGTATTTTCTTATGTAAAATAGGTACTTCATTAGCAGATTTAATCATTTTATTTTTTGTATAATTGTAAAGAGTCCAATTACCATATGATTTTGTAATTATCCAAAGTGTTTCTGTTTGAATATCGAAATATTGCTCTTGAATTTCTTCAGAATTATATTTCTTTTGTTGTAAATAATGACTCATAAAAATAGCATCCTTAAATAATATTTATTCCAGCTTCTTTAAGCAGCCGCTTACATAGTGGGCGCGACATTTCTTTCTTGAAATGAAAATTAACAGTCATAATTTTAGTGCATCCATCTTTGCAGTAGTTATAATGATTACTTGAATGATGACTATATTTCCATCCATTTGCAATAAGTAAATCTGCAAATTCTTTTGGTGTAAATCCTTTCATTCTCATTAAATACTCCTCCTTCCTTTAAAATGATTCAAGTGCAACACTTTTTTTATATTATAATATTGTAGTTTAAATATTTTTAATTCCTTTAAAATTAGATTTTTAAGTGCTGATCTATACTTATATTTTTTCTATTATCCATTTATAATCCCTTGATTTATTATATCGTCTAATAGTTTTATTGATTTTTAGTATTAAAAATGTAATGATTTTAAACCTAAATCGTGTTGCATTAATTTTATTAACCCAAAACAACCCATTACTATTGATTTTAACATAATAATTTTCCAATTTACTTTTAACTATGTACATGCTTATCCTTTTCTGTTCAATTAAAACTACTCTTTTATGTGCTGATTTTTCTTCCTATGGATAACCAAGGAATTTGTGTTTGAATAGCTTTGCCACTTATTATTATTTTTATTTCATCATCAGTTAAATCAATTCTTACATAATTATTTACTGGTTTCTTTTCACCTGTTTCTTTTAAAATTATATGTAACATAATCCCTTCCCGTCTAAAATATCATCAATAAAATTAATCATTTTTTCATCCCTTTTATTTGGAAATTCTAGCCACTCATTGTTAAAATTAATATAGAAATATATCTCATATTTTGACTTATCAATGTTATTATAGAACTCTTTTATTTCTGATAAGTCATTAGTGCAATCATAAAGTTTTACACAGCAACAACCTATTTGTCTAACGTTAATCCTATACAAGAAATTCTTGAGTAATATTTCTCTAATATCTATCATATTATTTATATTCTTTATTTCATTTAAAACTTGTATAACATTTTTATTATTTTCCATAATATTACCTTTAAAACAAATATTTTATCGCCACTCTTTTACATCATATCCGTCATTTCTAAGCCATTCCGCAACCAAATGTCTATGACAGAAGTCAGTTGGTTTTTCATAGCATACCAAAGCTATATGCGGTAAATAATTTAATCCTTTAATATTACCAGTCATGCTCAATAAATCTAAAATTACTTCTCTGGAATTTAAGGTGTTCAATACTTCTTCGTTAAAATGTTTTATGTAATAATTGTTATCATGATTCTTTTTCCATTCCATAAAGAAACCATACTTAGGTGCTAACTTTTTATATTGTAGTCCTTTATACCAATCTGGAGCTTTACCACATATTGATATAGGAACAATACTGTCTGGCAGCTTTTTTAGGTTTGCAAAATATGTAGTATATATCATAATGTTATCCTTTCAATTTTGATTCTTTTAAATTAGCTTTAAAAATTTATCCAAATAGTTTTTATTCAATAATTCTACTATTGTACCCTGATGATAATTGCTATGTTCAGATTTCAAAGCTACTAATATATTATTTTTATTTGCATATTCAGCTAATATGTCTAATGAAACTATATCAAGCTCTTCTATAGGGTAATCCTGAAAATGATCACTCTCCATAGCATCTTTGATCATTTTTTCTATTTTCAATAAAGTGTTTATATCAACATTATCTAATTTCAGTAGTTTTGGTGTATTCATATTTTCTTCTCCTCAATTTACAGTTTAATATTATAGTATTTTAGTTTTTACTTGAAATAGAAGTTTTAAATACTTTTTAGTATGTCAATTAAATCTTTACATTCTTGAATAATGGATTCTCTTCCCTGTTTTATATATTGTCTTATAACATCTGCTTGACAATTAATTGTATTTTTCCCTTTGAATATATCATGAAACTCATCAAAACCTGAAGCATAATCAACAAGGTCAGGATTTCTGTCTAAATATTTAACCCATAGTAATTTGTACCAAGGAGTTAAATATCGTACATCTAAGCTTTTTCCATTTATCTCAATATAATCAGGTTTTTTACCTTTAGCTTTTGAGATATTCATGTCATTAAATCTCTTACAACCTTGATAATGCCTTTCTATGTTTGTGTTCCTTCCGAACACCGTAATATTTGCATATAATGCAGAAAATCTCTTATCACCTTTAGACGAACATTCAAGAATCATCATATTTACTTCCTTTCAGGGAATGAAATCCCGTTTTTATTCGAATTGTTTCTATACTCAATTTGGAACTCATACATTTTGGGATAATCTTCTTGAATTATACAACCTCCATTAAGATTAATAACACCCGAAGGCATTTTACCTTCAAGTATTAATTTACATGAAGTAGTTCCATCATCGTTTCTTATTAAAAATTGGCAATTACCTTTAATCTTTTTATCTTTTCTTCTCCCTTTGCTACATAATTCCAATTCACAGCAAAGTCCACATCTGTTACAATGTTTCATATACCTACCTGCCCATAAAATTCAGATTTTAATTAATTATTTATATAAACATGAATAATTTTCCATATATTAGGAATAATCTATATTATTAATAATACGGAGGTTATTATCATGAAAAAAGTAAGCGTAGCTGAACAACCAACCATTGAAAGTCCTAAGAGGAAATATAATAAAAAACCAAAATCTGAACCTAAATTAAGTGTTGTGTCTATCGAAACTGTTGAAGTTGAAAATCTAAAATCTGAAATAATAGACCTTAGAAAAGAAAATGAAAGGCTTCAAAAGTTAGTTTCCCTTGCTTCAATTACAAGCCGCAACACTCTTGTAGAATGTACTAATGATGATATTGATTTATTATATCTAAAATATCTAACCGAGAATCTCACCTCGTATAATAATGCAAAAGTTTTAAAGATCGACAATAAAGCTATAATTCCTAAGAGCTATTATGAAATTCGGGTTGGTGAATAACCAACCTTTTTATTTTTATTATCACACGCAATTTCGATTATACAATAATACTCCCCCAATACAACTAATTTGAGTCTAACAATTAACTTTATCTCTCTGTCACAATTTGATTATACTCTCACCGAAAGATAAAGTCAATAATTATATTATAATATTTCAGTTAAAGTTTTAAGTAAGTCTTTTAAATAAGTTTCTCTATTAAAATCTGCTTTTTTCTTAATAGAACGATTTATTGTATCAATATCTCCAAAATGAAATACTTTCTCTTTAGCTCTGGTTTGACCAACATATATTAAATTACTATTCAACATAAATGTATGTGCTTTAGGTGTAAGTAAGATTACTATTTTAGCCTGACCGCCTTGTGATTTATGAATGCTTATGCTGTATGCAAGTTTTACATTTTGCATATCATCTCTTGAATATATAACTGTGTCTGTAGAAAACTTATCTATAACATTATTAAATTTAATCTCAACTATCTTTCCTATTTCTCCGTTGGGAATAAACACCTGCCTACCTTCATCATCCCAAGTATAATTTTCGTTATATGATGTGGCTTTATAATTATTTACTGTCTGAATAACTAAATCATCTTCGTAAAATTTAGTTTCACCTAAATCCATAAACTTACCATCTAATTCAACATTTGGATTTGCAATAGGCTGTAGTTTTTTGTTCAAATTAATTGTTCCATATTCACCTTTATTATAAGCTGATAATATTAAAATATCTTCTTTCGAGTATCCAGATGATAATAATTTTTTGTATAAAGCAACTACATTGCTGATTATCTTTTCTTGTGGTGAGGGTATAAACATATAGCCTTTATCTTCACCAAATATTTGAGGTTCTTTAGAATCTTTTAACCATTTCTCACTATTTCTCGTTTTAGTTGCCACAGTGAGAATTCCACCTTTACCATACCTAAATACAACAGTAAGTGTATTCATTGGAATAAGTCCAGAATTAATCAAATCAAAAAATACATTACCTGCTCCCACAGATGGAATCTGATCTGCATCCCCAACTAAAAATAATTTAGTTTTCGTGAAATCAATCGCTTCAATCAGTTTTCTCATGAGAAATATATCTACCATTGAAGTTTCATCTACAATTACGATATCATAAGGTAACTTATTCTTTTCATTAAACCCCCATTCTGGAGGCATATATGCCAATCCTCTATGAATTGTTGAAGCATATTCATTAGTAAATTCCGAAATAACTTTTGAAGCTCTTCCTGTTGGTGCAATGATAATAAAAGACTTCTCATTATCCTTTAACATATTAATTACTGCTTTTGTAGATTGACTCTTTCCCATTCCTGCCCCGCCTTTGAGAATAGAAATATTATTCTCACAAACCATAGGAATAGTTTTTACTTGTTCATTAGTTAATTGAATATCATCAAATTTACTATAATCATTTTCTTTGATTGCCCACTTATTCTCGATCTTTAATCCTTCAATCATTCTATTAGCAATATATTTTTCGGTTTCATAAGTTTCTTGAAGAGCCGCAGTCATTGATGTTTTATCAAAATATATATGTTCGTCATTTTTGATAATATCAACAAAATGCCCAATACACTTATTTGCCAATGCTTCTGCTTGTTTTCTCAATTCTTTGATTCCTATTCTCGTATTTCCATTACCTTCATTTTCCTCAAGAAGAAACATAATTGCTGCCTTTTGTCTTTGTTTCGAAGTAAGTAAATCATATGTAAAATCTATTGGCGGTTTATCTCCTTTAGCTCTTATTTTCATACATTCTTCATTAAATGAAAGAAGGATTTTATCTGCTGTTTTAAAAGCTATTCGAGATATTCCACACAGACATTTATACGGATTATCCATTAGTTTTTCTTTAATATTTTCAATTGAAGTATATTTATCAAGTAGAGCTTTTAATATTTTGAAATCAAGAAAACCTTTAAAGTCATTGATGAGTTCGGCTAAAGCAAAGTTTTCGATTATTCTTCTTTTAATTACTCCAAAACGATACTCGCCAATATTGTATAACTTTTTAAGATCAATATCATTAAGCCGATTATTTATAACTCTATCAATAATATCAGGGTAATGCTGCATTAACTGATCTACTTGCTCTCTACTCTCTAATACATTCTGTAGAAACAATCTAACAGAATGTTCAGTCTTAGGTATATCTCTTTTGATGTTTGTAACTTTATATTCAACTCCATATTTACCCTGTTTCTCTTCAGCTTGAATAGTATATTCAATAGCTTCTTCTAAATCATGTAGATTGCCTGATACTGTAACATTGTAGTATTGATTCCTTTTGATATTTGGATATGAATTAAAATCTACATCAAAAGCATATATTTTGTAGTTTTCGGAGGTGTAGATTACTCTAACCATACACCCCTTAAATTCTACTATTGTTTTTTGTTTAGTATCTGTCATTAAAATACCTCATACTTATATAGTATTTGTTCATCTTCATCTGTCTTTCTCCATTCGCCATTGACACATTTTGTTTTCTTTTGAGTTTTCCATTCAATGATTTTTAAGACATCATACAGCTTAAATGGATTCTCAATAAATATTTTTCCGTCTTTGATTTTTGTTCTAATTTCTTGACCGGTTCTAATTTGTCTCAATGTTACATATGGTTTAGTTTTATCTTTATAGGTTTCATATTTAATAATAATGAAAAAATCTTTACCTGCACTATCATTTGTATACTTTACATATTCAAGATAATTCATTTCAAACTTGACTTGCTCCTTAATTGACAAAGGTTTGTCTTCAATTAAAGCTGATGCTTCATTGATATAACCAATCATATCAAGTTCTTTATAAAGTGCTTCAGTTGTTTTACCGCTATATTTTTTTAATAGTTCTTCATTGATATTTAGTTTGCCGATATCCTTAAAATTAATTTGTTTTCTTGTTGCTAAATCTTCAAACAAATCAATAATTTTAAGCAATTTTTTATTCTTTCCAAACTGTCTAAAGAAATCTAGTCCAGTGAGTATTTTTAACTGTCTTGAATTAATCGATGTTTTTTTTATATCTTGCAATAGGTCTATATAAGTATTATATTGTTTTTGTTTAGATAACTCTAATAGCTCGGTTGGGACTTTATCATTTAGATATTTTATTGCTGCTATTCCCTGATAAATCGCTTTTTCTTCTTTATCAAAAGTATATTCTGCAACTGATTTACCAAAAGATATAGGTTTGATGCTAATTTCTAATTGATTCGCAAGTTTCACACCATTATTTGTATCTTCTGTATTTTCAGCTCTATTCAAATATGCAGTTACAAATTCTAATGGATAATAAGTTCTTAATCTAGTTTCTGCATAACCATTCATTGAATAACCTGTCGAATGATTATATCCAAACTGATATTCTGAAGAATCTGAAATAATTTGAACAAATTGATTCGCTTCTTCTTCAGCTATTTCTCTCAGTTTATCTGATTTCTCACAATATCCCTCAAGTATTTTTGGCAATTGTTGATTAAGCAATTCAATGTCCTTTTTACCAATTGCTCTTCTTGTTGTATCAGCCAAAGAACCACTGAATCCACAAATATTAGTTAAGAATTTAATTGTATCCTCCTGATAAACTAAATAACCGTAGTTATCTTTTAAGAGTTCATCTATTTGATTTGAAGGATTTTTATTAAATTCTTTCTTAATTAATCTATCTCTATAGGATTTTCCAGACGGTCTTAGCGAAGCATTTACCAGTGACATATCGTTAATAAACTTTGGTTCAAAATCTTTAAGTAATGAAAACGCATAATCTCCTTCAAATTGAAAAACACCAACATTTGAGTTAATCATATTATTCCAAACTTTTTTATCATTCCAATCTATCTCATGAGCTTTTAAATAGTGAGAATTAATATATTTATATACATCTTTTATTATTCCTACTGTTTTTAAACCAAGGATATCAAACTTAACATAGTTAACAGAATCAACAGCTTTCATAGCACAAACTGATACAGGTTGTGATTCGTCACCATCTTTATAAAATACTCCAAGATTATCTGCTAAAGTTATTGGTGAACCAATAATACCTGCTGGATGATTTCCTTTGGCAATTATAGTTCCTTTTAAACCATCAAAATAGTAGAATAAATTCTTATTGTTGTCTTTTAGAGTTTGGAATTCTTTCTTTAAATTATTAACCCTCGTTAATGCTTTCCCATTTCTGATTCTATTACAATAAATATCATGATAATCAAAGTCGATTGATTTTGCTTCTACTTCATCTAATTCCTCTAAGTTAACTTCTTCGTTAATAATCTTTGAGTATTCATCAAATAACTTATCAAACTGATTTTTTACATCCATAACCACATCTAAATCTTCATATTTCAAACCTTTAGCTAACACGTCAATAGTGCCTCTGTCTTTTAGAGTTGTAAATGAAGCAATGTATGCTGTTTTTTCAGGTGTAAATCTATTAATAATAAATTTGTACACTTTTTCTCTATCTTCAGGAGCAAAATCAATATCTATATCTGCTAAAGATATTCTATCTGCATTGCAAAATCTTGAGAAAACCGTATTCCATCTTACAGGGTCTACATCGGTAATATCAGTTATATAAGCTACTTCACTACCACCAACAGAACCCCTACAAAATCCATATGGAATTTCATTTGCATTACAGTAATCTACTAACTCAGACATGAACATCATAAAGCTTTCCATTCCTTGTTTTCTCATGGCATCAAATTCTTCTTTGATCTTTGTTTTATATTCTTCAATTTTGTTCACATCAATTATTTTTCTCTTAAATTTATTTTGAAGTTTCTTTGCAATTGTCTGTTTCCAAATCACTAAAGCATTTTCCCCATATAAGTTTGGATATTTAAATGATCTATCAAGTTTAAAATCTTCAATCATATCAGCAAACTTGTTTGTATTATTTATTGCTTCTAACCAAATATCTTTAGGTAAAGCATTCTGTTTCTCAAAACATTCAACCAGTTCATCGTATGTTTTCCATACCAGATCAAACTCGTCTTCTTCTCCGTAAAAACTATCTTTAGATATTTGAAGAATCTTTCTACACTCGGCTTTATATTTTGAAGATGAATGTGTATCTGTTCCTGCTATTAAAGGAATATTGTATTGTTTGCTCCACTTGTAGAGTAATTGATTATACTCAATTTGATGTTGTACAGAATGATATTGTATTTCTAAAAAACATCTAGCATTATTTTTTGACATCCATTCCAATATAGATAATACTAGGCCGTCATTATCATTCCTTTTATTCCATAATATTGAAGCAAGACAAGCAGTTGTGATGATAATATTTTCACTTGTGTTCATCAATTCCTGGATGGAAATTCTAGGATTGTAGTAAAAATGTCTATCGGTCTTATCTTCTTTTTTACCTTTAGATGTTGATAAAGAAATCATCTTATTCAACTCTTTTACACCATCTAAATTTTTTGCATATAATCCAATATGGTATCCTCTTTCATCTGCTTCTAATTTTGTGCAAAGATATAACTCAATGCCATGAATATACTTAATACCAGCTTTATCACAATCTTGCTTTTTTTTAATCCAATCGTAAATTCCACCATGATTAGAAAAAGCTATAGCTTTCATTCCTTGTTTTTTTGCTAATTTAATATATTCTTTATAACTCGAACATGAATCTGCATATCCATTGCAATTGCTAGTATCATCATGTACATGTTGTGCAACATAAGTGTTCATATAATACTCCTATTTTATATTATATTATTTTAGTTAATTAAGAAGTCCATTCAGCCATGACAAATCATTATCATCTTCTGTTTTGTTCTCTTCTTTATTCCTAAACAAATCTCTATTTTCTAAATACTCTTTATATGGAAGATGGATTTTTGAACTATATCCACTAAGATTGCTCATAAAATAACTTTCTTTATCTGTAACTTCCTGCCACCACAGTCTGCTATTCTTGGTCTTGCCATACTCTTCTTCTTTCTCCTTAATTTCTTTGACAGTACTAACAATATTATCAGTTAATTCTTTAATACTTTCGTCAGTCAAGGAAACTTCAACATAACAGTCTTTAATTTCAAATTTATCTTTAACATCATTAGGTAGGCAATCTAGTGCATTCTCTTGTTTGATTCTTTCTAAATATTTCTCTATGTCATCTTCAGATGGTTTAATTGATGATTTTTTTAACCACATCTTTGCACTTGATTCTAAACTACCACCAATATCATTTCTTTCAATTATTCTTGACTTCCATTTACCATTAGCTTGTAAACATTCGACTTCTACATATTTAAGAAATGCCCATCTTATAATAATTTGGTTAAGTGGAATATTTAATTTTTGATGAATACCCAACCCATATAAAATTAGCTGACCTTTCTCTTTTTCATATTTTTCACCTTTATAGATTGATGATGTTTTAAAATCTGTAACTATATAAAAATCTTTGTTTTCACGAACTTCTTTATGTATAAAATCTATATAACCCTGAAAAAGAATGTTTTTAATTTTTATAGGTATAAATATTTCTAACAATGGTTTACCTTTAATTCTGTGATGATTTATAAAAAAGTGTCTTAAGCACGCTTCATATTTATCACCAATTTTCTTATTCTTTTCGTCATCACTTCTATCATATTTTAATCCTCCTACGGTAAATTCAAAAAGCTTTTCTTCAAAGTATTCAGACATTTGCTCTTGAGTAAATTTATCTAAGTAAAAGCTTTCTAGGCTATCGTGAGAAGCTGTTCCCATGGGAGCATATATTGAATCATTTCTATCTTCTGGTATTTTTAAAATATATTTTAGAAAATAAATATATTTATCTCCTATATATGTGTTATATTTGCTCCATGAATATATATCTGTACAATTCATCTTCTTTGCAATTTCTTGAATTTCTTTATAATCTTTTCTCATTCTTTTCCCTTTCTTTCAAATATTCCTTATGTTCCTTTTCATCATATTTAACTTTATATTTAAGCATATATTTATAAGTTTTATCTGGTAAATCCATGGGCGCTTGTTTGTTTTCTATAACATCATATTTATCCCATATGTATGAAACCGCTTTGAGTCCATAGAATTTTTCACAAGTATATCTTATGTGTTGTAAAGTTACTCCTTTATCAAAAGCAATTATGATTTCAATATTAAGGCCTATTAGAATTTTAACTTGTTCGTCAGAAATATCATGACAACCAATAGAGACAACTGTCTCATCTTTTCTACTATGTCTTTTTAATACAGATTTCTGACTTTCAGCAACAACACAGTAACCAGCTTTTTGAATACTGTCATAATTCTCTTGTAACCCATATAGATTTATTGATTTAGAGAAAGATTTCAATGGAAAATATTTGGGAATATCAAGAATATCATAAGACTCTATGGTTGTGCGCCCCATAATTCCAAGATAATCTGTTTCTTCCCCACACCAATAACGTTCAGGTATAATGATTCGCTTTTTATCCGCGCTGTATCCAATATTAAATTTTTCACATGTAAATGGTAGAATTCCTTCTCGAATCCAAAGTATATGTGGTAATGGAATATATTCCTTTATAATTTCTTCATCATAAATTTCAATATCATCTAAATTTACTTGATATTTTCTTCTTTTGACTTTTTTAAAAACTGCTAATGGGTCTGGCTTTTCTTCGCCTTTTTCTTTAAAGTTAAATTTATATTCTAAACCCATCAAATTGTGAATGTATTTATTTGCTTCAATAAATTTGGCATCTTTGATATACATTACTAAAGTTACAATATCACCTCTGATTGTTTTATCATCTGGTGTAAAAATTTTTACTGATAATGTTTCTTTATTAATTGCAATTGTTGAGGTAGATCGATGATTAGGTAAACCGCAACGATACTCTTTATTATATTCTTTAAATCCATGACAGCATAAATCGTTGATTATTAATTCTACTTTGTCATTATCTACTATGTATTGTTTTAAAGAAGTAATGTCCATTTATTATAATCACCTACTTTAAAAATCAACTGGAACAGATACTATACCAATTTCTTTAAGGGTGTTTCTTGACAGATCATGTTCTAACACAATTTGATATTCATTTGCTGACCCTTCTCTATTTTTGATAATAAATGCAATTTGATATTTTTTATCTCTATTTAATTGCACAGGAATTTTAGTACGCCCGTTTTTACCTTCAAGTCTAAATACTTTTAACTCTTTTAACCCACCTGTGTTTTCATCCTCAAATAAATTTCTTAGCATTACACATGTCGATACGGGGTCAATCATATTTTTACTCATTCCAATATTATCTTGAGAATAGTATCTTTGTCGTGCAGTTTTACCTTTTTCTAATTGAAATGTACAGGTCAAATGTAGATTTTTACTATCAGGCTTTACGACATCATACAATTCAACCATATTCTGCATCATATCTAGCCAAGCATTATCTGATACTTTTCCAGCATCATTCTTAAATGTATCAATCATAAATTGAGTTACACCCAAACTAGCATATTTTTTTATTATTTTTATTGCTAGAGATGTCTTATATCTTTTAAAAGGTATAATTGTAATAGTTTTATTTTCTTCTTGTTTTTCAATCCACTCTGCACTTTTGTAAAGAATTTCTTTTACTTCTGGTGAATACTTGCCATCTCTCACTACATATTTTTGCAAGTCAAATTTATAAATATTATTTGCTACCCACACAAGATATTCACGCTGCCATTTTTCTAATCCATCTTCATTTAACATGATTACAATTTTTTCATTTTTTTCAACTATACTTTGTAATATTCCGTTTCTCGCAAATGTAGATTTACCTACATTTGACAATGCTCCTATTAAAGTTATATTTCCACACAACATACCACCTGTCTCTTTTGTAATCATAGGCAAATTATAGTAAGGTAAACCTACCGCTAATCCTTCATCTAATTTTTCAATTAAGCCTTTTATATTGTAAGCGATATTATAACTCTTTACTTCTCCTTCAACATTTACGAAAATATGATTAAGTTTTGATTCATATGAAGCATAAATTTCTTCAGCGTTCATATCCGCAAATTCACTTAATTTATCATATACAGGAAACTTCATTTTAAGTAGTTGTAATATCGCATTCCACTTATGAAGTTCATTTATGTATCCTGTCATATTTTCTTCTTTTACATATTCTTTAGCTTTTTCAATAGTGTCATATCCACCGTATTCCTCATACTTAGCTTTGAGTTTGTCATGTTTTTCAAGATATAAACCGACAGTAATTTCATCAAGAGATTGCTTTTTTTCTTTTATAATAATGTCATGAGCAATTGTAAAAAATACTTTCCAAATATTATTTGTGAAATCTTCAAGTTTCAGATTATCATAAGCATATAATAATTCTGGATTTCTATAAAATATAGACACTATATTGGCTTCAGCCGATAATTTAAATTCCTTCACTTTAGTAGCAGCCAATAAAAGTTCTGTTTCGTAAGGTGTTAATTCTTTCTTTGTTTTATTTTTTGCAGAAGTTGTAGTTCTCTTTTTTGTATTAGTTGCTGCCATTTACCACAATTCCTCCAGTTCTTTATTAACAATCTTACTTTTTGGTATATACTCGGCAGTTTCATGGATTTGATTATCTAATTGTAAATTTTCAGTTTTTTCTTCTGACTTTTTAGCTTTTTTCAATCTCATTACCACATTATTTAGTTCACCATCTATGATCTTCATCATAAAATTAATACGATGATTTTCATCTGTAAACGATGACTTATTTTTTTCAAAACCTTGTAATATTTCACCTTTGCAGAATTTAAATGTTAATAAAATAGTTTTGTAATCGTACCATGCGTTTATATCAAGATTGTTATTTCCTAAGAATTGACCTTTAAACATACCTTGTAATCTAAATATTAAGTGTTTAGGCATTACCATTGTGTCATCGTATCCTAATATGATGTTTTTAACATATTCACATAAATCTAGCCAGTCAGCATTTTTTTCGGTTCTCGTCATTTTACGTTTCTTTGTTTCTTCCAATTTATCACTCCCTATTGTAGAATTATAAGGGATTAGCATATCTACTAACCCCTTATAATATTTAGATGTGAATTACAGTGCTTCGGCAAATTTCAGGACTTCAGTAAGTTTTTCTGAAGGATTGAGGGAAAGGTCTTTGATGTTAATTTCTAAATCTCTCATTTTCTTACCAATTGCTTTTTGATTATCTGCCGATGTAGTTTTAAGAAGATTTTTTATTTTCTTAACTAATTCTTCAGCTTTATCCGCATCATCAATCATGCTTTCAGTAGATGATTTTAAATCTTTTGCATATGTAGTTTTCATAGATTCTAGATTATTTTTCTTTGCATAATAATTCTTCCAAATATCAAATGTGCAATTTTCTAAAATTTGCCCTTCTTTAGTAACCTCTGTTCTATCTTTTAAGACTTCTGTCAAGTATCTAATTTCACTTGTTTTCTTATCTTTTTCTTTATAAAATCTTAGAATGGTATCATAATCAAATTTAGCTGATTTGTGCATATCTGGTTTTTCACCAATAATTTTATCACTATCTTTTTTATCTCTTTCATCAGTTCCTTGAGCTACAGAAATTACATTTATCCCTTTTGCTGACAAATCAATTTTAACTTGTTGAAGCTTCATATTTATTAGTTTGATTCGACCCCATTGTCTAGTACTAACTGTTTGATCATCTACATCAGCGCCAGTTTTTCTTGCTCTACGTTCTTCTACCTCCATCGCTCCAACCTGCATTGTATTATAGAACTTAGTTTCACTGTCTATAGATAATGTTTCAATTTGCCCATCATAATCCCCATCAGAAAGTGCATCAATATTATCTTCTAGTTCATCAAGGTCTGCTGTATTATCCACCATTACAAGATTATTATATTTTTTACCTGCAATTTCAATATCTCTACCTTCATAATGAGCTACACCTGCTTCACTATCTATACTTGCTACTTTAGGAAATGTAAGTGTAAAAAAACTTTTACCAGAAGCTGTGTCACCAAATACTAAAAATTTACCACCTATTTTCTTTTCACCGGCTTTTCTAAATGCCATTAATTATTTACCTCTTTTCATATTATATTATTTCACTTTATATCTAAATTCTCCATGATATAATGCCTCTGCTTCTTTACGCACTTTTACTGCTTCTTTAAATATATTGAATCTACCAAGATGTATATATTTTCTATTTACCACAATAAACGCTTCCCATATACAATCTCTATTGTGCCATCTTACACCTTTAATTCCCGAAGTATTATCACTTGGTTTTATCATGTTGCAACCATTTTGACTAATTGTACACAGTCTTAATTCTGATTTTCTATTATCATAAGTTTTATGATATATATGGTCTATAGATTTATCATCTGGTGCATCCATAATTAAACGATGTTGAAATAATGTTATATTATTACATTTAGTAACAATGTATTCATTCTGTTCAAACCAACAATAATCTTTTATCTTATCATAATCTTCTAAATCAAAATAAAATTCTTTGTTTGTATTTGTAGTCCAACCTACACCATATTTGCTTGATAAATCATATATATTAAATTTTTTATTTGATTGAGATGCTTTTTCCTTTTGTAAACATCCACATGATTTTGTGTTTTCATTTAATAATTGTGAACCAATGTAAGACTTAATATTACCATTGCAGTTACATTTACAAAACCAAGTTGCTTTTTTATGCGCATTACTACCATCTCTTTCAATTACAGTAAGTCTATCAAATTTCATTCCTGTTAAATCTTTTAATCTCCCCATATATCACCAGAATATTTTGGATAGTAAGAAGGGGATTGATCCTTCTTACTATTAATCATCCAATAATTTCATCCAATCATCTTCACTAGTATCTTCTTCGGTTTCTTCTGGTTTTGAATTTTTAGATGTATTTGATGATTTGTTTGTTTTAGTTTCCTTTTTCTCTTCTTCTTCAAATGGTGGTTCATCATTTTCGTCGATAAATTGAGATAAAAAAACCAGATCATCTTCTTTATACTTATCTTTATTGATTGCAAGAACAGGAACTTTTGTATCTCCTTCACCTTCAAAAGTAATATGTGGTTTCTTTATAATCATTCTCTTTTCTTTATTTCCACCAATAGCACACTTATTTAAGGCTTCTTCCTCGGTAAGTACATTGAGTTCAATTAGTTCTTTAATATCATCTGGCAAATCATCAATTGTGATATTAACAACACTAGCACCTTCAAGAAACTCCCCTTCTATGGTTGTTTCAACTAGAGTATTTTTTTTAGCAGGTGTGAACATTTTCTGAATAAGTTTCTTAGTATTTTCAGGTTTTGCCTTATCAATTTCAAGCTCAAATGTCTTTGAAAATGCAAGACTCTTCTTTATTTCCTGTCCTTCGTATTTTCCAACATAATCAACTACATATGCGGTTATAGGGAATGCTGCCTTTTCCTTATCTACCTTTCCCACAGAATCTCCATCACAAAGAATGGTCTGAGTAAATACTGCCTTATATTCTTCGGGTTTAGCTTTAGATAAGAATATTGAAGTAATTTCCTTTTTAACATTAACACTATCGTTGTATGGTTGATACTTTAAATTACCTTTTACATTTATAACCATTCCGCTTTCAAGATGTTGCTGAATATATTCAATAGCATCATAAGCTGATAGAAATTTTTTTGTAAATGTTTTATCTTTAGCATCTTTTTCAAGACCCACCTTGATATAACATGATTCTCCAACTGTTGCTAAGATATCTTCATTATCCCTATCGTCCCAATCAATAGTAAATTTATTTTCAAAATCTTCTACTGTCTTACCGTCTTTATCTTTTGTACCATGAACATAAACTACATTGTCTCTTTCAGAACCATATCCACCCATCATATCAGCATAGATTACATTACCATTTCCACAATCAACACCGACATTCATTTGATTGTAAATCCAATCTGACTTATCAGACTCCTTATCAATTGTGAAAGTATAATCTCCAACCTTTGCTTCTCCAACAAGCATAAATTGAGCCTTACCTTTTTTTAGAGCTAACTTTTCTTCTTTTTTTGCCATATTAATTCATTACCTCTTTCTTATATATTATTATATTATTGTAGTTAACGTCTTGGAACAGCTAAATCAAAATCAAATTCTGATAAATATTTTCTTGAAGATAAATAATCTGACAGATGAACTATACTTTCAAGTTTATTCTTTGGTTTAGGAAGTAATTGATTTTTCTTAAACTTATCTTTATAATCATATGCCCATTCACCCATATGGCTTGAAATACATCCCTTAATTTTATCAAGAATTTCAGATTCTAACATTGTGCTTAGTTCAGAATTTTCATCAATAAAAGCTGCCATAATAGTTGGATGCAACAAAACCGTTCCAGTACCATTCTCACCACACTTCATACCATCGTGTAGTATAAGGGCAGCTATAATTATATCCTTTTCTATATCTGTATATTTCATCATTTCTAAACTAGTTAGATCAACGGCAATTCTCACAGCTGCCTGTGTGTGTCTTACCAAACCACCTTCTCCTAAACTGAATTTAGGATGAAATCTACCTGATGTACTTGCGGCCATTGTAAAGAAATAATCTGGCAATTTGTTTAATGCTTTTTCTACAAACTCTCTAATCTTCCCATTCCTTATGTATCCTAATTCTGTTTCAAAAATTTTTAGTCTATCCAATGTAAACCTCCTTTCTAAATGCTTGCATTATTTTACTTTCCTTTCTTATGTATTATGCTAAGAAATCTACAAACCTAGCTTTAACTTTTTCATTAGCTGCTTTTGAATCCACTAACGCAGCTTTTATTTCTGCCATCTTCTCCATCTGCATCTCAATACTCGATACTTTACTATCAATCTTAGAATTAATATTTTCAAGTCTTTTTACAGTATTTTTAAATACATCCAGTATATTGTCAGATTCATTCTGTAATGACGCCAATTCTGAACTATAATGATTAATAACATTCTGAACTTTTTGTTCTTCTGTAAGAACCACAATTTGATTTTTCTTTTTTAACATATTATCCCTTATTCTCCTCATCTTCAGGTGCTTCAAACTTATCTTCTAACTTTGCAGTAACCTTAATTGAAAAATTAACATACTGTCCTTCAAATGCCTTAAACAAATCTGAAAACTTTACAACTTCGCCAAGTTCCTCATCAGCTACTCCTTCTGCTACAACCTTTACTTCTTTTCCCTTAATTTCTTTACCTGTAGTTTCAATTGTAAAAATTCCATTTGCCATTTATTTACCTCTTTCTCGCTATTGGTTGCGAACCGCTAACTTTGTTTTTATATTATAATGTTTCAGTTTAAAATCTTTAAAGGACATAATCCTCGATTTTATTATACATAAGCAATCAAAACTTGTCAATAATTATATTATAATATTTTAATTAAAATTACCTGAATAATAATCTTTATATTGTTGTTCTAATTCAGTACGTTTTATAACAGTTGCTTCATCGGTTAATTCAGGATATTTCTCTTGCACTCTACGCCTCGCTCTTGATAACCCTTCAAAACTTTGTGCGGCTTGAATAAAGTTAATTTCATTAAACTCATTATGTATATACTGTTTGAAATATTTGATATATAAAGCATGATCTGATTCTCTGGTTGAAGGATAAGTTTCCAGCAAATGCTGAACTCTTTCTTCTATGGTTTCAAAGTTTGACATTACTGCCCTCCCATATGTATACGACTATTTCAACATTGATTCAATCTCACTAATTTCAAGTTCAACCTTCTTATCATTAGAAAGTAAAACATGTAATTTGGTCTCTAATGCCTGAAGTTTAGATTCTTCTTCCCTCTGAGCTATAACCTCAAGTTTTAACTTAATATCTGTTATCCAATCTTCAAGTTTATAACCAGATATAGTATATTCATCTGCTAACCCCAAATCTTCAGCAGACATTTTATAAGCATTTAATTTAACTGCCAATGAAATTAATAGTTCTTTTGTTAACACTTGGAGATTGTTTCTTACTCCATCTACCTCAATTGAACAATTTGTAACAGGAATAAACTTCTTTTTATTTTTAAGCTTTTCTTTCTTTACTTTAATTTGATCTCTTAGTTGCAAGATTTTTTCATCATTTGGATTGTTCATATTTTCTCCACTCCTTAATTATTTCTCCATTAGGTTTATATGTTGTTAAATAATATGGTTTATATTTTTCAAATACTCTTTCAATAGATATCTCGCTATCTAATTTTTCATCACATTGGTTTTTATTATAAATATCATACTTAACTGGACAGTTATTGTTATAATAGTAGTAATAATCCCTATATTTAGTAATAAAGTACTTGGTACCATCAACATTATAAAAATGCTCACGATAATAACAATTATGCAAATGTTCTTTGAATTGTTCTAATGTATAAGGGATGTATTTGTCTTGCTTTTGGTCACGCTCGGAATAATAACTGGATTTTGTTAATTTATCCATTAATTCTGCATAATTACCAACACATTGATCGTTTACACATTCAATAATCATACCACTAACAGATTTAAATATCTCAAAACCTGAATAACGATTTTCATTGTAAAAGAAATAAGAATTGACTTCTTTATTTTCATCATTTGATTCTTGAAATCTTCCCATATAGATTAAATCTCTATTACTTTTGAACTTATATATAGCACCTAAAATCAAATCTTTGGCTAGAATAAAGTTTTTGGAATGAATTTTCTCATTAAATTCAGAAAGTTCTTTGTAATCTGGAGAATTCACAGGAATTAATATTAAATCCTTACCCTCCCATCCATAAACAAATTCACCTTCTAAACCTTTACCTTTGATTGAATTTGTATTCTCTAATATATACAACAAATTAGGTATAGTTATCTCAAACTCAAAATCTCTAGGGTCATACACCCTACAATAAGTCTGTCTATGATTCCATCCAGTATCATATCCTCCAGCCTTTTTATTAAGAACAAATCCTGATGTTGGAGTATTTTCATGAATTAAATTATCAATTTTCTTATCTCTCCAGCCTTGCCATGAAGTTTCTTTTCTTAATACTCCCTTTTGGTCAAAATAGATAATGTAAGCTAACTTACCAGTATACGTATCATCTCTATTTTGAAAACCAACATTGATTTTTTGCGGAATAAAAATATTTGATTTCAATACATTGCTCCTTTCAATATTTATCTAACTTAATTAGTTATAAAATTGTATCCCATCACACTAACCATTATTAGTACTACAATAACTGCCACCCATCCATATACCAATGCTTTCTTTACTTCTTTGATTCCACCAAATATAAAATATAAAACAGATAGCGTTCCTGCGCCTTGTAAAATCCAAGTTATTATATTCATATCTCACCTCCATTACTCCACTTAATTACTTAAAACATTTTCTTAATGCCGACAGTTGTTCATTTTCAATCTCCTCATCTGAAATGTTAAACCTATTTTTAACAACATTTGTCATTAATAAATTATGTGCAAGTTCTTCAGTTAAATCACCCATTGAAAATTTACTACTATTTCTCAAATATTTGCATAATACCTTAATTAATTCTGCCATTTCTTCAATATTACAGATTAAAGCATTATTAATATCTCTTTCATTTTCAAGACGTTTTTGCAATTCCTTTAATTCACTCATACATACTCCTTAGTTACTTATCATCCAATGATTTATCTCTTGTTTTCACAACTTTATACAGATGTTGCCAAGTATTATTTATAGCTTCTTCAATCATGTCTTTGGTGATTTCATAATCATTATCACAATCATCACAGCAGCCTTCAGATTCATTCATCATAGAATAAATAAATTCTTCATTTTCAAAATATTTTTCTTTTGGTATTATTCCATTTTCATCATGTAGATTGAAAAATGTCATAAAATTATTTACAACAACTTGAGATATAACCTTGTCAAAACAGCATGGGTGAATTTTATAGTGTCTTTCAACAATCCCTTTTTCTAATAGAAACTTAAATATTTTGTCCTGTACATCTTCCGACCATGTATTACTCACATTTCTCCATAAAGTTGAACCTTTATAAATGTAAGAACTATATCCTAAAGAACACAATGATTTATCAAGATTAACTTTATCTTCTTCAGAAAGAAAATCAATTTCCTTTATTTCAGGATAATTATGTACGCCTAATAACTCTGGATATTCTTCAAGTTTTTTATTTGCTATGATCTTGTCTATATCTGATGTAATATATCTTAAATGTGTATGCTGCCTTAAAATTTTGGTAAATTCAATTAGTTCTTGTCTTGAAAATTGATCAAAATCTTTAACATTTATTTGTTGCAGGTATTCATTAAAATCTAGATATTTCTTTATTATGTTTTTTAAAAATATATTCATATAAAAGTCCTTTCACGTTACTATTAACTATTACCTGCAAATTTGCCATAATATTTCTGCCTCATTTCTTCAGCGAATTTACCAGCTTTATCGACATCTGTAAATCTTCCTAGACAAGTATTTTTACCATCAATTTGTATTTGTACAACCCATTTTCCATCAACCCATGATACATTACGATAACCACTTTTATTATTGGAATTTCTTCCACTTCTATTTTTAGTATTATATAATTGCTTAGTTAAACGCAAATTGAATTTTCTATTATTTAATGTATCATGATCTTCATGGTCAACATATTCCTTTTTACCAGCATTCATAACAACTCTATGTAAATACCACATTCTATATTTAGGTTTACCATCAAATACACCCATATACTCTGTTGCTTGCACATAATAATGTCTTAACTTCTTATCATAATAAGTGTGCCAATACAAATTTAACTCTTTAAGTCTATCTAAATCTTCTACATCTATTATTGTTTCAATAATTGTTTTATCTCTTCGATGAATGTAGATAATTACATAATCATCTACTACTTTATATTTATTAAATTTCTCCACATTAATTTCCTTATGTACTATAATCTTTATTTTTGTATCAAAGTTTGATTGGCTTGCAATCCAATTTCTTATATAAACCACAAGCCCTTGTATCTTCTTTTATTTTATTATATTTAGCCATACCTATGCTTTCATGTTCCAATACTCTTAGTACCGTTCTAATAGGATTTCTACAACAATATGAAAAATTAGGAACACATGCTGTAAATCTTAATCCTTCTTTAAGGTCAAAAACCATTATAAACTTAAAATATGATTTAACTTTATGATCTGGTTTATATCCATAGGCTACAGGTGAATAATATTCTTTGTAATACAATGCCTTTTTCATAAACTACTCCTTCCCTTTTAAATCAAAATTTTAACTGCTAAAAATCTTTCATAAAATCATAAACCATTTCTTTAAGCTCAATATCATCTTTAAACATACATCTCAGATAATCTTGTAAATCCTTAATCTTATATTTATCATCATAGAAACATTCAAGAACAAATGATATAATACTTGCCTGACCCAATTTATAATAAGATGATAGAGAATTTTGAAATCCATCACTTATCTTTTGACACCACCCTTGCACATAAGTTTCTGGTTTCTTAACCTTACTTAACAATTCAAATATCTCATTTTTCTCAACACTAATGCTTCTATCTTTTATGTAATTATCTAATTCATTTTTTGTAAGACGGTCTAAAACCGAATAAACTTTTTGTTTATGATTATTATTCATAAATTGCTCCTTTCAGGGTGTAAAACTTTATTATTACTCATATTAATATTCATACATACCTTTATAAACTAAAGTGTCATCACTCCAAGAAGTGCATGGAGGTTCAATATAACCATTAGGTGTCCCAATTACACCTTTACAATCATTCTCATGCAATGGACATTCATCACAATCGTAAATATCTTTTGCTAACTTTTCATCCATAAAACCCACCATACTTATTGCTGTTTGTATTATAATATGTTAATTAAAGATTTGATAACAATCTATTTCTAATATCGATAAAGTTTTCATCTCTCAGTAATTCACCGTCAACAAAAAGATCTTCAAGAATATCCGCTCTACAATTACTCTGTTGTACTATTGATAATCCGTCTATGGTATGAATATACCCTCTGTCATTTAATACACACGCTCTACCTATCAATGATTTTTTAATCTTATCTTTATCTGTCGCAGGGTCTTTATAAATATTTTGATCTATACCATCAATGACAACATGCGTAGATTTCAAAGCAAATCCAAAAGTATCTCTTGTATTATACTGATATGTAAATGAGCCAATACCATACACTGTATTTGTTGAAGCGAATCCTTTAGCTTTTAACCCTTCGCATATTGCGGTTGCCCTTTCAAGGGTTATGGCATCTCCATAAATACATCCGATATGTGTTTCAAGCTGCTTATAGCCTTTCGCTGTGATAGTTCCACCAAAAATATCCCATAGAACTTCAACCACACCTTTTCTTTCAAGTTCATTATCTGATTTGGGGTCTCCACAAATAATTTTTACTGGATCACCGCTATCTGGTCTAATTACTACTCTACCGTCTCTAGACATTATCTCTGTCTTTAATTTAGCAACAACATCGGTTAATACCTTCCACAAGTCCCATGTGTCACTAACAATTGAAACAAAACCACTTGGATATATTTCAGTAATAATTCTTTTATAAGATGAGAACTCGTCTCTTCCATAAGCACATTGTACTGAATGTTCGGTAGCTGGTATTGAAGTGCCTATTAATTCTTGTTCAATATTTGCATTATAGAATTCTTCGGTAAATAGTATTGCAGGAATTGTATCTGTACCTACAAATGAAAGTAAATGTCCAGCTCCACTAACTTTTGCTGAATCTAATGCACCCATACCCCTCATACTAAAATCATGACCTTGGAATTGAACTCCTTCAATATTACCTACAGTTTCCTTTGCATATTTTTCAAGTATTTTTCTATATTCAAATGCTATTGTTGCACTGGTGGATGGTATCCACATAGCACAAGACATGAGTGTTTCCAGATAGTTTGTTAACCAGAAGAATCTAAGTTCAGTATTTTCAATTGTCAACATTGGTACTCGCAAAGGAACTAAAGTACCTTCTTTAACCGCTTTAATCTTAATAGGCATATACCCTAAATCATATAATTCTTCGATATGACTAGCATCTGGATTTTGTATACCTAATGTATTTTTTATAACCCTTATGTATTCTTCTATTACTTCATTCTTTGGCCTATTAAAGAAATTGTCATTAAAATATTTAATGATATATTCTTTAATAAATGCTTGAAACCCAAAAGCAACTACCTTGTCAATTCCAGTTATTCTACTTGCTCTTGGTATCCATGTACTGTATACAATCTCTGTTCCCTTTGGATATTGTTCTCTATGAGACACCTTGTAAAAGTCACACAATAATGTTGCTGGATAGATATAATTTTTATTCATTCTTTTCTCCTCTTATTCTTGTTAGACATTATATAATATTTTACTTGACCAATCAGTTAAAATTGAATCAGTTGTAAATATGGTCTTAATTAGATCAGATTTCAGTAATTGTCCTTGATAAATAGAATTTTCACAATGAGATACATATAAATTAATATTATTAGCTCCATTGTCTTTTAACTTTTGTGCTGCATTATAGAATGTAAATCCTTTTGCACACAAGTCATCTATTATTAAAATATCTTTATCCTTAATGTCTGGACAATCTACTAATTCATAGCCGACAATTTCACCAGTATTAAGATTTCTTTTCTTATTTCCGTAGAAGTATGGTACTGGAATTTTAAGAATTTCACTATATCTTTTCATTGCTCCGTTATCAGGATAAAAAACATAATCAATATGAATATTTGAAAATATTCTACTGATATTATCTTGAATGCTCATTTCCGTACATCTATCAAGTAAAGCAGTTGTTACATTTGAGTGTGTATCTAATACCTGAACATCACTAAAATGTAAATCATTTATTAGCTGACAAAAATACTTAAGGCTGAACATATATCCTTCAATTTTTCTATCCATTCTTGAGTATGGAACATACTTCATTATTAAATGTATGTATGAATTAGGATATGTATCATCTAGGTACTTCTTGACCATTATTAAAATAGAAATGTCAATATCTGTTTCGTACTTAAATTCAATATCAAAGTATTTATCACCAAAATCATTTATTTTTAATATCCTTTCATTATTAGGAAAACACTCGTTTCCAACAAGAAAACCATTAACTTTTATCATATTTTCTCCCTTCGTCACATAAAATCATTATATTTGCACCATAGTAAAAAATGTTTCATTTTCATCCTCAAAAATCTCTGCATTAATTGTTAATGTAACGTTCGTTATTTTATTGACTTCTGATTTGCAAATAATACTTGCATTTAAATTAGCTTTATTAAAAACTAGTGAGGCAGGCTTATCGTTAATAACCCCTTGAATTATTAATATTTGTGACAATCCATCTTCTCTTGGAATAATACTAACTTTACCTAATTCATTGACTTTATATTTTTCTATCATAAAACCTCCTATGGATTATACTTTTGGATGTTTCTATCTATCTTATATGCCGCATATATTGCAGAAATCATTAGCATTAATCCAATCCCACCAATAATTGCATCGGCAGCGTGATTTATTGTTGTTTTGAATATGCCACCTAGACCAAAAAATCCGAATAAGAATCCACCTAAAATCGGAAAGACTTTACTTATAAAATAATACTTAAACATATATTATATCCTTTCACTTAAAATACTTATTTTAATCCCTCAACAAATCTTGTCTTATCCTTCTTATGCGTTCTTCGCATTCATATAATGGTTTTCGTTCTGGATTTGTGTAGACGTTTCCTTTAATTGATGCACTCAAAACAGTTGTTAAGGTGTCAACAATATCCAACAAATTTATCAATATGTGTTCAATTTTATCTGTTTCTTTCATTTTTCACCCCTAAGTATTACTTACTAAATAAATTAGCATCTAAACATTCTTCAAAGGTCTGTTCATTATAATCGAAATCACCAAATTCGTGATAAAATACGCCGATACTTACTTTTTTAAATAGACTCTTCACATTAATAAATAGATTATTAATTTCTTCAATGTTGTTTGCACAAGTATTTATTATTACAAGATCATTCAATACAGCTTCACAAAACACCCAGTTATGTATATTGTTCTTTTTTAGCAAATCAGCAACATGCTTCTCATTTCTTTTGAAATCTTTCAACTTATTTGCTTTCTTAAATTCGCCGCCTAATTCAACTTGAATATTAAAACTTTCCATATTACGGTTGTTATATTTCATATGCTCTCCTTTCTTGGTATTTGAAATAATCCTTTTATTGCCTTATTGTTTCTAGCGGACACCAATCTGGAATATCAACCATATAGTCTGCTCTTTTCAATGGCTTTGGTATACAACCTTCTGGATGAGGTTTTGTCACGTTTGAATGAAAACATCTTGTTCCCCAACTATTATCGAAATACCTGCAATGATTACATTTATCAATTTCTACAATTTTCCTCAATGTTTACCTCCCATTAAAACCACACTTTTATTGTCTTAATATCCTCTTGTAACATATCTATCATAAGTTTCCTTTTTCTCTTGTATTTTTCTTTCTGCATATACCCTATTTGTATAAATATCACTTAAATGGTCATAGCCTTTATTCGTTTTCACCCATTTGCAAATATAATTTTCATCATCACTATAATAATCATCAAATATATCTTGTATGTAAGCTTCTTCAACGGTATAATGATTCAATCTATATACTATATCGCCAATCTTGAAACCATTTGCTTCTTGATAATGCTGCAATTCTTTTACTCCTTTCATTGTAATAAAACAATTCTTTTAATGGCTTCAAACTTCACCATTCCAATTTTCAAATTCTTTGTAGTCATTCTCTAGTTGACTACTTGTTTTTATAGCAGCCACTATAGATTCTTCATATCTATCTACAATGCACTTCGTCATTCCTATTAAGGAATATTCATAATCTGTTTTAATTTTAGGATTGCAGATGGGTGAAATTGTAATTTGTCCCTTATCATTGTTACAGAAATAATGTTTGACTTCTTTTTTTAATAGGAATCTTTTTAAATACAAAGTAACAAAGCAGCCTTCTAAATATCTATCATCGTTCATTCCATAAGGATAAATTTCTACAATATATTGTCTACCTGTTACTTTACTTGTGATTGGAAATTTTAAGTTTTTATAGTTTTTACCTCTTTTTGTATAAGACTTCATCTTATTCCTCCGAATCTTCAATCACTTTATAAAACTCGCTAGCTTTGATTTCAGTAAAGCCTTCAGGAATATCTACATCATAATCATTTTCATAAGAGCAATAGATTGCATCCTTGTTTTCAAATATCCTATATCGTGAATTACTACAATTCTTGAAATAAAACTGTACTAATGGACTACGAAGTACTTTGTATTTTTTTGATTTAATCGATTTAGTCCATTCCTTATTTATGGTGGAATTTCTCTTAAAAGGTCTTAATCCTTGGCTTACTTCTTTTCCCAATGACTTGTCAAAGTGTATCAAATCATCTTCTGTAGGAATTATATATAAATGATCACTATATGCTAGATAATTAGTAGCTTTAATATCAAACATATCTGAAAATGCTTTATATAACTCATTTACCTCTTTAACACTTTTTAGATAATCACTATATTCCTTATGTAATCCTGATTTCTCTGTAACTATAAAAAACTTTTCCATTCATTTATATTCCTTTTATATTATAATATTTTAGATTGAATATTGTCAATCTATTAAAAACTATATTTTGAGTACTTCATATATTTCGCACAGGCTTTTTCCAATTAAAATCCCATTGGTTTCTGTTACCGAACTAAAATCTTTTAATTCCTGTTTGATCTTTTCTTTTCTAACTTTATATCTTGTTTGACTTCTTTTATAACTCATACTTCTTTCCTCCAATTAAAATCAGTGTTTTATTTACTCTATTGTTCCGTTGACTTTTATACTTCCAACAACCAACATATACCCTAAATATTCTAAACCGCTTAATTTGGTGAAATGACCTGAACAAATAGGTTGACAATTATTACATATTAGTCTAAAGCCTAATTCACCCTTATCAATATATAAATCCATCTTTTTATAATTAGTAGTATTGTAATCACAAATGTCCACCGCTTGGAATATACCAATTCTTTTCATAACATTTTCTCCCCCATCAAATCAAGTTTTAATTGCTTTAGATAAGGATTTGCACCTTACATAAATAACCTTCAGCATATGTAGCAGTTATTCCTTACATTCTCTAACGAAGTATCGCCTACTCCGACATATTTAAGATCGTCTACCTATTCCGACACCAAAGCAAAATTTATCCTTGAAACTTATTAAACAACTCACCTATAGTAATACCGTTTTGTTTGGCCAAATCTACAGCTAATGCACATACGTTACGTGGCTGTCCAGCTCCAATTTCATCACAGAAATATTCAAGTAGGTTATAATATTTTCTTTCAGGATAATAACGATCTTCTGGTTTCTCATTTTTATTTTGTTCTGTAATATCTTCTCTTCCAGCACCATCCCATGCCTTTATGTAATGTTTATTAATGTTATATCTTACAGAAACTACTCCCATATTTGAACCTTCAGCATTTCTCCAAGCGCAATCTATCCATGTATCTTCTATATCTATTTCAGCATCTTTACATAATGTCTCAAATTCATTATCAGATACCTCATATACATGCATTTCTACATCTGAATTACTTTTGCCACTCCAAGTACACTTTGGACTTATGCTTAATCTTTCAAAATCTTTAACTGGATTTCCCCATACTAATATTTCTTTCATCAAATTATCCCCCCTAATTTAACACTTTAAAATTAATGTTTTATTCACCAGAACCTCACATTGTAATTTGAAGTTCGATGTCTCCTATAATTTCTTTCATCCTTAATTACAAATATAAAAATACCTAAAATCGTATTAAATATCCAAATAAGTACACTAGCTACATTACTTACTTCTATCTGGAGATAATTGAAGTCAGCAAATTGTTTTCTTTCAAATTTATCAATAACCATTTTAGATACATCTTCGACCACAGGAACAAAATCACTAATTAGTTTTGTATTTAACATATAATCTCTTATTTCTAGTTTGAGAATTTCAACTTCACTCCAAGAGAAAGGATATACCCACTTAACGTTTCCATTCGAATCCATACTGAATGAAACAATAAAATCATTCTTGTTTCCACCTTCCCATTTATCTTGTAAAGCAAAACCATAATCTTCAGGTTTATAATCTCCCACATTAACAAATATTAAATTAACTTGTTTCCATGAGCGCATTTTGCCTTGTTTTTCGGGATCAGGAATAAATTTATTCATTTCGGCGTTAGATTTTGCTAATAACTTTAATGCTGTATCTTTATTTGGTACAAATCCAAGTATTCTATTAATATTGATATATCTATCAACATTTTTAGGATAGTCAGGTAGATCAGGATATTTATTTAAATCTATGTCTTTGTGCCTATATATGCTATAAGATGACTGGACTTTGTTTTTATAAGAATGTACTGAGGCACTAGGAGAACCCAATGGCCAATATCTTTTCAAATCACTTGTGTAATTCGGATATTTATCATCAAACTTTGTTCCATCAGGAGCAACATTTATATTTATCCAACCATTATCAGATGTTTTTATGCAATTTACCGCATCATAATGCTGATAATATCCTCCACCTGTCTGATTACCATCTTCATCGTAAGTAGGAACTACCCATTCATCATATTCTTCTGTATGTTGCCAGTCTACAACTGTACCCGACCAAACTTCCTCATCGTATACTTGACTTGAGTAATCAACTGATACAATGATTAAAGTTAAAAGTATTGAAATTAATGATATGATTATCGCTTTAATCCAATTTCTATCTATAAAAAATGCATATACAAAGGCTACTATCATCAGAATTATGCATGGTAGAATATATAACATACTTTTACCCTACTTTCCTAATAGATTAATCTCATCAGCTTTTTTATCTTTAAAGGTATTTTCTGTCTCTTCTGAGGTTACGATAAACAGATTTATATCCATAGGTTCTCTATTTGTTAAATAGGTCATTATTATATGTTTTCTTATGTAAGTATTATATTCTCTTACTATATCAGCTATTTGTTTTTGATTATTATCAAATTGCTGTCTACCTGAAGAAATTTCCCTTTGTAATTGTGTATATACACTAGTATCAAGCTTTGGATTATCTTCTTTAACCATCTTAAAAAGTAAATCTGTATCCTCATAGCGCCCAGCTATTAACCCTTCGTACACATCTTTAACTTGTGTTGCCTGTAGCTCTGTAACTTGACTCATTTCTTTAAAGCGTTTCCACATATTGTCATAGTTTGACTTGTTTGCAACATATTGTGCATTAACTCTTTCCTCTATTGCTACAGCAGTGTTTCTATGACTCCAGATAGTAGATGCAGATATTATTCCTATGATTAATATTATTCCTACAAAAATTCCTACTCCTGCTAAAACCTTTTTCATCTTCAATACTCCTTATGTATTATAATAACTTATCTTCAATCGATCATTCTTTCATTATAAATTCAACTTGACAATCTCCACATATTATATGTTTATCGGCTTTGGCCTTAATCTTTTCTTCACAATTCGGACAAATATAAGTAAACTGTGTCTTTTCTTTAGGAGTGTTTTCCTTTGGTGGCACATTTCTAAAATAAGCAAAACATTCAATATTAGGTTGAATACTTTCATCTATAAACTTTTTAAATTGATCTGAACATGTAGTATGTCCATATCCATACTTCTTACTTTTCTCAACTATCAATCCTACACTTTCTGCAAGGGTTTTAAACTTTTTATTATGCACCTGTCCATTACAATCTTTAACATCTGAAATTTTATTAGCATAATGAACCATTTCATGCTGCAACGTATCGACTACATCATACATATCTCTACCAAGATATTCAGCACAAATATTTATTTCAAATCTCTTATCTTCAGTATCTTTCTTTTCCCAAACTCTATCCAGTGTAAACCATCCTAAATTTCCACTTCTTTTAGTTTTTTGAATTGTGATCATAGGATAAGTTAATTTTTCCGAATAATATTCTTTGTTTAGGATTTCAAATATCCTATATAGCTCATCTAGAGCTATACCAATAAAATTGTTTTGATTCATAACAACACCTCTTTCGCATATTATTATTTCTTTTCTATGATAACTACTTTTCCTTCTAGCACACCCATATTACTTTTTTCGATAAACTCGTAAGTATCGGCTTTTTCATCTTCTTTCATATCTCTGATCAAATACCAAAATTCATCTTCCTTCCAAGTACAATTAACTAACTTCTTTCCTTGATCAAGCTCAACGGTCATTGTACCACCTAAATTTCTTGTAACTGAATTACATGCAGTTAATGAAAGAATTAACATTAAACTCGCCAAACAATTAATTAATTTCTTTTTCATTTTTATCATCCTCCGATTTTAGCAAAATTATATTCGTTTCCAAATAGATTTCTTATACCCTTCAGCCATGTTCTTTTAGAAGCAATCAACCAGTAAAAGTTAAACAATTTTGCTTCTTCAATTTTAGAAGTTACACAATATTCTCTTTGTCCGTCCTTGCTGGTTTTATTCTCACCAATATAGAACTTTCCGTTTGTAATTACTACCTTTTTAAGCATAAACTTTTTCTCCCTTTCTTGTATATTATTTTAATTAACTCTATAAAAATAGTATTTTATTACCTAATGAGCCATCTTATCTGCCTCATGTAAAATCATCAACTTATCATAAAACTCTTGACCAACCAATCTTATAAACTTTTTCTTGGCTTTTTCAGTTTCTATAAAGAATGGTTGCATATGCCACATAATTAAAGCAACTGTTTCTATTAAAATAAAGTTAGAGTTCTGAGCACCATCCAAATAAAATAGTGAATCATAAGCAGATACTAAGTGATGTTGAAAATAATGTGCTTCGATAGTATCTTCGCCTTTTGAGTTTTTATATTCTTTGGTAAACTCCTTCCCTATATCATGCAATAAAGCTGCATAAGATAAATTAATGTCATCTACTTTCTTTTCAATGTAATTTAAACATTGTGAACAATGATTTCCTATAGTTAAAGTGTGATGTTTATTTTCTTGGTCTATTTCTTTTAAACGTTGCAATAAATCTGTAATTCGTTTCCCACTATTTCTAGTATAAACGATTTCAATTTTATCCCAACCTTCATAATATTGAGGAATATAAAAACCAAGATACATTTTTTTAATTACATGCTCTGGAACGAATCTTTCTCTGAGTTTATTTTGCTCCAAACACTCTTCATATGGAGTAGCAATTAAATAACAAATCTTTTTACAACTGATGTTCTTCAATTCTTCAAGAAAAGCTTTCCTGCGCTTATAGTTTATGTTTGTAGCATCATAAATTACATTTTTGCCTTCACTTAAATCATTTTTAATTCTCTTATGTAACTCTTTAAATAGCTCAACATTTTTATCATTTGCATTTTCATCTCCAAATAACTCTTTCCTTAATCTATCTGAAGCATGAACAATAGCATTTTCTTCTCTCGATAGTTCTTCTGCAATAGTAGATTTACCACTTGCAGGAAGTCCAACCATCATAATAAACTTATTCATTTCAAACCTCACTTAACTCACATTTAAAGTTGTGCTTCATTATATCCAACAAGACACCATTTAAAATATCTTCACATTCTTTAACAATTCGAACTGGATTATTATTCATGTAATTAGTTTTTATTTGATAAGTATCATCAGATAGTGTCTTTGCTAATGCTCTTGCTTCTTCTAAAGTGTGAATACCTTTCTTAACTCCAATTAAATATTCTTTATTCTTCGATACTAAACAATCGGAATATTTTTCTCCTGCTAGATATCTTTTGATAAATTCATTAAGTCTGATAATGTGATGCAACTGTTTTGGGTCGTACCCATATTTTTCAATCTTATCTATAAGTGTAGGATATGGATGTTCTAGTGCCTTATACTTCTCCATAGTAGTTCCACTGATGCAGTTTAAAGAAGCATAATTATTATATCTTGCTATCTTTTCATTATTGTCAAATAGCTTTTGCATAAACTTTTCATACTTAGGATTAATAATTTTATATTTTGAAAATAGAATTTCCACAAAGTTTATATTCTGTTTCTTAAAGCAATCAAACATTAATCTAATATCTTTCAAATCTATATGTTCATTATTTTTCATCACATGAGTTATGCTTACTACCTTATTATTTAATACAAAATCATTGAATTTTGGAAGCAATATAGCCTTACTATCTATATCACTATTTTTATAAGCTAAATCATAATTCTGGCTACCTTGAAGAAACACTCCTACAATTTCATATCCCATATTTTCAACTTCACTATAATGCTCCTGAAGTCTATTCATTATTTGTTGATAATTCTTCACTATTAGCCTCCTCCATATCTAAAACATCATTTGCTTTGATAATTCCTTCTAATACTTTAAAATTAAAATTCTTATGTTTAAAGGCAGAAAATTTTTCTCTGTTTTCTATTCTTATAACCACACCTTCTCTAACATGAGTTTTGCCTATTGGGTCAGTTCCATCTACATATACATTAACTCGATTCATCAAATCTTCTTGAGTAGAATATATAAATTTATCAAATTCTGGAACATGTTTAACTCCCATTTGGTCACATCTCAACTTGACTAAATGCCAAGGATATTCAACAATATTCCCATCTTCATCTGTTTTGGTTATTCTATAAACATAAATATCACTTTGACCTACACCACATCCATATGTAAATCTTGTTGTTTCTCCATATTGCTTGATAAATTCTTTATCATTGGTTTTTTTATTATTGCATTCTGGCATGATGGTAGTATTTTCATTTACATATCCAACAACTTCATAAAACACTTCTTCGCCCTTATATAACTTCCCAACAAAGTAATCATGGAATGTTTTTCTGAACAAGTCATTTCCATAAAATCCATTATCAAAATTCATTAAAATACAACGTCTTGTGCCACTAACATATTGCCATGACTTATTTATTTTATTTTTTAACTTAAATATTCTTTGGATTAAATTCCTTTTTTTTAGAAACTCTTGAATAGTATAAGCTGTTCTTTGAGATGTACCATGCATTTTAAGAGTTATATAACATAAATCACCCTGTTTGAATTGATTCAAATTATATGCCAGTTGTGATGTATCTATATGTTCTTCAAACATAGGATAAGATATTTTATCTATAAGCTTCTTCTTTTCTTTATTGTTAGTTAGAGCATTATTTCTTCTATTAGATTTTGGTATGTATTTTTCACATATTAAAGTTCCATTTAAAGTTGTAATAATATCTCCTTCTTTTAAATCTGAAATATTACAAAAGTTTTCGAGGCTCTTTAGTGGCATAAATAAACCATCTGATTTTTCACCACGAAATTTCAACGATGATATATGTCTTTTTTCGGGTTCTAAATAACCGCCAATATTATTACCATTTTCGTCTTTCTTTCTTAGTAGATTGTTGGATTCACAGTATTCAGTACCTAACCGTCCATCAGTTGGGAAGTACACTCCTAGTTCATTGTCTCGTGTATCCATACTAACAATAACAAAGTTTTCAAAACATTCACCTACTTGTAATCTGTCTGCATTTGTATGTTTTCTTATATTCTTGATTTTTGTTATATAAGCGTTATAACTCATTTCTTATGTATCCTTCCTATAATATATTTTTGTAACTAAAATTCCTTTGATAATATAATATGAAGTAACTCTCTTCATATTGGGTTCTGCATGATATATAGTCATAATCACTCCCACCTTATATTATATTCTTTTAATTTAAAGCACTTAGAATGTACTTAATCTTTTCTGAAGTTCATTTATCAGCTCTTCATTGGTAAATTCACTAATTTCGGCTTTTTTGGAATTAGTACAATATATCATTATTATTCCATCATGTCTTTCTAGATTTTTTACTTCATAATATTTTTTAATTATTTTGATATGCCAACCACTAATTTCTCCATTTTTGTTATTACAATCACACATAATTCCCATGATGAAGTACTCACCATTGCCCTTTACAACATAACTTTCTCCATATGATTTTGATTTATGAAATTTTTCAACAACATCGCCGACTTGCAGATATTCTTTATCTACAAGAAATGGTGTAGTTTCACCTACATGACCATAAAAATCTTTTCCATCCCATAGTTCTTTTTTCATTTTCGTTCTCTTTTCTTTTTTATATTTATATTATAATATTGCAGTTTAAATTTGTAAAGAAGTATTTTTATTATTCCAAATGTTTAATTAATAACACTTAAAAGGCAGATTTCATGTGGTAAAAACCTACTCTGAAAGTACTAGTTTTACGGCATTCCATAAAGCATCAACCAGATCGTTACCTTCAAAACATTTTCCACGATATTTTTCTGAACCACTTCTGCAATAAACTCCAACAACAATTAATTCATGTACTATACATGATTCAGTTAATCCTATACTTGGAAAACAAAAATCAGAATTACATAACAACTCAATCATTGCTCCAATGTTCATACTATATGCTGCCTCAATATAATATCTTTCTTCAACATCCCATTTAAATTCACTTTTAAGTGCAATTCGATTTACAAATGGATTTCTACCTAATTCCATTAATTTCTTAAATTGCTCCGATGTCAATTCATTAAGTTGTTGTACTTCAATATGCTGTTTCATATTAACCTCATTATCTTTAATATTAATATCTAGTAACAGTAAACAATTCCTTTCCAATATATTCAACAACAAAATCATCTCCAGCTTCTAAATCTTCAATCTCTGATCTTATATAAGATATGTAATTATGATTTGCGCCCTCCGAACGAAGCATTTCGACAATATAATCATCAAATCCACTATCCATAAAATCATCTTCAAATTCTAAAGTATCACCTTTTGTATTAAATAACTCACCATCTGGTTCTTTTACTTGATACATAAAAACACCCTTTCTTTTTATTCTAATTGCCATTAAAAACATAATTTTTAGGAACGTATCGGACTCGAACCGACTTGCAATTCAACACCACTTTTTTATAGGAATCAAACCTACCTGAATAACATACACCTGTACGCCCCATATATAGGAGGGGTAAATCCCCTCCTTCTAATTAGCCAAGGTCATTAAGCATGGTCTGAAGGTCTTCTATTGATTTACTCTCTAAATCAGCATTCTGTTTAGCAGCCATAATTTCCATGATCTTTTGTTTCTTTTCTCTTTGTTCTTTTGCACGAAGTCTTGCATTTTCTTCCGCTAACTTAATACCAACAATATATCTTACAATTTCTATCATAGTATTAAGTGTTTCGTCTTCTTTTGTTTTAGTATCAAGTAAACTTTCTTCCTGTACTTTCTTTACTTGAGAATTTAATGACTTAAAGATTGAATCTAAATCCCTTGGTGATAAATCAAATAAGTCCTCTGTAGATATCAATCCTTTAAATGGATATCTTAACTTATTTTTTACCGCTGTTTCAAACATTTTTTCACTCATAATATTTTGATCTCCTTTACTATATTAAAATTTTATTTTAAATACTCTTTCAGTCTGACCTTTGACTTTTACTAATAAATCATTTCTTTTAGTTGAACTAAAGCCTATTCCTGATAACTGATCATTAACATCCTTTACAGCCATTTTCCCTCCAAGAGCTTCAAATACTCTCTTATGTTCAACTAATTCTTGTTTCAAAAACTCATTATAGAATCCGTTTGGCTTCTCTGGATTAATACAATCTTTAAGCATAAAAAAATAATGTCTATGACCAATATTATCCTGTTCATTCCAATAATTAGGGGAATAACAAACTACCGACACAGGAACAAACTTATTTGTTTTGAGATTCCAAACTTCTTTAGAAGAAACATTTGATGGTAACTTTTCCAAAATTGAAAATCCAGTGCCTTTATTAAATGTTACTTCTGCTACTTGAACATTTTCTCCACCTCTTAATTCCCCATTATACTCAAAAGAATAAATTTGACCATCAAACTCGATTTCAGCTCTAAATCCACTTCTTCCACCATTATTTGAATAACAATTTACAAAGAATTTATATATACCTTCCGACATTCTGTTTTTGTCAGTCCATGTTATATTTTCAACGGCTGCCTTTCCATTTACAGGATGAATAATATCAACATCTAATTGACCTGTTGTATATGGATTAACTTTACGACTAAAATAAATTTCATTTCTATTTGGCTCAATACAATGAGCATCCAAATCATTTCTATCATTTTCTACATCATTCCATTGAATAGAAAATCTCAGCACTCCATCCACCTTACCTCCAGCAGACTTAACATTTTCCTTCATTGAACTATCAGTTATATTACCTGAATATGCCCAACTAAAACCATTATCCCATTTAAACATGGTCTTACTATTTTTATTTTCAGGTGCAATTAATGAAACCATATTGTTTGAATGTCTATTTTCTAAGAATATTTCAATCTCTTTTGCTGTCGGTAAGATATTAGCAACAAAATGATTAATTGAGACTTCTTCTGCCTTGGAAAATTTCTTCGGATTCAAAACAACATTTTGAGACATTTCAGCAAAGATATCAGAACCACTAATTCTCTTAGCTGAATCTTTATTTGAGAATAATATATTATTTACAGTTATATCATCTAAAGTAGCATATCTTCTACTCAATGAATCCATATAACCCAAATCTTCTAGAGTCTTTCTAGCATCTTCCAACATCTTTTGTGTAAATATTGCTTTTGGTCTTTTATAGTTTGATGGAGCAACAATAACTTCATACTTTCTTACTGCTGTATCCAAATCTATACCTTCACTAATATTTACTAAAAGAGTACCTATGCTATGATTTCTTATTCTTCCTATAGCAATACCTGCCTTTACAGACTGTTCCCAAGTATAGTTATCCTTTTCTTTTAAGGTCTGTAACTTTTCATATTCTTTCTTATATTTTAGAAACTCAGTCAATACACCTTTCCACTCTTCGCCTTTGTATAAAGTATTTGATGATATGAGTTCTAGTACAGTAAGGATGCTGTCTTCTGTGATTTCATCCAATGATCTCTTGAAAACATTTCTTGTATCTCTAAAGCTACCTTTAATGTCTCCTTCAGACCTACCACTTCTATCAACAAACTTATCTGGTAATTCTAAATGTAAATGCTGCCATTCAATTATTTTTCCATCTACCAACTCTTCAAAGTTTTTATCTGTTCCAATCTTCTTAAGTTTGCTTACCCAAATGTCTGTAATTGTTTTAGACTTTACAAATGCTGACAGAGCATCAACTACAGGTTGAAACGTTGTGCCATTTGTATTAAAATCCCAAATTGTTTTAACTTCATTGTCTTTGATTACAACAGCATTTCCAATATTCTTTATAAACTGTCTACAAGCACTGCAATCATATTCCCTTCTTTCTCGATAAATTTCGTTTGTACCTTCTGGAAAACTATCCAAGTAAAGATTCCAGAGTTCATCCTTATCTAAAGATACCTCGAATAAGTGTGTGGCTTCTTTTGTCATCTGTTTAAAGTTCTCTTGTAATGCTGCTTTAAAATTTTTAATTTCCATGTTTTTACCCTCTCTTATGTATTATTATATTTTAGTTTATAACTTACTTTACTCTACACCTATTATTTTTCTTATGTATGTTCTTGTCTTTCAATTGGGATAAATTCTTTATGATACAACTTTTCTGCATCTAATCTAACTCTTACAGCATCATCAAAGTTATCATATCTTCCTAAGTTATAACATTTATTATAAATATTTAGTGAAACTTTCCATTTATCTCTTAACCTATCCCAAGTTACACCTGTAACGCCAGAAGTATTATTTGACATTATACCTTTATTAACTTGATTCTCTGATGTACAAACTTTTCTTAGATTTTCATCTAAATTATTTAATTTATCTCTGTTAATATGATCAACAACTTCATTTTCTTTAGCATCTAATAAATATCTATGTAATAAAATTGCTTGTTTATTGTGTTTCGCTACAACATAAGAATCTTTTGGATTATTATAGTCTTGTAGACGCCAACTATATAGTTTTACTTTTTCTATTCTATTTAAAGATATCTTCGCTCTCGCAATTTCAACATAATTTTTATCAAGCAATACTATTTCAGCACAATCATTATATGTTATTATATTATTTTTATCATAGCATGTATAAAGTAATACTTTTCCATTTTTACTTACTTGTTGTCTATGTCTCCCACAAAGATATTTTTGCGTAATTTTATTAAAACAAACTCTATCTTCTGAATTACATACTTCACACTTCATTATTAATTATAACTCACTTCCTTACCTTCTTCTCTCTTTCTAAGGAATACAGGAAATCTTAATGATAATCCACCATCTTGGTTTTTAGATTCTTCGAAATATTGGATTTCAACTATTTTACCATCATATTCTTTTAAATGATTCCAAATATAATCTCTGTCTGCATCAGTAAATCCGCTACCAACACCAACTGTATAACCCTTATAACCTACCAACAAAGCACCTAGTTTTCCTTCATTTCTTCCAGTTCCTTCTTCGAAACCTATTACTTTCAGATCGCATGTATTCATGCCTTTAACTTTTAAAATAGAATCTGTTCTCTTACAAACATAGGGCTTATCAAGATTAATCATTAAACCTTCCCATGCGTTTTGATTAGCATATTCCATCCACTTATCGATTTGAGTAACATCAGAGCCAGTATATAATGGTTTAACCTCAATACAATGTTGCAAAGTAAATTTATTAAAAATATCACTCAAGTTCAATTTTCTTTGTATGGCATTTAAATTTGATTTGCCACTTTGAAATTCTTTCAAAGGTAAAACATCAAACACATAAAATAACAATCCTGTTTTATTGCTTCCCTTACTTCTTGCCTTACTTGTAGTTTCAGTATATATTTCATGTGTACTTCCTTTTACATCAGCAATTAATTCGCCATCAAATACAATATTATCAATTGGAATATCTTTAAAGTCAGATTCTATTTCTTCCAAACCTTCATATTGTTTTCCCTGTCTAGTGAATGTTTTTATCAAACCGTTCTCTTTAATAAGCACAATTCTATTTCCGTCAAGTTTCTGAGTTATTACAAAATTCCCTTTAACTTTGTCTTTATGTTCATCATATTTCTTTGCCAACATAACATCAAATGTTGGAATAAACTCTTCACCAAATGCCTTATTTATACTGTCGGCAGTAATTCCAATAACCACATCTTTAGTAACAATCTTTTTAATAAAGTCTTGAAGTTCATTATCAAAGTTTGTATAAAAGCATTCACATGTTGATATATCAACATCTCTACCAGAATTATGTATTCTTAGATAATCCATTAATTCTTTTATGTTTTGTGGTTTACTAAAACCATTAATCATACCAACCTGTTTAGATATTTTCTTCTTGCTTATTCCTGTAAGAATATATGGTGAATAAACAAAGTATAAAATTTCTCTAAATAGTGGAACTGCTTTATAATCTTTTAGTATTGCTTCTTTTTCATTCCTACTAGATGTCTCTGCAATCTTATCAATTAGTATTTTAACCTCTAATAATTCTTTCATTTTTTTCTATTTCCTTCCTTATGTATAATATTTTATTTAATCACACATTAAAATGTCCATTTTATGGTATTTAATTTAATACAGGTAGAACCATTTAGCTTATATAGCACGTTCACTTATATTGACTACTTCGGCCGACTTAATTAGTAACTCCAATTTTCACGATTCTAGTAATATTCAAAATATCCTAGACACAGTATCACGTCAAATTATTATAGTTTTTGGAAGTAGTATGTATCATTTCAACTAATCTTCCTAGATACCCACTTTAGGTATATTCAAGACATATAAGCTGTCACCCTCGTTACTCATCATCGTTTATTGGTTTTGTCTAAGCCTTAACCCTAAACTTTCAGTCACCTTTATTAAATTAATTGGCTACGGATTCAGGACTTGAACCTGAGTATGATAGAATCAAAATCTACTGCCTTACCTACTTGGCTAATCCGCAATATATCTGAAGGTTATTCTGATTTCTCAAGCGATACCTACAAACGCTTTCAAAAAAAGGAGGGTACACATGAATAACAAAGCACAACAGCAATTACACGATGTTATTGGCAAGGATGAGAGTAATCGAAACTCTATTTCATGAGTCAAAGTCATGCACATTAGCCATTTTGTTACATCCTTATGGATTGAAGGTTATACGTTACCTACAAACGATATACTATATTATTCTACTTTTCTTTATTATCTATCGGGACGCTAACATTACCAGAACCCGACAATACCAAATTCAAATCTGCATCAGATGGAACAAAATAGATTTTATCACTATCCCCGATTACATCTTTTAGTAATCTTAATCTTTCCAGTTCATACGCTCTCGGATTTGTTAAATAAATTTCGTTTTCTTTACCCAACACATTGTTTTTTCTGTTTGCAACTTCTTGATCAATAAGTGTTTGTGCTTTTTCTTGGTTTAACTGTTCATTTAATTGTGCAGTTTTTTCTTTTGAAACCTCTGAAGCTACTTTAGATACTGCTTTTTCTTTAAGCTGTTTAGCATAATCTTCGTCCACGCCTATATCATTAACACCTACATCTAACAAATCAATACCACATTCACTTAACTCTTCTTTTAATAATTTTGACATATTATCTTGAAGCAGTTCTCTTCCCTTTTCTTCATTGGTGTTGGCTGCTGAATTTTCAGAAGTAATTCCCAACATCTGGTCTAGTGTCATACTTGTAGTTACTTGTTTTGCTACTCTTGGAATTCGAGTCGTAACAAGTTGCTGTAGTGTTTTGTCATCTGTGGCCTCAGAATTATATTTTTCCCATAATATTTTAGCTGCCTTTTCATCTCTACTTCTTGAATATGTAACAGAAATTTTAAACTTAACTGGTTGCTTGTCTGAAGTCCACATATCAGGGTCTTCCCATATTACGGTCTTTGCAGATGTATCTATCTTTTCAATATTTGCAAACCAACCCCAATCTGTATATCTTCCAGAATTTACAACCTTGGATATTGTTACTCCATCATCCATTTGTAAACCTATTTGATTTGAACTTACTTCACTCCAGTGATAACATCCTGTAAAACTTATACTTAACACAATTATTAAAACTAAAACCAATAACTTTTTAATATTTTTCATTTTTATTCTCCTAATCAATATTTATTTTTATAATCATATTTAAACCAATCAACTATGTAATCCCAATTCTCTATGATTTTATAGATACCTAATATTATCAATAAAACCAAAGCTACTATTTCAATTAAATCATCAAAGCCTGAACCTAATGGAAGTAAAAACAAAACGATCATTCTTGTATAGGGATTAGCAAATAGAAAAAATATTATAAACAACCCTATTGCTACTTTAATCCAATTTCTCAATCTCTCACCTCGCTTTATTAGTAAATAAACTTTTTTGCCTAATGCACTCTTAACATGCTTTAAAACTCTTTATGCATTAAAAAATACATTTAAAATTCATTTTCTCAACCACAATTATATTATAATATTGTAGTTAAAAATTGTCAAGAATTATCTTTAAAATATTTTTCATAAGTTGCTTTTGTGCAACCAGTTTTATTTAAGTCAATTTCATCATGCCAATCAAGCTGCCTCACCTGTTGATCAAACGGCTGTAAATAGACTAAATCTAAATCAATAGACATATTATCACAAAGCTCACAAATATCTTTATGCGATTCATTTATATCTAATATATACATCTCTACTTTATATAATTTAGCCATAAAGTACTCCTTCCAATTACCCAATAAAATTCTGATTTTAATGCCTATTTTTCCTTTAAAATCTTAACAGGAATAGGAACAACTACCAGGTTGTAAAAATGCAGACAGAAGTTGTTAATGAGGTTTAATATGGACAATAAATTAGATATTAGAACATATGTATATATGATTCGTGAAAAAGAAAAAGGATTTGTTTGTAATGAGTGTTTTGAAAGTGAGTCTTTAGCAGAGTTCATAATGGAAATTAGATATACTTCATATTGGATAAAAAATGGTAAGGTGGTGCTTTATCAGTAATACTTCTTTGCCTAAACTTTACTTTATTAAACTCACATTCACACCTACCATTCCAACTGTCATACTGGTTAAGTTTCAACCATTTACAGCCATAACATCTCTTTTTAAATCATTTTGAGAATATGTATATTCGATTATCATAACGACTCACCACATTGCTCACATACATTATTTTTCAAACTACATTCCTTGCATACATCATGACATGGAATATGTGATGTTATTATTTTTTTGTTACAAATTTTACAATTACCCTCTGAAAATGCACACAAACATATTATATTATTGCATCTTTTACAAATCAATTTAGTCTTCCTTTCTGGTAAATTTACAGATTATACTTCCAATTAATCCTGCAAATACAATGATAAACAATAAATCTTTAAAAACATGTTCTTGATTGATAAAATTTAAATAGAAAGAATTAGGTATAAACAAATCTAAAAGCATCAATACTAAAACTAAACTCCACATAAATATCATCTTTTCATTGAAATTCCAATTATCCAACTAATTTCACGTCCTTTCTTAGAACATAAAATGTCAATTTATAGCGTTAGCTGATCAAGAATATAAGTATTATTATCTTGTAATTCAACCGCAAATAATCCCATTTCATCTTTTTCAATATAAGTACATTTAACAGATTTGCCTGAAAGTGCCTTATACATTTCACGTTTAGACATACATGCATTATTAATATCCTTCAAATTAAAATAGGCTTCTACTTCATTCTTGGATTCTAATATATTTCTTCCTGCAATTCTTCCACAGCCTTCACATGGGTGCGAAATATGACTTAGACATCCTTTGTGATTACAAGGTTCGCCATCTCTCATAAAATTTTCTCCTTTTATGTATATTAATAATTAACCTTACAGGTTAAAATTTTTTAATTACATCATAACCTCTAGCTTTTAAAATAGTAATAAATATATCATCCTGTAGGCTATTTAGCATCAACTCATGGAAAAAACCATTAGAATTTATTACAGTTTTATATTTCAATCCTTCAATTTGATGTTTTAACCTTATATCCTCAAACTCTTTCTTTAATTTTTCTAAACCACACTTCAAACATTCACTTGAATTATTTATAATAATCATCCTTTCTATTTACTTCGGCTTTTCTTCCACAAACCATTTATTATCACAGCTATCGTAGAAAAGAAAAGTTTCTTTCCCACATACTCTTACAGTAAATCTTAAACCTTGTCCTCCAACTTTTAAAGACGCGCCTTTTCTCACATCAATAACTTTATCGACTTCATACTTATGATACTCATCAAAATAAATAATTAAAGGGATAACTTTAGGCTCTTTAGTATATAAACATTGAACATCTACATATTTCTTTTTATAACCAGAAAAATGCATCTCATTATTTTTCTTCTCCTGCTCTTTTACTTCATAGCCAAATGGCATATTAATCAGCTCCTATTTTCGAACATTTGTTCGTTTTATGATATTATTATATGTCATTGTTTTAAATAAATAAAGAGGAATTTTTATGTATTTATTTGACATTGAGGTTGTAGTTTAATATAATACACATAAATTTCAATTTAGAGGTAATGATTATGTTGGATATTGTATTAGGATTAATTGCTTTGACATTAATGATCGCTATGGTTGTTACCCAATTCATGACTTCGTACAAGAATAAGAAAAAAGCTCAATCTAAAACTAAAACCACTTGGAAAGATATAGCTCTAATCATAGTTATAATAGTTGCTGTCACATCAAATCTATATCTTTGTTATAAATTTACATATTCATTTTTTTATAAACATATTACACATTCTTTCATAATATTGGGAATAGCTTTTGCATTTCATTTTTTCGCTTTAAAGCAATTAAACACCAACTGGGCAGATTCAAGCACTCCTAACACAAATGCTGAGTTAATTACTTCGGGTGTCTACTCTATTGTGCGTCATCCTATATACTCTAGTTTCTTTTTTGAAGGTATTGGATTTATTCTAGCATCTCCATATTTGTTAGCTGTGGGTATAGTCGCTATGTATATTCCTGTTAGCCGGTTAATGGTTGACAAAGAGGAAGATAAATTAATTGATTTTTATGGAGAAGAATACAAAGAATATATGAAAAAATGTAAGTATAAGATTATTCCATTTATTTTTTGATAAAAACGATAATTCTATTGGTTTCTTTTGCATCACATATAAAACTGACCTACAAACTTAAGATGTTCTATGATTTCATCAAGCTGTGCAAGTGCTTTCTCACTGTTTTTTGAAAGTTTTGCAAAACCCTTCTGAGATTCGATAATTAAAATTGCCTTTTGAATGCCTTGTCCATGTGTCATACTAATTCCTCCTATATTTTTTGATATGGTATTCTAGGTGTATTGATACTGTCTATAGTAATAAGGCAAGGGTACGCAAAATCAACTGTATCTGAGTCTACAAGGTAATAAAAGTTTGGTGATAATTGACCTGCATTAATCATAAGTCTGATGCAATCTGTAACTTGGTACATGGACGTAAAATATTTTGGTACATCTATTGTATTTTTATTGTAATACTTTCCCGATTCTTTAAAACACGTAAGATTAAATTTAAATGCATCTGTCATATATAATAATCAACTCCTTTATAATATTCTTATTATCCAAAAATTACCTTAATACTTTCAATTATCGTCCTTATGTATCCTTTAATGCTTACAGGTTTACCACAACACCATAGCCATTTTAAATTTTCTGTTTTGGTTTCAGGTATTTCAAAATGCCCAAAAGCATAATGATTTAAATATTGTCCACACTCCGCACAAAATATATCATATTCCAAAATTTCAGAACCGTATCCGACAAGCCTATCAATATTTGTTTCTTTCTGTTTTTTACTTTTACATTTTGGACATCTAGAATAGTCATTCCACTTGTAAAATAAGCTTTTGATTTTTATTATCATAGTTTCTCCAGTACCTAACAGTTGCTTTTATTGGTTTGTTGATTCTGCATATTGGGGTAAGTTAGAAGGGATAGTACAATGATCATTCTTCAAATTAACCATAATTTCAGGATTATCAATAATTTTCAACAATGCAATCCCTAAAGCTGTATTTTGAAGAATTCTTTTTCTAAGTTCAACCAATGCATGAGGGTTATTAACATCAATATCATCAATTTTAACCATTCTTTTTCTGAACATTCTTTTCCATTCTTCTATTCCCCACCTACCATTACATTCGCCCCAAAGAAATTCTTGAACTTTTCTAGCAGACATTATCGCTTCAAATAAATATTTTTCTTCTTCACTTAGATTATTAAAACTTTTCATATTATAATATTCTCCTTTAATTTAATTAAATAAATCCATTTTTACATATTTTAATGGAACAATATCTATGTCTTTTATGTTATTATTTAATTCATTATAAATAGATTGTCCCCATGCAGTAGTTTCTACATGAATTTGTTCCACATTGTATTTACTACAAGAAAGCTTTATGACATGTAACATCTCAACTATGTCTCTACATTTCGCAATATAAACCTTTTCATCTACTAAATCTTTAACTAATACTTCGATATGATTATTCTTATGTAATAATTCCCATTTAACTTCTAAAATGGTTCTAGTATATCCATTTAAATGTCCATCTTTTCTTTTTTCGATTATTTCTCTATGTCTCTTTTCATTCTCTTCACGTTGTTTTCTATCTATCTCATCCCACTTATCTAAGAAGCACATAAATCTATAATCTTTATTTTCATAAGGAGCGTACCTGCCGCCACATTTACTTCTATTTTCATTACATCCTTTACATGGATCTCCTTGACTATTAACTAGTAACCAACACATTTGACCTTCCATAGTACAAGTTGAAGGTACGTATCCTTGATGAATACACATTGCTTTATAATCCATTTTACACCTCACATTTCAGCCTTTAAAATTTATATTTTATCGGTCTTCTTATAGTCCTTTAACCATTGCTGCACATAAAATAATTGTCCGCATCCTCCACCAATATCATCTTGACCTGCTGGATTAAATATTCTGCAATCATATCCTCTGTCTAAGAAATATTCTTGAAATTTTTGAATTGATTCTAAATTTCTAAATCCTGCTTTTTTCATTGTTTCATCGGCACTACAAACCACACTAAATGTAAAGCAGAATGCAAGTGGACTAAAATTCATATACAATTTTAAAAAATCACTATGCTTATTATTTGTTCCATCTACGCAATAATTTAAATACGGTTTTCTACCTGTCTCTTTCCACCATAATAATCCTGCATCTCTTAGCTTGTATAAACTCATCTTATTTTTATATGGTATTAATTCATTTCGATCAGCATCACATGATTTATGTATTGAAAATTGTAACCCTACCTTATGTATATCTTTTGATAATTCTATAATATTTCTGAAAACATCATCATTATCTACACCAATAGTAGACATTAATAGGTCAGCATTAGGATATAATATGTGCAAACTTCTAATAGCCCTTTCTACTTCTTTAAAATTAAGCATTGGTTCTCCCATACTCATAAACATGATCTGAAATTTTTTACTAGAACTATTGACTCCTTCAATGTTCATATCCTTTAGTATATAAGTAATTTGACTAAGAATTTCTTCATTTGATAGATTCCTAATAAATCTTTTACCTGTACCACAAAATGTACAACCTATTGGACATCCACTTTGCACTGAACAACATATAACAGTACGTTCATTAAAAGAATCATATTTATATAACACTGCTTCAGCTATTGCATTTTCAAATTCAAATATGTATTTCCATACATTCCCCTCACTACTATCTAATCTTTTCACAGTTTTGTACATACATACCTCCTATTGTAATATTTTAGCATTGAAGAATTATAGGCTTGTATTTAATATCCCTCATCTTCAAAATTTTCTTGTTTAACAAACTCTACAAGACATTTATTTTCTCCACATAACATCACCTGTAATATAACTACAGGATAATCAATCGCATGATTATATCCATCATAATCACTTTTGCTTGAATATCTTCTTTCTATTGTTGTATATTTTGGATTTATTTTATCAAGAAGTGTATCATCTAATTTAACCATCGTAATAATGCTTTTGGAATGAGATTTTCTAATAGTTCCACTAACAGCGTTAATATTATAATTGAAATTATTATTGTTTTTTAGATTTGTATTTGAATATGTGTCTAACATACTTACCTCGCTTTTAGGAACTTAATGATGTATTTTAAAGACTTAAATTTTTATATACTCTAATCCTTACGTTTTTCCTATTCTCATTATCTGCCCACTTTTTTAATTTAGAAATAATTTTCTCTACAGTCTTGGAATTAATAATTTTAGTATTTATTTCAATCATTGCGCAATAATCTTCTTCGGGAAAATTATAATAAACATAAGCATTCCCATCGTAATCTGTATAAAATATAATCCCTTGTTCATTTGATTTTTTATGGTTTTCTACAATAATTTTATATTTATTAAATAATTTTTCGAAATTCATTTTAGGCTTATTTCCTTTAAAGTTTTTCAAAGCGTAAGGGATAAACCATAAAAACCACAAACCAAACAAGCTACCAAAAAAAGAACCCACAGCCCATTCTTCACTATAAAAATCACTATAATAGTAAATAAATAATATCCATCCTAAAAAATAATAAATTCCACTTACAACCAACCAAAATATCATGATATTTTTCCTCTACTCTATAAAAGGTACATTTTAAGCACTCTTTTTTATATTTTCCTTATTTACTTGCTTCATAGTTTTACAAATAACTTTTGATATAATATTACTCAAATTCATTACAATGCTTAATCTAGTATTTTGTAGTATAAGGAAGTCCATAAAGCCGCTGAAATTAACTATTCCAGATATACTAATATCACCAACCGCCATTAAATCTTTGCCAACAGCAGAACCAGGCTTTAGCGAACCGTTATGAATATTAATATTACCAACATTCTCCGACTTACCTAAACAGGCATCAATTGCAATAATGAGATTGTTTTTAGTATCAATCATATTCATAGTTTCTTCTAGATTTTTTGCATGATCTGGATTTTCAAGAGTTCCATAAACATTGTATTTCTTATGTATTTTACTACCTACTATTGGAGCAAGCGAATCGCCTGTACTTCGATCTGTACCGATACAAACAAATATGATTTTATTAAACTTTTTATCCAAATTGATAATCAGGTCATAAAGGTGGTCGCTTAAAGTTTTGATTGCATGTTTATCACTTTGATTAATAGATATAGCTGATTTCATATTTTTATCCTTTCTATGCAATAACTTTATTCTTACTATCATAAATAACTGAATTTTCTAGCCCTAATACAACACCTTTTGTAATAACAACTTTCTTTGCATTTTTTATATCGGGGATTTCAAACATAACATTCTTCATAACACTTTCCAGTATTCCTCTTAAACCTCTAGCACCAGTCTTTCTTTCAATTGCTTTATTAACAATTTCCTCCAGTGCATCATTTTCAAATTCGAGGTTAACATTGTCAATATTAAGCAATTTCTGATATTGCTTAACTATTGCATTTTTAGGTTCAGTTAATATTCTTAATAACGCATTTTTATCTAATGGTTGCAGTGTAGTTATCACAGGTAATCTTCCAACTAATTCTGGCACTAAACCATACTTCACAAAATCATGAGGTTCAATTGTTTCTAATAAATTTGTATTATTGTTTTCTATTTTACTGCTTACTGAAGCACCAAACCCTATACTCTTTTCAGTCTTATTTTTTTGAGAAAGTATCTTATCAATACCATCAAATGCACCACCGCAAATAAACAGAATATTACTTGTATCTATTTCAATACACTCCTGATGAGGGTGTTTACGTCCTCCCTGTGGTGGAACTCTTGCTACTGTACCTTCAAGTATTTTTAATAACGCATGTTGTACTCCCTCACCATTAACATCTCTTGTAATTGATGTATTTTCACCTTTTCGTGCAATTTTATCAATTTCATCAATATAGATAATCCCTTTCTGTGCTAGCTCTTCATCAAAGTCCGCTGCTTGCAGAAGTTTTAACAATATGTTTTCTACGTCATCTCCGACATCAATTTGTTATCGTAAAGCTTTTTATCTTTACCTCAAGTTCATTACAAACTTGTTCGGCATATCTTTTTACCATACTTATATTAATCATCAAATTCCATAAATTTTTATAATATAAGGTTAGGTAGTGCGACCTCGTGGAGATATTATATTTTATATATTAATGGAATATATAATTTCAATCTCTATGCTCTGCCCCTGACTAATCTTTTAAAATTAGCCTTCGGTTCTGATTATCCTAAAACATTACCTTTATGTTCGTACATGTTTGGAAGGACTTCCCAGCTTAATTTCGCACTAATTATTTGGTCAGTTTCTTGACCAAACGGCATTGTTCTTCTTAAAAATATTTCATATTTTCTATCTAAATATATACTCGCATTTTTATATATTAGATTTAATAGTTGATAAAAATCATTTTTTCTTTCAATATGTATTCTAAAATATTCTTGATCTTTTTGTATTCTTGTATGTATTTTTAACTCTCTTATCATTATATTTAAATCTTCAACCAATTTTTCTGATTGTAATGTGAATACAATTCTATACTTGTCACCCTTGTCAATATAACCATTTCCATCTAAATAACCTCTAATAAAAGCAATTTTCATTTCTGTTGTTTTTAAAATGTTTGGGTCTATAAATCCATTATATGTTTTATTTGTAACACATCCAATGTCTATTAGTTTATTTACAATGTTTCGACTATTAATTGAAATATTGCATGTATTTCTTTTGCTATTTTGTCTTTCAGTAATTGGATGATTAGATTTAATTGCTTTTCTAAATTTTTTTAAATGGTTAAAATCGTAATCGGCTAATTCAATTGAAAATCTTAAACTATTCCCACTCGTATTAATACATCCATCTGCATAAATAAATCCAAGCCAATACGCTTTTGATTCGGTATTAATTTTATCAAAGTAGCAATTATCAACCTTATAGTTCACATCAACAATATTATGATTCCTAATCTTGATACCATTCTTATTTAATAATTTTGTTAGCTTATATCTAGAGATTTTATAAATTTCTGCTAACTTGCTTAATGACAAATGTTTATTTATATAATCTTCCATAGCTGAATTATAGTTTACAATATCACTTATATATCTTTACCGTCCTTAATTTTGAATAATGCGAATAAAATATGAAATATTTTTTAAAACCTTTACCCTGCTTCCGTTAACGTAGTGGCATCAGCAATAGCAAAGGGAAGTTTTAGCATTTTCGCTATTGTTCTAGCCAATTCAGTTTTTCCTATACCCGTAGTACCGATCATGAGTATATTGCTTTTCTGAATTTCTACATCATCTGATTTTTTCTTTTTCTTTAAAGAATTTATTCTTTTGTAGTGATTATAAACAGCTACACTTAATGATTTTTTAGCTTCTTCTTGTCCTATAACATGCTGATCAAGATATTTTTTAATTATGCTTGGAGTCGGTACATCATCAAGTAAATCATCTACTTTTATATCAGATTCTTCTTCAATAATTTCTGAACACAAATCTACACATTCATCACATATATAAATACCCGGCCCCGCAATCAATCTCTTAACTTGGTTTTGAGATTTACCACAGAAAGAACATTTAAGTGATTTTGTTAATTTATCCATCATTCAATCTCCTTTTATTTTATAATATTTTAATTTTGTGATAATTAAAAGTGATTTTTATATCCATTCAAACTTCTTCACAAACTTTTCATCCCATACGACCTTTTCATATCGCAATGGAGGATTCCACTCATTCCAAATTCTAATTAAGTAAAATAGCTTTACATTACCGCCACAATAAAAACACAGTTTTTTAAATGTTTTGTTTATCATAAAAATTTGGTACTTTTATATTGTTCTTATTCAATACACTATAAGCTCTACACATGATTTCTTCAGCCTTATCTGATAAATGACCATTCATTGTATCATGTAACACCATTCTAAGAGCTTCTACAACTTCGGGAAACATATTGCAAGCTTTAATTATATACTCAGCATTTTCATCTGATAATTCATAGTCATTAACATGTAACACACATTCTTTATCATTTACATCAAATATAACATTATATTTTTGTTCTCCAGAAATACTTTTTGAAAATTTCCAAGGTAATGGATTGATCATAATCTTCCTCCATTTAAAACACAGTTTTTATATATTCTTTTACTTTACATCCAAAATTGATACCACTTTTTTTATAGCTAGATTTTTGAGAACTTATCCAATCATTATACTTTCCCGTTTCTTGTTCAATGTTTTTTGTCGCTTCTGCCAATGACTCAATAGTACACTCATCTTCAATAATTTTAATCTCATAATTGGTTTTGAATACCACTGAACCATCTATCGATCTGATTCTATCAGTTATAAGCACAGTTAGGTCTAATTCTGGAATATACACTTTTTCATTTATTTCAAATGGTGGCTTTTCAATTTCACATTTATAGAAATTTTCTTCTTTTTTAAACCATGCATTATCTGCAATTGTTGGTTTATCAGTGTAATAAAAACCTCTAGAATAACTATAATCGCTATTTGTTTTACAATAATAATGCTTAAACATTATCCATCCCATAAAAATACATTTAATCTTGTCCATTATTTTAATCCTCTGCTTAAAACATGATTTTTATTACCTATTAGGTAATAAATAGTTACATCATAATCTTGAAACACATCTTCAATTATTTTGTAAACTATATTCCAATCACCACCAGCTAATCCACAGCCTAGATTATAAGGAATAGCAATTGAATCATTTCCACATTCTTTTGCAACAAATAATATATTTTCTAAACTATTTCTTAATGCATCATAATCTGTATATTTTTTATCTCTTCCAAAGTCAAATTGACCAAACAAATTAACTATTACTTTTCCATCAGGCATAGGCACAGTTTGAAACTCTCCCAATAATGTTCTTGGATTATTATCTTTACAACCTTCACAAAATTTCTTATATGAAGGATATAACTTTGGATATTTATCTTTAAGTTGCTTTGCTAATCCAGAACCCATTACACCCTGACAGTTCACTTGCTGACATATCAGTTTTTCATTTGCATCTAATATATTTCCTTCAACTATTTTTATCATGTTATTATCACTTTCTTTTTCTTTAAAATAGAGATTTTATACTGTCCACCAATCTTTTCTATTTTTGTTCTCAATTGTTTTTCCTTCATTAAGATTTTCACTATATTTTCCGCAACGTAAATTTCCATCTCTGCATATATTACCTGAAAATCTACAACATGTTTCTGCTGACTCTCTTATTCTATATCGTTGGTTTATACATTTCGGTTCAACTTCAAAGAATATAATTGTTTCCATTCAAATAGCCTCCTGATAAAATCACGCTTTAAATTCTCATTCCTCATCTTCCTTCCTTTGAGTCCCCATAATCCTTTCATATGCCTCTGGTTCAAGACACTTTATTATACTTTCCAAACCATTATCGGTGACATTAAATTCTATTTTTTTACCTTCAAATTTACTTCCCAATCTTGGTACATCGCATTTTAAAACATGACATTGGTTTCTTTTTGTTTCTTCGGCATAGTCAAACTTAACTGTATTCTTATAGCTTATAACCTCACTACTAAAATCATCTTTAAAATAAATAGTTTTTTGGCAATTTTTTTCATGGGTATCACATTTTTCTTCTGCATCTACCCCCTCAAAAATTTTTCCACACACGATACATTTAAATAGTTTTTCCATATAATTCACCATATCCTTTCTTGCGCTTTAACTTGCTGTTTTGATTGGTTATATTTATATTATATTATTGTAGTTTAACATTGTCAATAATATAAAAGAACAATCGTTCGACAGATTTTGACCTTATATTCTATTACTTAGTTAATTACTTCAATATAGGCTTCTCTTACACCAAATAGTCTAGCCTCATTATCATTTTCTTCTCCATAATACAGATCAATTTTATTATTTTTAATCAATCTCCCTGTATCTCTTGCTGTGTATTCTCCGTTAAGATAACTGAATTCTTTGTCTTTAAATAAAATTCTAACTTTACTACCCATTGGTATAACCTTTGGGTCTACTGCTATTGTTCTAGCTGTCTCTAGTGTCTGTCCTTTAAGACTGTATCCTGATGCCGTAATTCCGTATTCAGGATGTAGTTTACTTTTACCACAAGAATCTTCCGAGAGTGTATAAGCTGTAACTTTCACCTTATAGCCATTATCAATCACTCCTCTTGACGTTTCAAATTGTTTATGTTCTTCTTTTAACTTATTCACTTCTTTTGTTAGGTTGGAATTATTGATTTTGAGTTGTCGAATTTCAAATTCTTTTATTAAAATTTGGTTTGAATAATTAATTTTTTCTCTTATATGTTCATCTATTATAATATTGTGTTTAAGAGTGCTATTTGAATTTAATGAATAGTTGGCTGAGTAAACTCCAATAAAAATTAAACATATCAAAGAAACATATATCATTTTCACTTCCTTATGTATTTTCATATCTCTATATCTCTATCTCAACAATTTCAAACTTTCTAATCAACCCAACCTTATGAATATCTTTCTCCAACGCATCCTTCCATTTTTCAGCCATTTCTTTAGTGGTAGCCAGTAATATTTTACCGTCATCATATCGTTTTCTACTATGATAAGTGTAAACGCCCTTAATACTATAAACCCCACAATCATCTGTATATTCTCCACAATCATCCATAATCGTGTAATACATTTTATTAATCATATTTTATCCCCTTACATAAAATTTTAATTAGATATTAATAGTAAAAAAAAGAAAAAACATCACCTCCATTATTTACAAATATTATTATAATATTTTATTTAAATATGGAGAATTCATTATTCTCCGTAAAACATCTCACAAAAATATTCATAATCCAATTTTAAATGTGCTGATTGCTTTGCATTATATCCATATAATGTTAAAACATCTTCATAATCATAAGTAACTAAATCTCTTTTTTCACTAATTTCAATATTTCTTAACTTATCAAACATCCCTGAATAATGAATACTTTTTGGTTTTATATACCGTTTTTCAGTCCAAATCTTTATTTTTGAAAACTTAGTTATAACACCCATTCTATTAATTTTATCTTCAAAACCAATAATTGGTCTTACAATATAATCTGAATTAGCTAAATTTCTAGTTGGTGCTTTAGCATTAGAATTACCATTGTCTAGTTCGTAAATTGTCTCACTAATTGATTTTTTTAGTATATCTATTGATTGCTGATCAATGTTAGGAATAATTCTTGTTCCCTTTTTCGTATTAAATATAAATCGTTGTTTATCAAATTCTATATTCTCTTTAGTAAAATTAACTAGATCAACAGCTTCCTTACCTAGCACACCCTCATATATTAATATTATCATGGCCTTGTCTATTACATTATGTATCTTAGGTAAAAAATTATTATATAATTCTTCTCTGTTTTTAATAAATTGATCTTTCTTTGCATTTGAAACAAATTGTTTTAATTCATTAGTTGACAAATCTATAAAAGCCATATTAAGAGGACACATTCCCCTATTTTCTGCCCACCGTACATAACTTTGAATATAATTATAATCTTTTCTTATTGCCTTTATACTAGACGAAGATAGATTCATAAGCAATTCATTTCTTTGATAAAAATTGAAATGATATAGATCAGTATCATATTGTTCTTCAATTTTACTATAATTATTAAAAGCACACTCAACTACTTTTTTACTTTCTTCGGTGTTATAGTGTTCATTAATAAACTTTTCCTTAATCTCTTTATTATACATTAATCCACACCAACTTCTTTCTTAAAATAATTACTTATCAGTTTCACATTACTATTATTAACATCATCTTTGAATAAACCTATATTTTCCCAATCACTCGATCTTGAAAAATCTATCGAAGAAAGCGCCTGCTCTAATAATAATTTCCAATCATTCTTGTTTATTAATTTGCTGCCCAAAGCGATATAACCGATAAAAATTTTCTTTTCAAAGATAACGCTATTTTCACCTGAATACTTCTCCTGTAAAATACCTAATAATTCATTAAAATATTTAACAAAAAAATCTTGTAACTTTCCTAATTCTCTGGCATTCATATCTTTAAATTTAAAATTATGCTTCAATCCTTTTGAAAACACCTCAACAGTAGTATATTTATTCTGTGACAAATACTCAATATCATCAAGCGCTATCATACCAAATAATTCATTACTTTTTCTATTCTCACCATAAGAATTAATATCTTTGGTAAATGTTACATAAGCATCTCTATTATCATAACCTGCAACATGAGATAAATTCATTGGTGATGCTTTCTCTTCTCTTGCTAAATAGCTTTGTGCTTTACTTTCTGTCATATTATATATTTTAGCATGAAAATATCCTTGATTACTTGGATTGTTCATTATGCAAGCTGTTGCTGCAAGCCACCTATGAAAACCATCAATTATGTCCAAAAAAGTATTATCATTATCAACTTCGATAATCAAAATTCGCTTCTTTTCATCATATACAAATTTTTCTGTCCCAATTTTACGAATGTTAAGAGATATCAAATTGGCTTCAAAACCTGTTTTCATCATCTCAAACATGTCCATAATCTTATTTGACTTTACTTCAGGTCTTTTAATAAATTCATTTCCAAAATAAACTATTCTTGCTTCTCTCTGAGTACGATAATTATATGTTAATAATTTCTGATTAATAATATTACTCATTTCAACATAAGTCATTTTCGATACTAAATATTCATACTCCGAAGTTTGACTTACATCATATAAAATAATCTTGTTATCTTTATAAAATACATCTTCAGTATGTTGATCATGAGTTTTTATTTCTTCATCATAAAACCAATTTGTAATGTTAATTGTTTCATTTTTAGTTGTTTCAAACAAATATTTAGTAAACAAGTATAAGTCGGCATTAGATAATGTTTCTAAAGGAATATTTGTGTCATAAATACCCTGAACCTTTCCAATTCCTATATTATGTTCTGCTAATTTATCTTTTAAATAATTTACATCTTTTACTTCATTGTTTCTTCTTGACCGTTCTATTGCAGGATATAATACATTTATAAGTTCTTCTTTGTTAGCTTTCATCTTGATTTTCCCTTTCTAAAATAATATAATAATATCATATTAATATTATATCCTATATTTTAACATATCATAACATCATATTCAAGCAATTTTATTTTATTTTAGTTAAACTATTTATTTTCTATTTAGCTCTGAAACTCAGCCGACAAGACAGAATCTCTTAAAAACAGGTTCACCGCGCGCAATTTTAGTTGTAAACTCATTAAAAATTGATTTGGCATCCTTATCATAATCTGCACAATAAGCTTCAAGATCTTTCCATAAGAGGTTTTTAGCTATAACAAGATTATCATCATCTTCAACTACATTCATAACTCCTAATATTGCTCTTACCATTTCTTCCGCAAATCTTGGATTAAAATTAAGACTAATCATACCAAACTGCTTTTTAATCGCTGATTCTATTTTTATCATGGTTGCTTCAGATACTTTTCCGACTTTAATTATCTCACCATCAAATAAAAGACTTGCCTTTGTTTTAACTCTAAGTTGTTCAATCATTGCTACAGAAGGTTTTAATATTCCTGATTCCAAACCCACAGGCACATGTGAAGGAATGTAATTTTTCCCGATAGATGAAGACAAAGGGATTAATTGAAAAGTTGCACTTGAACCATTTCCTTTATTATTTGAAATAACCACGCACATCTTTATGCCACCATGCTCATTGTCAAGCGCTTCGCCAAGATTAACTTGACAAATATCACTACGCTCGATATTAATATTCTTTAATTCATCCAAAGAATTATTTTCCATAAATTTAAATATAGCATTTAGCTGATCAAAATCCACTCTTCCTTCAGATGCTTTTGCAATCTTTTTCAAGTGATGTAGTCTTATACAAGAATTATACCGGCCATTTATCATATCAATAATTTGTTCTGTTTCACATGTCAAATTCATATCTGTTAGAAATTGAGAAGTATTTCGATTACCTTTGGCTAAATTAACTAGTCTGGATACTTCTTTCATATCAATCCAATTTTTATTTTCGTAGATCGGTTTATTGTATGATTTAAATTTGTCATAAAAAGTTTTCATAGTCCTACACTCCCTTACTTATCTGCAAACGGCTTGTTGTTTTTGTAAATTTTGTATGATAAAATTATATTATAATAATTTCAAAATGTCAATATTTATTTTATAATATTTTAGTTAAATTATGATTCTCATAAAAAAAATAAAAACTCTAGGTAATTATCCTAGAGTTTTTATTTAACCCTTATGTATTTTTGCTATAATATTTTAGTTCGGGTTATTTCAAGCAATCTGGAGTTTCTTCTTTATACCAGAGAATCCAACAATCAGCAGGTTGAGCAACTATTGCTTCGATTAAAAGTGCGTCCATTTTTCCACCTCCAAATTTTAATAACAGCTATATATAAATATCATTTTAAATGATATAACTGTTCATAGTAATTTTGTTGCTTAATTAAAGCAGATACTACAAAATTCATTAAAAGCACAGTCAATAATGGTAGAACTAATACAATACCTAATGTTACACAAATTTGTTCATTAATACTTGTATTTACAAATATATTGTTATATAGAGTTAATTTAATAAATTCAAGAATTAACAAAATATTAATCGTTATTAAAACTATTCCAAAATACAATAACTTCTTGTTTTTAAATACAATGTTTAATAAATAGCTTATTTTATTATCCTTTTTAAAATAAAGAATGAAAATTAAACATATTTCTATAACTATCCAAACTAAAGATGTTGTTAGCTTAGTATAAAACATCTCATCATTCATCATTAGTTTCGTCGGGTCGATCTTTATAAGAGTCATTAATAAAAGCAGACTTAGATATTCAATCATCATTGCTATAAAAAATGATGTGATAAAACTCATTAACACTTTTAAACCTAACCAATGTATTTTTTGATATGATGTTGAACTGATTAAATATAGTAATATTAAATAAAATACCAATAAGCCAATTATCTTTGCCATTAAGCCGATATTTAAAAGTCCTAATAGAGTTAATACAATTGATGAAATTAATGCAGGAAATAATAAATTTATTAAGGTTGATTTTATTTTATACTTATCTAGCATATTATACTTTTTTAAAAGAATATATGTCATAATTGTGATAAAAATAGCTTCTGGTATAGAAAAGCATAACATGTCTCGTAAATCTAATAATATCTCTTGCATTTATTCTTCCCCCAAATAACTATGTCTTATTAATATTAAATCTATTTATCTGATCTAAAATTTTATTAAACCAGCTCGTCAATGAAATCAACTCTAATCCTAGCCCTATACTAACATAACAAATAAATTTTAACAATAAATTTAAACTTGCTGGTATTATTAGACTTGAAATAAAGGCGGCAAGAATTATATAACTTGTTGTAAATATTAAACACCTATAATAACCATTTAAATGATTGCCTTTAAATATAAACCTAAATACTAAAAAAGGTATTAGTATTGCAATTGTTGGTATAATTATATTAAGAATAATTGCAATTATAGATATTACAAATAAAATAAATAATTCTAATAATAATCCAGTATAAATATAACTATATACAGACAACGCATCTTCTCTAGTTACTTTTACATGCTTCTTTTTCTTTTTTAACAAAGCATTTTCTAATGTTGAGAAATCCTTTAAGCGATTTACTTTGTATGCAGCAATTATACCTGCTAACTTTTTCATTAATTTGTACATTTAATCGATATCTCCTGTTTTATATTATATTATTGTAATTAAAATTTGTCAACATTTTTTATTCTTTTTTCTTTAAAATTGCACTTTTATTTGCCAATTTGTCAATAAAATTCATTTAATTTTCCTTTCTTATGTATTTATAATGTCCCAAAACTACTACACTTAAAAACCATGCTAGAAAAATTAGAACTATACCCAAAATTCTTATATGAGCTAGCCAAAGCAGCATTCCAAATGTCAGGAAAATTCCTGAAATAAAACCGATTAAATAATCTTTCAATTGTATTGTTCCTCCTTTATCTTATTCTTAAATTGCACAATTAATCATCGGTCTCTGCGCTTAAAACAACCTCATCATCAATAACTACCAATTCTATTATGTCTTTCTTTTCTATGTGTGTATCAAATTCAATCATATAAACACTTCCCTTCCGTCGCATAAGACATATTTACTGAGCAAATTGAACACTCAAACGTCTATACTGGCTATTTGTAATTTCCTTAAGTTCTACTTTCATAGCCTGACCTAACTGTTCTGGTGTAGCTGTAGCAGCTAAACTTCCATCTGATATATCCAATTCTACAACTTGTCTTTCTCCTTCTATCTGAAAATATCTTTTCATTTTCATACCATCCTTTCGAATAAACTAATTAATTCCACTAAAACTTGTATTTTATTGCCTATTTGTATTTTACCTTTCCTGCCATTTGCATTAATTGTTTTTCTGTTGTGTGAGCATATATTTGAGTTGTCTTTATATCACTATGGCCTAAAGCTTTTTGAATTGATGGTAAAGGTGTTCCAGCATCTAATTGATCTGTTGCATAAGTATGTCTTAAGATATGAGGAGTAAATTCAACTTCAATTATGTCTGCAAATTTCTTAATCATCTTCCTTATTGATGCATCAGTAATTCGATATGGTTCTTTGTTAAAGTAATGTAAAACAAATATTGAATCACATGTTGTTTTTGGTCTTATTACCAACCAATTATTTATTGCCTGAACTGCATCTTCGTCAATATAGACTATTCTATCTTTTTCACCTTTGGCAGCTCTTATATATACCCTATTACCTTTTATATCACCTAAGTCAAGATTTGTGATTTCGCTTATTCTCATACCGCTATACAAAAATAATTTGATTATAGCGACATCTCGTAAACTACCTTCAACCTCGGCTACATGAATCAATTCTTTTGAGGTTTCAAAATCCAAGTGTTTTCTTGGCTTTTTAGGTATCTTAGGCTTCTTAATATTATGCATAACATCATTATCAACCAATTTAAATTTATTAAGGTAATCAAACAATAATCTTATGCTAGATATTTTTCTTCCTTCTGTTGAAGCTTGATTTTTTAGTGTTCGCTGCCATTTCACTACATCTTGAATGGTTAATTTGTTAAACAAGTTTAAAGATACTTCAGTAGTATTGAAATACTCTTTCAACCACTCTAAAAAAGAATAGATATCTAATTGATAAGCAATTATTGTATTGTCACTTAATTTTTCATTATTCTTTTTATAGTCTAAGAAATTTATTACAAACTCTGGTAAAGGTTTATTTTGGTTCAATATCATATTAATTCACACCTACTATTATATTAGTTTAGTTTAAGAATTTAATTTATCTTCAAAAACTAATTTTATTCTATGAACTTTGGCATTCCGCTACCAAGAAAGGCAAAACTATATTTATTATCATTGCTATTAAAAATTATTTTGTTAACAACAATATCACCCAATTCTGTTTCATTGGTTTATTTATTTTTTAATGCATTCGCCATATTAACTATTAAATCTATATGTTCTTCTTTCAACCCTTTAATAGCTTCATTAACTCTTAATACATTGATGTCTGTTTCATCTTCTTTAAGAAATTCGATTAGTCCGATTCCTAAAGCATTACATATTTTATCAAGTATTTCTATATCTTCTAACTTTCTGTTATTATTTTCAATTTTACTTATAACTGATTGTGAAATTCCAGATACATTTGATACATCATATGTTGTCAGATTTATTTTTTCTCTAAGTGATTTTAGTTTGTTCCCTATATCCATATTTTCTCCCAATAAAAACTATCTTATATATTCTCAATATAATCTCCTGTCAGTTTTTGCTTCATACTCAGCCCAACACTTCATATAAACATCAGGATTTTCTTTAGAACTTAGTCGATATTTTCTATATTTATTTTTCAATGCTTTCATTTCTTTATAAACATCCGAATTCACATAATTCCAAATATCAAAATATATTGTATCGAATTTTGTTCCTTTTGGAAATTCATATTCAAAAACATCACCTTGAATAATTTTAACTTTATTGTTTAAAAGTAGCTGATTTCCAACTAATTCAATTACTTCAGGACTCTTTTCAAGAATAGTAATAGATTTAACTTCAACCTTATCTTGAACAGGCAATACTATTAATCCTATACCCAACCCTGCAATAAAAACATCTCCATTTGCCTTCAAAACAAATTCTCTGTTGGTTCTCTCTTCCATATATGTATTAGACATTATACAGTCCATTCCATCATGAAGTCTAATATATTTACCATATGGGATAGGGTTTCCGAATGATCTATTACTATCATTAATCTCAAATTTTTGAAGTACATATTTACCTATTTTACCTTCATTTAATATTTCATGCATTGCCTGATACATTCTGCTACCTACCTTTACTAGTCATTAAAAACGAGATTTTAAGTGTTTAATCTTCTAGTTGTTTACCTAAAAAATCGGCTGCATTTTCAACAAGTTTAATTTCAACTTCTCCAAAAACTATATTATTAACTGTACTTGCAAGTATTACTGAACCACAGGTTTCACCTTCAGACATAATTGGTTTTATTATGATAGAATGAAAATTCAAGCTCTGACCATTAACTATATTTATCTGTTCGGTATTTGTGATAAACAAATGTCTTTCATCAATAATATTTTCCAACTTCTCACTAATAGGTTTTTCAAGAAAATCTCTTTTAGATGTACCATTTACAGAAATTATTGTATCTCTATCAGTAATGAAACAAATATGTCCAGAGGTTTTATGTAAAGACTCTGCGTACTTCTCTGAAAATTCCATTAAATCTTGAAATGGTCTGTATTTTTTTAATATTACTCCACCATCTTCAATAAAAATCTCCAGAGGATCTCCTTCTTTAATTCTTAATGCTCTCCGTGTTTCTCTAGGTATTACAACTCTTCCTAAATCGTCTATACGTCTAACTATTCCAGTTGCTTTCATCTATAATCATATCCTTTCTATTTAACCTTTAAAATGAATATTTTAATTACCTTAATCAACTTCAGGCCTTGATTCTGTTGTATAATTCAAACAAGTTTCTGCTTTGATTGTATACATATCATAGTCATTACAGGTATATGGAAAACTTAATCTCCATCTGGTACAATTTATACATTTTCTATCTTTAACACAAACTGTCTCTTGATAATTATTATATTTTCTAGCTTTACTAATAAAAACATCTTTGATATCCATACCCAATAAAACCTCCATTTCAATGGTTATTTTCCTGCAACTACAACCTTGAATTAATTATATATTTTTACCAGTTTACTGTCAATAGATTTTTACAATTTATTTTATAATATTTTAGTTAAGTTTTTATTAAATTAACAGATATATGCATATACCGATCACATAAACCAATGCCGCAACTTTAATAAGTTTGTTCCATGTTGAAAACCAATAGTGAAGTGATTTTTTATATTTTAAACTAATTATTAACTTGGTATTTCCAATTGAAGAATTTATAAGTAGAAATAAAGATATGTAAGTGTTAATTTTATATCTAAAATAAAACATAGATATAAGATAAAATGCTGCTTCAGTTAAAAACATTATGATAATTAGAATATCAGCTAACGAATCATTCTTTACTATTTTATCAATTGAATTTACTTCTGGCTCTGACAAATAAATCTGCTCTTTTCCAAACCGATAAAAAAATGTTACTATCTGATGATAATAAATAATTCCCACAATTTAAGCAAAAATAAGCAAAAATGTTCTCATATTATATACCTCATAGATCGGATAGTTTACATAATAAATATAACAGAGTACAGAGTAAATTACTAGTGTAACTATGTAAGTAATATAATTTTAATAAATCACAGCATTTTGATCTGCGAAATATTAAATTGAATTACTTTCTCCATCGTTTACAATTTTTAGTCCTAATTTGGTACAATATTTAACTGCCATACTATACTTCTTAAATGCATTTAACCAAAACCCCTTAGAACCTATGACTATTATAGCATAGTGAAAATCTCTTGCGTTCCATAGTTCATCAGTCTCTAAAATATATACTTTTGATTTATTTTTTATATAGTTGCGAACCTGCTGTCTAGTAATTAAATTCATAACTCTTTCATCCCTTTAAAATCAGACATTTATTGGCTTATATTTATCTATTATCATACCATTGTTTACTTTCAATATATTGTTCATACGTCTTTGGTTTCGGACATATTTCTAGTGGTTTAAAATGTTCATCAAATTTATAACCCAGCAGACAATCATTTATATATTGCCTTTGGTCTAATGCTTTACATCCCTCACAGGTTCTTTTTTGACTCATTTTAACCATTTCTATTTCTCATTTCTTCAATCATTTGTATTCTTTCCTTTTCCACTAAACTCATGTCTATATCGAAAAATTCAGCCAAAAGATTATCAATTTTAACAAATGATGAAAAGCCTATTGGAATACTAGGGGTTTCAAATTTCTCATTTCTGTCAATTAAATTGTACTTTGACATCAACCATTCTAAAAATTCACCACATAGTTGTGATTGTTCTGATATTGCTTTTAACTTTTCGCTCTCTGTATATTTGATTTCTTGCATATGTTCTTCCTCCCACTTCCCAATAAAACTAAATTATTTTCTTTTCAACAAGTAGAATAATTTCTTTCAGCATATCAATTCTTGCATCTCTGCAACCTTCTTCATAATCTGATAAGTAATTTGCAGAAGTAGATTTTACTTGATTAAGTTTTTCTTGTAATTCTTTTAATAATTCTTCCATTTAATATTACCTCCTATAACCCAATAAAACTAAATTTTTATACCCATACCTTCAGCCAATTCATGCCAATGTTTATATTCTCTTACCTCTTTTACATTTCTTTTAAAAATATTATTATATTCAGCTTCTTTAGCATCGGGATAATAGTATTTAAAATACCCAGTTCCAGGCATATATGTGCTCTTACTAACAACAAGAGTACTTAATAATGGCATACCTAATTCTTTACATACATCAGATACAATACCCAAAGGATAATCTAAATTACGAGGATTAATTTTAGTACTTAATTTCTCAGATAATAATCCATAAGTAATCAATGCATGTTCTGGATCATTTTTTAATAATATTAATAATTGCTCAATAATATCAATACATATGCTATCCATGTCATTATTCATAAAATGTTCCTTCTTTCAGATAATATTCATTATGCGAATTATTTTTACTGTTTAAAATCACTGTTGCTTTTCATTAAATCGCCTAATAAATCACTGTAATTTTTTTGTTTTAAACTATGTTCTTTTGACTTTAAACTAAAGTTCTCATAGTTTCCTTTTAATAATTCAATTTCTTGAGTAACATCAAGTCCAGCTAAATGTTTTCTAATCAAATCTTCAATAATCATATGTGCATAATGGCTAGCTTCTTGATGAATTGAGTTTGCATAAGTATCAGCAGGATTTAAAGCTTTAAATATTTGTGTGTACTCACGTATTGCATTAAATACTCGCCTATCTTTATTGTTCATATTACTTCCTTTCTAAAAGGATGCAGTGTTTAGGGTTGTTTATACAATCCAAAATTAGACTTTCAACCTCATCGATAATGTTACCTTCTTCATCATATAAAATCGGGTGAGTACAGCCGTCATTAAGCCCAATACTTGAATCTCCTGATTCGTAATATGTACAATCCCTACAAGTCAAGTTACCATTGTCACACTCTTTTTGTAATAATCTTATTTTCATTTATTAATCCTCCTATTTGATTCATAAAAATTTTTATTTGGTGCGTATTAGACTTGTACCGCGCTTAAAATCCGTCTTTTATCGAAAATCATTTACTACTTTATTCCCACATTTTTTGCATACTATCTCTTCAACATCATGATCGCTTTTGCAAAATTGTAGTGTATCATTATCAGATTCTATAAATGAAACATTCTCTGGCATATCGTCATATTTTTTTATTGTTAGATTAGCTTGATTACTACACTTATTGCATATGACAGTAAACCCTTGCATATAATAATCCTCCTTTAAAATACGTTTTTTATTCATTTATTAACTTTCTCATTGGTATTACATTAAATTTATCCCAATTAACTTGTAGACATCCAATTAAATCAGAAAATTTAAACTTTTCTTTTTCGCTTTGATAAGATTGTTCTCCGTTAATGAAAACGGTAACCCATCCATCGTTTGAATCAATTATGGTAATATTATCTATATCCATATGACCCTCCTTTTAAAATTCACATTTTATCATCTTCTGTTCTCTTTGCTAATCTGCAATCTTACATTCCACTTTATATAATTTAATTAAATCCATAAACTTACTTGCACCTGTACCTCTAAAATCCCATAAGAATTTATAATCATCCTGTAAAAAATTGAGTTCTTGTTCTTCCAGCTTTTTAACATCAATTTTCTTGCTGTTTATTAAATTATCACGCATGATTATGTACTTTTCTAAATCTTTTCTTAAATATTTGTCACCATCAACTTCTGGAAGGTTAAATCTTTTATATCTTTTTACATTATGAAAATCTAACATAGTTAATCCATCCTCTTTATAAGTGAATAAAACTCGCAATTTGTTTCAATCATTTATAGTTATATAGTTTAAGAATCTCTGGCCATACTCTGTAAGTCTGCTTGCGTATATCCCACTTTCTGTCATGATCCCGCCAAGGCTGTCGGTGCTAAATAATCCTCTATTATATAAATCTTTTATAAGTCTATTTGTAAGTTGATTATCTGAAAAATCACTATATGCAATTTCTAAAATACTAAGCGGAGAACCCATAATAATATTGGGTCTTCGAACATTGTTGTCTATGAACCATTGAGAAGGATTTTTGAAAAACAATAAAATTCTTAAATGTAAAATATTTAATTCATCTACTAATTGAATAAATGTTGTTTGCTCTATTTCTGCAATTTTAATATTCAAGGCAGTATTAATTATAGCATTTCTTAAAGCCATTAGTTTTTCTTGTCGATGATTTCTTAAAGCAATTTGAGTAGCTTGTGACACTATGGTTATAAACAACTCATTATCAGATAAATTATTAATATTAAAATTATCCACTTTTTTCGTTAATTCAAATAATGATTCAGACAACCTTATCATCCACTCATTCTTTCTTTTTTCAATTGGTGAAGATATAACAGAAAATAGAATTTCCGATATTGCCGAACCTGCAACTGGTACACTAGAAACTATTCCTTTTGAAACTGAATACACATAATCTCCTGCTGAATTTTTTAAATCTTTTTCAATATCACTCATAATTAATTTTAGCCTCCTTTTAAAATAACCATTTCAAATTTTCAATCTTCTTCAATATCTAATAAAATATTAATAGCCTTTTTATATTTAGCAACTCTTTTTAAATCTATATAAGTAACTTTTTGCAACCTTTCTAGATCACAATTATGTTTTAAATCTAAAAGTTTTACTTCCTTTGCTAAAGAATTGGTTTTAATTCTGCTGATATAGTCAAAGTAGTCCTCTTTTTTATCATGAGTCAAACAATCCAAAGCATCAATAATTTCTTGTCTAAATCCAGTATTAATTATAAAGTCTCTATAACCTTGTACTCCATCTTCAATTACATCATGCAGTACTGCCACTATTCTTACATCTTCATTGTGTCTACATTGCATCATTACGTGTAATGGATGAAGTATGTATGGTTGCCCTGCTTTATCTAATTGACCCCTATGCGCCTTTGCCGCTATTTCTATTGCATCTTCTAATTTCATAATCTATATCTCCTTACCACTTAAAATATCATTTTTATCTATCTACAAGCTATTATACTATTACCAATAATACCTTCTTTTTCAAGTTGTATAATCCAGTTAATTTCTTTTTTTAAGTTCTCTTTTAATTCGTTGGTATAAAGCAACAACCATCTAACTTCTTGTTCAATTAAGATGTCTTTAAAAATTTCTCTGGCATTTTCAAAAAATTCATACTGGTAATAATCAATTCCCATGCTCAAATATGTATTAGATAGAATAACGATATCGTTAGACCTACCGAATTCATTAAATACTACTGCTTTTTGATTTTCCCCCTGAAGAAATAACATAGTCACCACTCCTATATAATCATCATACCATATTTTTACTTATCTTTAAAATCTAATCTGTTATTTACTTAATGCTTCTATAATATGCCATTGATCACTAAACATAATAAGCCTATGATCATATAAAGATAAATTTTTGACTTGAATAAATTTAATTTCTCCGTTGTTAATGTCCAATATTTCTATTGTGTCATTCCAATCTGCTGAATACTTACTAATAAATCCATCATTGATATATTTCATGGAATCGTAATCTATATTTGATGTTCTAGTTATTGTCATATTCATTATCATTTAAATAAATCACCTCCTCTAATACATTCACACCTTTTAATATTTCTTGAACGTTTTGATATTTGCCCATACACAACATCCTATTATATTAATTTACTTAAATCTACTGTATTGTTTGCCTATTTAATAAAAGTTATATCCACTATCGTCCATGTTATATTTTGTAAACAGTGATTTATCCAAATTAGGAAGTATTTTTGATACATTATCATAATCTTTTGCATAGCATTTAATTATATTTCTTCCAGCCGCATTTGAATAATCAAGTTTATAACCAATAATATTTGATATCTCTTCAATAAAATTATTACAATCTTTATTAGGAATACAACACATCATTACCATATGTCCATGTTCATATATTTCCATATCACATTTTTCCAAATCCCAAGTAAACATATTTAATCTCCTTTAACTTAAAACCACTATTTCATTGAATCATTGTTAAACTTATTGTAATTTTCTTTAACAAGATTCAACATATATAATCTGTCTTTAAGCCAATCTCTGCTATTACATCCAGATTCATTAATTGCACCCTCTATAGTTTCTATAGATTCATCTAACCATTTTTTAAATTTATCCATTATAAAACCTCCCATTAAATCACAAATTCTATTGGTTTAAACCTTAATCAACTCTTTACTTTGGATATTAACAGCCTTATCAGTATATAAAATCCCTTCCAAATGATCATATTCATGTTGTACCACTCTAGCATTAAATCCTTCGAATTTTTGTTCTATAAACTCTCTGCCGTTACAATATTTTATTGTAATATTTTTATGTCTTGGGACTGTTCCAAAGCAGTTAGGAACACTTAAACACCCTTCTGTGTCCTCTGTCATTTCATCACTTTTATCTATTACTTCAGGATTAATAAATATTTCAATTTTTTTATCAATAACCGCAATAAATAATCTTTTATTGATTCCTACTTGTGGAGCAGCTATTCCCACGCCTTGATTTTCAATCATTGTTTTGATCATTTCACTTATTAATTCGTTTATTTCTTTCGGCTTATCACTATCATTTACCTCTATACATTTTTCCCTAAGTTCTTTTTCCTCTATTACAATTTTCATATAACAACACTCCTTATGTATTATTTTATTTTAATTTCAATACCCTTTAAAACAGCGATTTTATTTCCTTATTATGTATAAATTTTATCAAATATACAGTCCATTGTCAATAATATATTATAATGTTTTAGTTAATAGTATTTATAAGTTGCCACCACACCTTGACAACTTATAAACTTATCTTTATACTTTTAATTGAGTGAATATTGACCTGCTGCGCATACAAGCACACGGTCTTTCTTTTTGTCCTTATTTATTAATTTATTCATATCATTCATATAGAAATTAATTATTAAAGAATCTCCATTTCTAAACAATAATGAAATTTGATTTTCCTCCTCGTCCTTTTCATAATCATGAACAATAGTTATTATTTTAATTTTTTCAATATTAAATTCAAAATCATCGTCTAGTATATCTCTAAACAGGTAAGTACCATTACTTCCACTTAGAAAATCAAACCCTCTATAAGTTTTGGATTCAACTATCGACCCGAAAAATGTTGTGCATAAATAGTTTCCATTAGCAGCATTCATAATTTGCTCAAATTCATTCATCGTAATCTCTCTAACCATTTTAACCCCCTATTACAATATTTCCACAGTTTACATAACATTTTTCGCTCACCTCTTATTTATAAAATCGAACACTTGTTCTTTTTCCATTATATACTCGAACAAAATTATTGTAAAGATATAAAATTTGAGGGTGTTAATATTTTCATAGTATTAGTGTAAATGGAAGTTTTATTCCCGATTTCTTAAGATTAACAATTGTATTCCTTATGTATAATTTAAAAGTTCACTCCTTTAATTTTTTATAGTATAATCTTTCCAAAATCGTACCGTTACTATGTTTCAAAGCTTTATTAATTTCAATTGTATATCAGTTTCTTTTGTCTGTAAATAGGGCTTAATTGTTAGAAACAGGTAAAACAGTTGAGTATAACCATCCACTCAGAAGCAATCATTTACATATAGGCATTTTGCTTAAAACAATTAATTTAAAAAACTTTAATTGTTTCTTTACTGTTTCTTCCATCTACATCAGGCCATCATTTTACTTACCTTATCACTAAAATGTAATAACATAGTTTTGATATTTAAGTCCATTTTAAATGTTCCTAATGTTGATTGTCCAAATGCAGTATTCAATTTACTACTTTCAGAACTCTTATAAGCAAGTTCTATTGAATATCTTATTTTTCTTTGAATATTGTTCCAAGTAGTCCCTTCCTTGTTGGCGATAATTGTACAAAAATCCTTGGTTAATAAAGTTCTATCATTGATCAGAAGCATTACACTTTGTGATATATATTTCTTTCCTGATTCAGTTAACACTAGTCCTTCTAAAAACTCATGAATTATATGTTCAGCATCCTTTTTACTGCTCTCATAATATGCCATTTTAATTCTTTCAATAAACAACTCAAATTTAAAGGGTTTTGTAAAGTAATATACATCATCTAAAACACCATCTGCCAATTTTCTTTGAACTTCTTTTGCCTCACTTGAAAAAACTATTTTAGTAATTTTCTTGTTATAATTATTTCTTAGCTGCTTTAATACTTCTAATCCATCCCATATAGGCATTAATATATCCAAAATAATAACATCAGGTTGCATTTTTATTATTGCTTCATAAGCCGATTCCCCGTTATTATATTCGCCTATAACCTCCATATCCGTTTGCCCGTTAATTAATTCTTTCATGACTTCTAAAATTACTTCATTATCATCTGCAACGATTACTTTAATTTTTTCCATATCTGCTGCAATCCTCTCTAAATTAGTGTTTACAAAATTATTGTACAGCATATAATAGGGATTGAATAGTTAGTATTTTGGATAAGAGAGGGCAGAAATAAAACAATTAACATTTAAATAACAAATTTTGGATTTTATTTAGTTAATGTAATATAGATTATTCACTTATTTCTATATCACGTAATCTTTGTGCCTCTTTTAATTTATCTCCAGCCAACATAGCTAATGATTTTCGTGTTTTTTCATTTTTAATACACATTGCACTATTATATGCCTCCTGATACTTTCTTACAGCATGTTTATAATTTTTTCTATCAAATAACGTATCTCCTGCAATAATAAGGACTTCTACACTACTGACATTTCCATCTTCCCAAGCCATAATATTTCCTCCAAAACATAATAAATAGTATTTTAATTCCTTATGTATATTGCTCCTAATAATAGGAGCAATTGGCTTATATTGAGTAATTTCTTATTGCATCAATTATTGATGATGTGTTCCAATGAACCATTGTTTTCGCAACTCCACTTACTTCCGATGGAATTCTCTCTTGCCCCCAAGGAATAACACCAATTATTGGTTTATTTAGAGCTTGAGCAATCTCTATTTCTCTCTGAATCCATTTTCTATGATTGTAATACATTCCAGATAAAATTAATACAGTGTTTACTGGTCTAATTTGTTTCCATAGTCCATCATCAAGAGCATAGTCGGTATTAACTTGCAAACTATCATGTTGAGGTACACTATAATTTCTAAAATAAAAATATGGTGCGTCCTTTAACATTCTTTCTAGATTATAATATTCACTATTGTAATCCCAAGCGTGACTTATAAATAAGTCATAAGTTTTTAAGTCTGGCATACTAAAGACCTCACTTTCTAATATGTAAATATACTGTTTATTAAAAGTACCAAAAATATCAAGCCAAATATTAATGGTAATTTTTTTTCTATATGGCTCGTAGGATTATATTTCTTTTTTACTTTACCTTCTCCTGCTTTTATCCATTCGTAAGTATATGGGCATATTGGTAACGACTTTTCGATTTCATGTACTAAATGCCATTTTACTGAGTTAATTTGTTTATAACTATTTACTATATTATACCAAGAAAACGATAAAAGCACTCCAGCAAATAAAATACAAATACTTGGCACAAATAATGAAGACTTTATGACTCCGTAGGTTGTGAGTATTAAAGATGTAAGTGTTACAAAGAATGTATTTGATGTTATTCTTCTTTGGCTTATTCTGTCAGCCATTTCTACATATAACTTATATTGTTCTAATATATGTTGTTTATATTGAGCACCATATTCTAACTCATTTATATCTTGTGTCTTAATTGCTTCAGACATAAACCCCCTCCATTTAAAATTCTTATTTTATTGGTCTGTACATCCTTATTTTCTTCATTTTACATACTCTGTAGCACAATATCCTATACATTGTGGTGTACCGTATTTAGCTATATTATCCTCATTACCGAATCTTTTTGAGCAAACATATCTAACATCTTTCCAATTGATTCTATTATCATTCAAAGGCTTGCCTATTATAACAATATCTTCAACTAAGAAATAATTATCCCATTGTTTAACTATATATTCTTTCATTTCTTGAATACTATCAAACTCTTTAGCTTCTTCTAAAGAATCAAATACAGTGCCTCCTCTATGAGGTCTATAGATAATCTTTCCTTCATATCCTGCAAACTCTATATTCCATTCATGCTGAATTTCATTAGCAATTCTATTAATTGCTTCATGATTAATTTTAATTTCGTCCATTACTATTTCCGCCTTTCTGTTATACACTTTTAACAAATATCTTATTTCATGCACTATTATATGACTTCTGTTACCCACATAGAGTCATTTCCTATTTCAGTTTTAAACTCACATAATTTTAAATCTGCAACATAAACCAGTATAATCCCATCTTGCACAAACACATGAATATTATCAGTTTTAAAATATCTATTCATTTCATCATGTATCATACCAGCTAATTCATTATTTCCTTTTGCTCTATAGCTATTTTTAACTATATCTCTTACATACTCATACATTGACATCATTTTTATCCATCCTTTCAAATTATGATATGAATTCCACCTTCTATTTAAACTATTTATTCACAACCAATCTATAAAAATAACTATGTGTTAAACTCTCGTTTACCTCATTCCACGCCTTTTTAATTGCTATTTTATCATCTTCGGCACTTAGCTTTATTTCTTTTGTACCTACTAATTTCCCACCCATTATTGTTTTCATAGTTGGGTTTGTTACAATTTCCCAGACCTCAAAAATAAAACTGTATTCTTTTTCATACATATTCATTCTAATACTGTCCTTTCTGTTAACACCAATTCACCTTTTATCTACTTATATACATATTCGGCTGAGATATAAATAAAAGCTTAACCATATCTTCATATCTTTTGTGAGATTCAATAATCAAATCATCCTCACAATTTCTAATATTACTGATAAAATCCTTTTCATGCTCATCAAAAAACTTTTTGAATAATCCATCAAGTTTTAAATCTCCCGTTTTTCTCCAAATATATATTTCTTTACATATTTGAATTAAATCACTATCTGAAATTTCTTTAATATTTTGATTCATAATCAATCTTCCTTTCGCTTTTCATGAAATGTAGTATTGGTCTTAACCCTTAAAATCCTTGTTTTAAGTGCTTTCAATATTCATCGAAATAGTATAATTTCGCTTCTTCTATTCCTAATATGTTTGTTAAAGTCATGTTTGCGTGTTGTACATCAATTATTTTTTTTATACCGAAATTTTCACACCACTTAATTGTATCAAGTTTAACTTGTTCATCACATTTTGTTATATCCCAAATTCCATCTTCGCATATTTCTGCCCACATATTGTTATTATCTGTATTCCAATGTATTACACAACCCCATCCGGTATCAGGACATTGAAAATCCCCTGTTGATTGTACTAAAGTATAATTATGTTCTGGACTATAAATAATATTGTGTATTTCTTGATATGTCATTTTAATAACCTCCATTAAAATAATAGTTTTAAGTTCTCGTATCTGTTATTGCTTTATTTCAAAAATTCTTCTATAGTAAATTCCCACTTACAAGCTATTTGTAATGCCTGTTCAAACAGAGGTATATTTACAGAAGTTTGATTAGTCCAGGCATATACATTATTACGTGCAAATCCTAATTCCATTATGTCAATTGGCCTTATATTGTGATCATCCATTAAACGCCTTAAATTATTTTTTATTATTTGTCGGTCTGTACTGTTATACTGGTTTATTAAATCTAATATTTCATTTTGATTCAATGACATCACCTCTGTTATAGCATATCATGGTAAATTAATGCTGTAAACATTAATTACCAGCCACTTATATGCATTCCTTCAGTGCTATATATTCTAGAACCTAATTGATCATATTCTGAAAGTGTTTTAATGAACTCAACTGCTTCGTCTTCTGTTAAAAATTCTTCTGATGCTTGAACATACTCTCGTTTCTCTTTATCATAAACTCTCACATTATATCCAGTTGCAGTTCTTTTGGCAAAACTGTAATGACTCTCTATATGTTCTCCTTCTTTCAATCCATTAAAGGGCATTCCTAAAATTGGTTGAAAAAACCTATCTTTTCTGTGATTATTAGCATGTTTCATTGCTTTTCCATAACTCATTGTATAACCCTCTTTATAATAATGATATAATACACTGTTTACACTCTTCAGGCATTTCTTTAACTGCAATTGTTCTAGGATTTTCTATTGCATATTCAGTATAAAAATATTCTTCGTTTTTATTCTGTTCTATAAATCCAAACAAACACCAAAAAGCATTTGCTCCATCTTTTCTTTTCATTTTAATTGAATGACAAACTTCCATAATATACTTCATAATAAAATCCCTCTATATAAAAATCATTCGCTGTTATAGCTAGAATAAGGCTGATAGGCTCAATCCCTTAGAAGCCCTCTGTTATATACAATCTGCATATTCTTTTTTATTCAAATTAGCTTTAAAATCAGCTAAAGTTTTTTCTCCATTAATTAAACTATTAAATGCGTCCTTTGCTTCTGTCTCTGAATTAAAATTAAAATCAAATCTGTATACTTGATTTCCCTTTGGTGCATAAGTTCCTTCGTGACTTACTTTTGATTTTGGATAGCTCGCCATAGTGCTACCATATGGCATAAATGAATAATTTTCATTCCATTCTTCTGTTTGAATATGTGTTCTGTTTGGTGTTATACCTTTTTGTAATATTTTCATTATAAGCACTCCTATTATTATATTATTACGGTTTTGAAGGATTACTGTAAACTTTTTAAGTTCTGTTTATTATAATATTTTAGTTATGTGTTTTATTCAAATGTTCCCATAATTGAGCAATTACCGAGTTTATACTGTTTATTGAATCTTGTGCTTGTTTATTACTTGTAAAATCTTTTGTAATTGCACTATTTTTAAATTTTGCTATATCACGTACCAACCATGCTAATTTATAATTTATTACCTTAGAAAGCATTTCATATTCTTCGTATATATTTGCATTCATAAGCCTTGAAATAATTTCAGTTTTTAGTGTAATAAATTCACTATCAATCTTCATTATTTCCGTTGTGTAGTCTGTTGCTTGTACTTCGTTTTTACGCTGATCAGCTTTGTAAATTTCTAATCGTTTTTTTAAATTAATCTGTGCTATTTCTGATTCGCTCATTTCGTCAAAATATTTCATTCTGTTATTAACATATATACCAGTTCTGCCAGTGTTTTTTTCTTTTATTTTTCTATGATATTGTTTATCCTGCTGAACAATATATGTTGCTGTTTTTCCACTTTTGCGCTTTTCTTCAAAATCACCTTGACTATAAAAGTTTGATATATTGTAATTATGTCCTCCCTTTAAATCTTTAGCTTCAAATTTTCCATTGTTTAATTTAACGATGTTTAAATCATCATCATTAGTTATAAACAATAATGCTCTTGTGCTGCCTGTTATTTTTTCAATACTATTTGCTGTAAACTTCCCCAAAATACCTATTATTTTATATGGTTTTTGGAAGTCATAACTAAATACTTCTGCTATATATTTTAATGCTTTTGGATTAGCCTGTAATAATTCCTTTTTTGCTTCTGTAAATACTGTACATATTTCTTCAGCCTGTTCTTTATTGCCACTGTGTAATATACCTTCTTTCATTGCTCTTGACACTAAAGGAATTTTACCATTATTACCAATTAAATCAATTACTATTTTATTTTTAAAATCAAGTACCATTGGTATTTTATGATAGTAGCCTTCTACTCCTTTTGTTATATAATATCTTGATGAATCTGTAAACCTTGCACCGTTTACCCCATCAAGCACAAAATTGCCGAAATATATATTATTTCTTTCAGTGTGATATTTTAAATATATTCCTCCTATATTCACTACATGATTATATTGTTTGTTATTTTCCTTTGTTATTCCAGCAAATCCGTAATATCCTAATACCATGCTTTGTAATCCCATTGTTATATGGTTTAAATCATTGTCAAAAGTGCTATCACATTGACTTACTGTATGGTTATATCTGTTTTTAATACTCATGTGTGAGCCGTTACGTGCAATTTGAATATTTAATATACTTGTTCCGTATTCATCGTCCCTTTGTGGATTTTCGGAACGTTTTATATTATCAATATCTTTTTTAATAGCTACTATCATGTGATATTCTTGCATACGTTTTGTAAGATTGTTATATGTGCAAATTACTTCACCAGCACTATAATATTTTTTACATTCTGTAATTGCTTGTTCATCGTCAAATATTACAGTTGTATATCCACTTTCTGCAAATGCTTTTCTAATTTCTTCTTGAGTGGTATTTCTAACCGTTCCAATTGTTCCGCTATTACTAATATCTGAAACAATTGATTTAATTTCATATTCTGATAAATCTGAAAATACGGCTCTTGCATTCGCAGGAGTTACCAATGCAGTACGCAATGCATCTGTATTATATGCCATATTTTCAATTTGTCTGTAAGCGTATTCCCCGATAAATTTTTTTATATTTGACATTTTAAACACTCCTTTAACTGAATTATTATAATACAATATTACACTATACCATTAATGTTGTCAACATTAATTTTAAATATTCTGGAAAATATTTTTGTCTTTTCGGTGAATGAAATTGTGATTTTAAGGACTACCATTATGACATATTTAAAACAAACTTAGCTTGCTCTATTTCAGCCAACAAATCACTTTTAATCTGATTATATTTAATAATCAATGTCTTAACCTGTAGCAGCCGTTGAGCAGTTTTAAATAGGTTTTTAGCCTTTAGCCTTGTGATCAGATTATCTATAGTTAATATTATACTTTTCATGGTTTTATACTCCTATCCATACTTTAAATTATTAAGGACTATAATATATTTCTATACTATAGTCCTACTTTGTTTTGTTTATCATTAATACATTCCTGAGAAGCTTTTTATAGCTTCATGCGGCATTACTTGCGGTTGTTCCCAATCTTCAAATATACTTATAGTGCCGCCTTTAGATTCTTTTTTTATTTCCTTTTTAACTTCAATTTTGGGGTCATTATTTATTTTATTATCTTTAATACTATCCTTTTTAAAATAATCCTTATATGCTCTCATGATAGTATCTATTCTTTTTTTAACATTGTCTGCACTAGCTGAATGACTTCCGCTAGCAATATTATAAATGTCATTAATTGAAGCTGATTTTTTACCATTAAAAAAGTAGTGTACAAACTCTGCAAAGCTATCTTTATTAATATTGTTTTGAATTGATAATAAAGCAACTGGAACAATTGATAATAAGTGAGTACGAGTGATAATTCTTTTTGCAATTTTATTACTTTCTTTATCTTCAACGGCTTTAATATCGGTATATACTTCTAAGATTCTACTATATACTGTTTTAATGTCCTGCTCTTGTTGTTCAGTAATTTCAGCTGATTCTATTAATGGTCTTATGTATTTTGTTTCAAAACTGGGATTATCACAATTCAGTAATGCCCATGACTTTATAACTATATCCTCATTTGTATATTTATTTATAGCCTTTACTGTTAAAGCAGAATTAAACAATTCATGCTTGCCAATTTCTTTTATTTTTTCTATGCTTTTTGCCTTAACTCTTGTTAATTCAATTGCTGTCAATGGTTTTCCATTGTTAAGCCTGAAAAACATTTCTGAAATTTCATCTTCTGTAATACCGTCAAAATAATAGATAGTTAATGAATAGTCTTTTATTCTGTCTTGTAATTCTTCTGAAAGTTCGGTAAACATTGATCCATTTATATCTGTTGTTTCTTCTCCTTCACACGATATCTCTGGAATATCTGTCAACTTATATTCATTATTTATAAATCCCCTAATTGTATCTGAACGTTGTTTTCCGTCAAGCATATCATAGCCATTGTCGTTTTTGGCTGCAAAAAATGCAGGTATTGGAAAACCTTCAATCATAGAATGAATTAATAAACTTTTCCGTTCAATATCCCAAACTAGACCACGTTGCACACTGTTGTTAAAATTTAAAGTTCCCTTTTCAGTCATTTTTACAAGTTGTTTAGCTGTCCAGTTTATATTTGCTTTCTTTAACATAATAAATACACGCTCCTTTAATTAATTATATACAATTTATCCTCTTAATATTTGCAATGCTTTTTTAAAATCCTGTAAGTCTCCCACTGTTGGAGTAATTCCGATGTCTTTATAATATTGCATAAACTTTCTAAAATCCTTTAAATTCATTTTTCATACTCCTTATGTATTTTTGTTTGACATCTTTTTTTCAATTTCAGAAAAGGTTATAAAACTGTTTATATGTTTCATATCAACATATAATTATATTATAATATTTTAATTTATTCGATAACCACCTTATGTATTAGTTTGTATATTAGTCCTGCTGATATAGTTATTAGTAAAACATAGTCTAACATTCGGTTACATCCTCCCATGATATTTTTAATTTTTTCCAATGAATAGTGTTAAAATACCTTTTATTACCCTGTTCAACATATTCTAAATGCCGTTTATTCCCTAATAATTGTATTCGGCTAATTTCTTGATAGCAGCTATCACAAATAATTATTTTACTACCGTCTTTTGCTATTAATGTATAAAATAAATATTCTGTAGTGTCCTCTTTGCAGGATTGACAAGTAACTTTATTTGACAATATATTTACCTCCAATTATTTTGTCAAAATCTAAATAATTGATTTCCAATTAATTCAGACTTTTTTATGTAGTCTGGTGTTCCTTCTTTCCATTCTAAAAAACCAGTTAAGCAATTATGAAATTTATTCATATTACACATTCTCATATTACACAATTCGATAGTGTATAATAGCATTTTTGGTATCTCAGAAACTACTATTCTGTTTTCCATCATATCAATTTCATATTGTTTGTCATTGATTTTTAAAGCTTCTTTCTTATCTTGCTCAAGCTCCTGTAACAATCTTGTATTTCTTTTTTCTCTTGCAGTTTCGATTTCTGTATTTAATTCAGAAATATTAATATATTTTTCATACATATAAAACACACTCCTTATTATAATTATTTAGTTTTTAATTCAATTTTTCACCACAAATATGTAATATACAGCTTTTCTTTATACTGGTAAAGATTAAACCAGTTTGTTTGCTTCATATCAGCAAACTAGAATTATATTAATGTCTATTATACATTTCAATAATTGCTTTTTCTTCGTCTTTATCAATTTGGTTAAGTATAGTATTTGGGTGTTCCCAAGTAAGTATTCCTAACACATAGTTATAAAGTACCATAGCTAATAGTTCTTTATTTAAATTGTCAAATGATTTAATATATCTTGACTCTATAAATTCATTTATTTCTTTTTCTATATTTCCTTTTGTGTACTTTGTTTCATCTTCTGCAATATAAACAATTTCTTGTATACTCATAACTGTTTAACCTCCTTAATGTAAATTATATTAACAAATTCGCCATTTTATCACATAATCATTCTTTAATGATTCAAATGATTACATAATGGGCAATGTTCAATAATATCGTCTGAATTATAGTCATCATCTTCTGGAATTTCTAAAAGTGTGTCTACTGTTCTATATGTTCCATTGCAATGTTTACATGTTGTTTTCTTTTTCATGTCTCCCGATGAAATAGTATCAGAATAATACTCTTTAATTGTAATCATAATATATTACCTCCATGAAATTATTTTTTGACTTTGTTTGAAATACCAGTTTTAAAGGCTTATGATATTGTTTTCAATGTATATAATTGCTTCATCCTCTGTATCAAAATTTAAATTATCTATAGTATTCCAATTTGTCTCTGCTTCACATTCTGCAATTATCTGTGCGTAATCATCACCGTAAATATTTTTAACATCATCGATACTCTCGTATCCAAAGCCTGTTATAACGTCTTGAATATCTTCTTCTGTTAAATCTTCAATATCAATTGTTTGTTGAGATATTTTAAAGCCGCATACATCTGCACCAACTACTTCCACAACTTCAAATGTCGTATTATTAATTTTTTTAATAAATTGTGTTCCGTCTGTTCTAATCCAATTATTCATAAAATAAAACCCTCCATAATATTATAATATTGTTGTTATAGGTATTAAAATATTTCTTTTATTTAGTACCAAAATATTTTCTATATGTTTTCCAATACTCATTTTCTGGATTTTCTTTCATTAAACTTTCAATCCTATATTCTGGATATTTGTTAAGCATTTCAATACAATGTTTTCTGTTTTCGGGTGTATCTATGTAACAACCTTTTTCTAATCCGTCAACATCATTAATAAACTCAATACCATCTTTTTCGGCTTGTCTACAGGCTTCCCAATCTGAATCAAATTTTTCAACATCTGCGATAGCTTCAATTACTATTGCTCTATCAATGACGGTGGAACTACTATAAACTTCAAATTTATCATAACCTTTTCTTACTTGTTCTTCGCTCCAACCTAAATCTTTTGAAATTTGTTTGATTTCCTGTTCAGTAAATTCTCTCATTATATATTACCTCCTGTTATTGTGTATTATAGAACTTAAAATGTTACTTTTATCACCTTATAGTCTTAGTGGAAACCCTAAATCTATCATATAAAGACAGGACTTTATACTGACTTGAAACCAGTTTATCAAGTTCTATAGTAATTTAGAGTTTCTATTAAAACTATAAGGCTTTAAAACGTTGCTTTTATTGCCTAAACATAATACGGTTTTCATTCCATGTATTCAATTATTAATATGTTTCCATTTTCTCTTTCTCTCTCAATTATTGCTATTTGCTTTTCATTTAAATCCGTCAAAGTCTCAACCTTTTTATCTATCCAAGTTATTTTTACCGATTTTTTATTATCACTCATAAAATACCCCTTCTGTCTGTTATACACGCTTTTAAATTATTATATTATTTCACTTAAAACATTGGTTTTTTTGGTTTTCTTCTTGATTTTGCCTATAAATAATTTCCATTATTAAATCATATACAAGTGTTGTTCCTGTGGCTTTTGCTTTATTTCTATTAATATTATCAATACTACAATTTCTGACTATAGAATTTGCATAATTATGTAATGCTATTTCATTCATTTGTGAAACTTCTTTTTCTATCTCTTTTAAAATATTTGATTCAGCATTGATTATATTTTCATATTCTTTTCTTAAATGCTCCATTTTTATTACTCCTATTCTGTTTGTTATATATTGTTTTATGTTATGCCCTACTGCTGATAACATTTTTATTATGTCTAGAGTACCTTCGACATAATCTTCCTCAATACCGCACCAACCATCAGTATTAAAAATAAATTCTTCTACATTTTTGAGTGCTTCTTCTTTAGAAGTTGCACTAATTCTAATTACTTTAAAATAATCATCATCATCAGAAGGTGAGCCATCCTCATTAAAATTACTCTCCCTTAAATAACTAACTAATATTTCATATTCTATCATTTTACAATCCTCCTTAAATGTCAATAAAAGTTATATTTTAAAACCTGAATGTTATTAATGACATATAATTTATATCTGTCTCCAATATTTTAAAATAATCTAATTCCTTTATTAACGTAGTATCATACCAAATAGGTGCATTGTTCTTTTGTAATTCCTTTGTTATTCTGTTAATCCAGTAATTCTTTTTATTTTCAAGCATACTTTTAAACCCTCCATACTATTTACACCTAACTGTTATAGTGTTTCCCATACTTTTGTTATAGAATTTTTAAACTGTATTTCAGTACAACCATAATCGTTTGTATAATAATCAAGTGGCATAAAACCATTTTCTCCCTCATTAAAATATTCTTTATCCATAATTCCATAGGCATAAATAATTTTATCATCATCTAAAAGCCTAAAATCCACTGTATCTTTACTTTCTATTGTTTTTTTAGTATATAAATCTTTGTCATCATCCGTTATTGATTTACACCATTTTGTTATAGCCCAATCTTTATTAATCATTTTTATAACCTCCATCCATTAATAATTTTTTATCCAATCTATAGCCTGATTCAAACTATTACACTCCATGTCACTATCTGAAGGACTACACATATATGAATAATCCATGTTATTAGGATGTAAAACTGTATGACTAAAACCGTATTCTTTTATTTCCTTTTTGTTATTCTGAAAGATCCCCCAGCCTTTTAGTTGTTTTACCTTTTTCATAAATTACACCTCCCGTTAACCCTCAATTTGTTTTCTTACCTCATTCAGTGAGATAAATTCACCGTTTAATATTTCTTGATCTGCTTTTTCAATTGCTCTTTGTTCATCCTCTGTTAACGGTGAATTGTCAATATAAACCAAATCGTTTTTAATAAGCATCAATAATTTTCCTGCCTGTTCCTCTGTTATAGTGTTTTTTATATATTCTAATAGTTCAGTTTTAGCACTCATTTATATATACCCCCTCTAGTATCAATATCTTTTACATATATTATATCAGATTCTATGCTAAATAATATTCGATATTCCCCAACACGTAACCTAAAAGTTCCCTTTTCAGTTTTGAATGTGTCTATATCTCCTATCATTGGTATATTTTTTAAACCTTCAATTGCATTTAATAATCTTACTTGGAGTTTCTTCTCTAATTTTAAAAGTTGTTTTTGAGCTGTTTTTGTTATGTATATTTGTTTCATGTTGTCACCTTCTTTTTATATATTTTAAACATTTATATGTTATCTATAAACTACACTATTTGTTTTATAATAATGTAGTCTAACACAACATATTATTCATTCAGCAACCGTTTTACTAGTTCATCAATTTCCCACTGTTTTAAATTATGCATGGTTTTTGTTTTCCTTTCTTTGTTATTATATTGTAGTTAAAACTTAATTTTAATGAGAAACTTGATATTGGTTAAAATCTATTTTGCTGTGAATATTTTTTAGTAAATTTGCTAAATCAATATATTTACTTGGTAAGTTCATACCATTTCTATAATTGTAGCTTTTGTAATGTTGTAATTCGTCTGCGTTTTTAAACATATAAACTTCATTTCCGCTTCTTATTGTTCCATCTGCATTGTTGTATTTATCAATGTATTTGTAATAAGTCAGTTCCACTTTGTTTCCGTTTTCGTTAGTAAAATATGTACAAACTATATCACAATATGGATTATGAAAATTGTGTGATAATATTTCAATTTCAAGTCCTTCAATATTTTGTATTACTCCGCCGTTTACTGTAGCTAACATAGTAAATCATCCTTTCAAGTTATTATAATATTTTACATAGTGCCGACTTGGAACGGCTACCAGTGCATTACTAGCAGACTGTTATGTCGGCTAGTCCTCTGCTGTTATTCTTCTTCTGATTCATCAATTTCAAGTTCATCAAACATATTTTTTTCAGCTTCTTTGCAAATATCTTTATCAAGTGAATGTACTGCATGGTTGAATTCTTTAAACAGGTCTTTCATATCTTCCTTTGATAATTTCCAATAGTTATTGCAGATAAAATCATATAAACCTTTTTCTTGAATTTCCTTTTTGTGTTCAGGTCTTAACATAGTTTTTTTATCTCCTTTTTTAATTTATAGTCTTTAAAAATGTTATTTTATTTGTTAGTATATTTATTTAAGTACTCTTCATGTAAACCACTTCCAGAGCCGTTGTTACTATCTTCCCAAGTATACCAAAACCCATGGTTTGTATTTTTTATTCCTGTAATAACATGCCTTGTAACGTGTCCACCTGCCCAGTTGGCTTCAATTGTTTCTCCAATTTTGAATTTAGGTATATTATACATACTTTTAACCTCCTATAATAAAATTTTTTGGGTGATAAAATCAGTTTTTTATCTGCTAAATTCTAATAAAGTCTCATTACCTTGATATGGTTCACCATTTGCCATTATTACAGGTTTTTGTCTGCCTGTATACCTGCAAAAATCATTTATTATATATTCTCTATTTTCTTCTGTGTCTCTTAAATTATATCCGCTTTTATCATCTCCTAAAAATAAATTACCGTCTGAATTAATTCCGCATTCAATTCCTGTTTTGTCATCTTTTAACCATACTTTAATCATTTCTTTATACCTCCATAAATAAATTAAGGATATATTTGTTGTTGTAATATATATCCTTTTCCAATATCCTATACTGTTATTTTATCAAACTTCTTCAAAGTAAGCATTACAAATTCTTGCAATTTCAAAACAGATGTTTGTTATTTCATATTCTGTATTACTATGACTATAAATGTCTGTAGCAATTTCGACTATATTATCAGTGGTAATATTATCTTTATTCGTTAAACTTTCAAGTTGTTCATATTCTTCATTGTTGCCTAGCATATACCAATTTTTTGATATACATAGATTTCTTAAATCATGCCAATGTAGTTTTCTTATTTCTTTGTAACCGTATTTATTCATATTATACACTCTCCTATTTATTATAGTATTGTGTATAGGATATTAAAAAAAGATATATACATTTAAATTTATTATATATCTTTATAAAGTAGTTTATTTATTAGTATGTATCCATGTCCATTTTTCAGGCTTCTATTCGCTATTATATAACGTTGCATTATATAAGTCACAGCGAATACTTGACTGGAAGCTATAACGTGCTAAACGCCTTGTAAGAATGTTACCCTTGCTATGGTAGCAAGTCAAGGATTAATATTAACCTGTCAAGTATCAGTAGTGCTGTGTGTTTGTTGTTGTATTGCTGTATTACATTTTCTATTATAATATTGTAGTTAAATAATGTCAACATGTTTTTTTTAAATATTTTTTATTATTTGTTTATTTGTGTTGTGTTAAGGTCTAAGAGACAGAGCGTGTAAGGGTTTTGGGATTAAAAGAAATTGTAAAATATTTTTAGATTAAATATGTTTCTACTATATAATAAGAAAAATGAGATATAAAAGTTTTGATTAATTGGATTGGTTAGAATAGTATTTGTTGTAAAATATGTATTCCTTACTTATTGATAGAATGTATAGCCAGCTATTTGATCATATGGCAATTATTTAAGATAGATAAGAGATTATATAAGTAAGTGGCGTTTAATTGATTCTAGGGCATATTTGAGCGTAATAGAGGGTAAATAGATTGATTTAATTAAAATAATATAATATGTATTGTTTAGGTGTTTATGCTGTGATATTATAATATAAATAAATTAATAAGGAGCGTTTTTATTATGATTAAAAAGTTAATAGTTGCCTATGTATGTTTGGTTGTGTTGTGTAGTATGAGCAGTAATGCAATGGCTAATAGTGAAGGTAACAAGACATATGAATATTATGGAATAGTTAATGGTAATGGTGAGCAATGCAATGTGTATTTAAAGGTTAATGATACTTGGGAACGGTATGAGGTAGGATATAAGGTAGATAGTAATTATATTGGATATGAATGTAAGGTGATTGTTGTTGATAGGATGATTAGTATAGATAACTTTAAGAGTGTTAATGTGATATGTATAAAGGATATAGATAGTGTTGATTGTATGAATAAGGTTAATGAGTGTATTAATGAATGGAATGGATTCATTGTAAAGTAGATAGTAATTTGATATTGATTTGATATTGGTATTAATAATATTAAAGAGGTTAATAACCTCTTTTTATTTTGGTTGTATTTAGTTATGTATTTATAACTATTATATTATTATAATGGTTTGATGGAAATACAATTGTGAGTAGAGAAAATGGATTCAGTATTGATTATTAGTTCATCTAGTTTTTAACTCTAGGTGATATGGTTGTATGTAGGAGTTGATATAATATTGATTATGAATACTTCTATAATCAGCTAAATGTTATAAGCTTCGAATATTACGTTCGTAATAGCACGTATTGTTCACTTGTATATTATATAGGATATCTGCCATTTGTACAATATGTAAGTAGTACACCTATACAGTAATGGTTAATAACTATCAAATAGAGACAAATAGCACACTTTAAGCATTTTAATACTAATATATTATCTGTATCTATGTGCCAAAATATACCTTAATTCATATCAATAGACCTTTAGACTATAAAATAATAGTAGTATTATTTTATACTTTTTATATGATTAATTTATTGGCTTATAATGCAGTAATACCGCATATTACAGGACTAATGATACAATAATCTACAAGGCACTAACCCATAGTGGGGGTATGTTTACATCAAGGAAAATCCCTGTTCCGCTCAAAACACCTATAGCACTTCCATCCACACCCTCAACCCATTACGAACAGCGAATCACAAGATTATTACCTTATTCTTCCCATTCACCCACACCGAACATTTCATTCATAATCATATACATATAAATTGTATTTATTTTCAAACAATTTAAAATCTATCTCATAACTGTCAAAATAAATTATCTTATTTCCACTCAAAACTACCCCAATTCACTAAAAAACTCATTCGATAGCCATTCGTAGAATCAGCTTATATCAGCACTTTCAAGACACATGTATTTACTTACATGGGGGCATATTTTACATCATTTATTAAAATTCACCTATCCCCTACCCTACTCTAGCTCAATAACATCAATACTTTCACGACATCTCTCTTACTCAAAAATTCAATAATTTATGCGCTCTCACCGAACGTAATATATGCTTAACTCATTAATATAATTGAAACACAATGCAAACTCACTAATTTCAGTATTTACACATAATTTTCAACACTTATTTATATCTATCATTTTGTCTAACCGAATAACTTTGAGGTAAATATTATCTGAATCAACAATAAATAATATTAAATCTATTAGGTTATATTAATCATTAGAAAAATTTATATATTGGAAGGTTACTGATCATCCACTATCACAAGCTCACTTAATATATAATTGTCAGTAATCTTCCCTTTTAATTGAAACTTTGATAATTAATTTGATATAGATTAAATCAATATTAACTAAATTATTATAATATATTATTTACTTTTATTAATAGAGATAGTATAATCAATATAGATAATAGTGATTAAGTGCAATTGACGGTTGTTTTTGTTTTTCTACGCTACGCTTCGAAAAGACAAAAGCCAACTCGACAATTGCTCGTGCTTGCGCACGAAATTTATACCTTAAATTCTGAAATGAATGTAATTATTTTGTAACATATGTTTCAAACATAGTAATATCAATAGTTGTAGGGTTTGAAAAAAGTTGACTAATTAAAATACTATATAATATATATTTATATATGTCCTTTTAAACAGTCAAATTTTTATAATTCCAGTGAAAAGTCAAATTTGAAAGAATTGAGAAAGGATTAATTTATGCTTAATGAAATAAAAAAATATAGCGAAGTTTTAACAGAAGGTTCTGCAATTAGAAATTACAAGGAACTATGCAAGTTGCTTGATGAGCCTATACTGGGAGGTTGTTCAAAAAAATCTCAACATAAAGAATGGGAACGCTATTTTTCATTTGAAAAGGATGGTCAGAAATATATCATCACAAATGTATATGAGACTCCCCTATCCAAACAAGATTTGCGTAGTCATGGAAACAATAATGAATATGTTCAGCACATTGAGTTACTTTTGCTTAATTATCTCTCCAGGAAAGATGGTAATAAATCAGATTTTACTAATAAGAGTCTATTTCTAATGTTGGGTATGGTAAATGAAAATTATACTAATGAAAATTATTACGGCCTTATGAAATCTAATGAAGATATTACCCAGTTCCAAGTGAATCATTTCTATCAGCGCTCTTATGCTAAATTAAACAGAACTCTTTTTGATGCTCTGCGTAATCTTTCAAATAGACGGTTAATAACTGTCGATACTTTTATAATGGTTAGATTAACAAATGGTAACGTTAGGAGAGCTGATGAAAATGAGATTAATATTATTCGAGATATTGAAAGAGAAGTCTTAATTGACATGGGTCTTGAATCTATGGTTCAAATACACCTGAAATTTAAAAACAAGGAATTTTATGATAAGGTCTATAATTTATTAGGTAAGCACGATATAACTTACTATTTTAACAACATAAATATCATGTTTACGCACCAACATATTGTAGATGCTTTAGAAAAAGCCGAATTAAAGATGCAGCGCATTCTTCTTAATGATAAAATTATTGATGTTATTAATAATCAAGCAGAAAAGAATTATGAAAGAAACCAATTGCAGTACAATAACAATGTTGCAAAATTAATAGATAAAACTGTGATCGGGCAACCAAATGAAATGTCTAAAAAGGACTTTTTTAAGTACAATGATGTGTATTTATATTCTCAGAAAAAATTAGCAGAGTACTTATTAAAAATATAACTACAATATTATAATATTTTATTGACTTAAATTGTTTCTCCTGCTATAATAAACTTGTGGAAAAACAATAATCTGTGGCAGAAATCACGCATCTGATACATTGTTAAAGCGAGGTGAGAAAATTGATACTTAATATCAAAGAGTTATAACTAAAATATTATAATATAAATCCATTTTATTATTGGTTTATTCGAAAGGTTGAAGAATATGAAATTAAAAAATTATTTAATTACTGAAACGGAGATCATTTATGGAACTACAGAATTCAACAGAAGTTAATGCTAACAACGAAAAAATACATAAGGAAGAAAAATATTATTATTGCAGAAAGTGTCTCACCCCTCTCATGGATAATGGAACAAGTGATGGTTTCTGTAAGGAAGAAAACGGAACAAGCTTTTGTAAACGTGAGTTTTTTGCTGAAAATAGAAAGTTGTCTGAAGAAGTTTATAGAGGAGCTTATTTTGGTGAATAGAGATATTAACAACAAGGATTGGAGGAATGTGATATAGCTCTTAATAAACAGATACATATTTACAGTGTTGATACTTCCGCTTTTTACAATGAAAATGAAAAAGAAATTCATCAATACATGAACAAACTATATATTTTAAGAAAAAAGGTTCAATTATTCCTTAAAAAGAAAAATAGTTTATTTTCGCAAGAAAACAAAGATAAATATGGAAAATATATAACAAATATTAATAAATATCTAAAATTTCAAAAAGGAAAACTGTGTAAACAATTTAAGGATAATAAGTCTATTAGAGAGTTAGATGGCACATATATAAATAAATATAATGTTGTATCTGTTTTTGAATCGGTTTTAACAAGAACAATGAGCATACCTGAAAATACTCTTATTACTGACTTAATGATTGTTCAAACATATTTTTTTGATGTGATCGAAGATATTATTCTAGAAGGTTACTTGTTTAACGGAGAGAGGTATGTCTGTTTAACCGCAAGTGCTGGACAGATAAGAACAAAGAAAACTGTATTTATTAAAGAAAATTTATTAAATAAACATCAAAAAACTTTAATGTGCGGTCTGACTATTGATGATATAAATAATTTAGGTGGAGTAAATATAAATAAATATTTAGCTTACTTAGCTTTATGTAATAGTGCAACAGATAATTGGGATACTTTTGATATTAACAGAAGTATTGTAGTTGATGATTTTGAAACATTTGTTAAAGGTCAAGTTGATTTTATCGATGACAGCACATATTTAATCCATAGGGGTGAAATGCTTGTACCAATAACCCATACCGATGGCTGCGGAATCATGTTAACCTCAGTAAGTAATAAAAATTTTATGACAAGATTGCCTTGGATAAAAGGTTTATTATCTCCTTTTGCCTTTGATAAATTTATTAAAATTAATAATGGTGATTCGAAAATCAAAGATATTTATGGCAAAGAATGGGATATATTTGAAGATGATATCCGCATTATATTTACCAAGTCTCAGTTTAAAATGTGGAAGTATTATAATTCATGGCAAGATTATAAAGATAAATTTGAAAAATATAAGTGCCATGCAGGAATATGTAATATTGAGGAAGATACATTTTCAGATGCAAAGATCAATTATCAAATGCTTCAAACCCTGACTGAAATGGAAGATAGCGAAATAGAATTATTAGCTACGAAAACAATAAATGATATTTACAGAGCTGGTTCAGATAGAAGAACAATGCTTAAAATATTAGGGGTGACTAAATCAAATGTTAATAAAAACTATTTCCAACAAGCCCTTGAATTATATCCTCAATTATTATGTGACACTTACAGTAAAGAAATAATTAAACAAACCAAAAAGAGTATGGTTAAAGAAGCTAGAGCTGGCAAGCTTGAAATTAAAGGTAAATATACATTTATAATTCCTGATCTATATGCATTTTGCGAATATTTGTTTTTAGATAATAAAGATCCCGACGGACTTCTAATGAATGGAGAAGTTTTTTGCAACCTTTATAGAGATACGGATAAGTTAGATTGTTTAAGGAGTCCACATTTGTATCGGGAACATGCCATAAGAAAAAATGTTGTTGATGATGAGAAAGGCCAATGGCTTACAACAAATGGATTATATACAAGCTGCCATGATTTAATTTCAAAGATACTTCAATTTGATGTAGACGGAGATAAAAGCCTTGTTTGTGCAGAAAAAACCTTAATTTCTGTTGCAGAAAGGCATATGAATAATGTAGTGCCGCTGTATTACAACATGAGAAAAGCAAAAGCCGAAAAGGTTGATAAACATTCTATCTATAATGGACTTGTATCGGCATATACTGGTGGGAATATTGGCATGATCAGTAATGACATAACTAAAATATGGAATAGTCATAATATAAACCTTAATGTAATTAAGCTTTTATGTATGGAAAACAATTTTACAATTGATTTTGCTAAAACTTTATATAAGCCTACTAGACCCGCCGATAAGAAGAAGCTTATTACCTCATATACCAAAGCAAAAGTTCCCCATTTCTTTATATATGCAAAAGATAAAGAAAAAAATAAAGTTGAACCAATTAATAATAGTTTGGTTAATAGATTGGAAAAAATCATTAAGAATCCTAGAATTAAATTTGAAACTAAAGATATTGGCGAATTTAATTATAGAATGTTAATGAAAAATAAACAGATTCTAATTGATCAAGATATTGTTAATAAGTACAAACAATTAGACCTAAGTAAAAGATTTATTACTATTGAATCTGAAGAAGATGATACTAGTGACAATATCTATATCTATAAAGATATTAGAAAACAACTTTTAGAAGTTAACTCTGATGTTTATTATGTTGTAGATGTATTGATAGAATATTTATATGAACAAAAGAAAAGTAGTTATAAAACAACATTGTGGTCTAGTTTTGGAGACATTATTGTTGAAAATTTGAAAGGTAATATATTAACTGGCAATATTTATTGTAAGCGATGTGGAGATTTAGTTGAAATTACCAATAATAAAAATCATTCACAAGAATATTGCCAAGTATGTTCGATGATAAATAGAAAGGAAAAAGTAAGAAAAAATGTAGAAAATTTTAGGAAAAGAAAAAAATGTAATCAGAGCTAGAAGTCTTGATTCTGCTACATTTTTTAACACACAAATATTACTGGAATTTTAAAACCCTTGAAATACTAGGGTTTTAAAATCATGTCTAAATGTCCTTAATGGTATTTAAGGGGAGCACTACTAATGTACACGTAAAAGAGTGTGTTTTCTCTGATAAGGGTATAAGAAATTGTACCCTTATTTTTATTCAACTCAAATATTATAATATCAACAACGGCAGAAGGATGTGTACCTAACACGTGAAATCAGTTAATAGAAACTATTTTGACTCTATCTTCCCCATTATAGAAGAAATCTATAATCATAGTAATCATCAGGCAAAGCTTTGGGAATGTACAGGTAGAAAAAGATTTTTGGTTAATACCTGGCAAAAAGAAGTTGAGCAATACTGGAAAACTAATCAGAAATAAAAATAAACCATAGAAGGGTTTGATAAGATGATACTTGGTGAAGTCTATGGCTAAGAAAAAAGAAAATCAGATAAAAGTCAGTTTTGTCGGAGGAAATGCCTATGAAGTTACTGGTTCAATGACCTTAATTGAATTTGGTAATAAGAAAATTTTACTAGAAGCTGGTTTATTTCAAAGTAATTCGTTAAAAGAGGATTATAAATTTAATAGCAGAAAGTTTGATTTTAAACCAAAAGAAATTGATTTTATTTTTATTTCTCATTTCCATATAGATCATATTGGTCTTTTGCCTAAATTGTATAAAGAAGGATGTATGGCAAGAATTATTTGTGTTAAGGATAGTTCCAAATTTATTTATCCAATGCTTAAAGATTCAGCTTTTATTATGCAACGTGATTGTGAAATGTTAAATAAAAAATCATCTGATGTTGAATACAAACCAATATATTTTGAAGAAGATGTTAATAAAACTGTTGAACATATTGAAGAATATAATTACGGTCAAATTATACAACTTGATAACGAAATATCATTTAAATTCATATCGGCTTATCATATTATACGGTCAGCGCAAATTGAACTGTATATTAAGCAAGGTAATCATACTGAAAAAATTTTATACACTGGTGATCTAGGAAATGTGGCCATAAAAAATAAACATTATGTTGAACAATTTGAACACTGTAAAAACGCCAGTTTGGTTATAGGTGAATGTACATATTCAGGCAGAAATGACAACATTACTGATAAAGATCGTCAAAAAGATATTGAGAAAATAAAAAGTGTAATTTTGGAAACATGTTATGATAAACATGGACAGGTTCTTATACCCTCCTTTAGTTTAGATAGAACACAATCTATTCTTACAATTTTATATGAATTGTTTGGTAATAATCCTGTATTTGAAGTTCCTGTAATAATTGACAGCCCTTTAACCTGTGCAATAACAGAAATATATGGACAGGTATTATGTGGAGAAGAATTAGAATTATTTAAAAAAGTATGCGGTTGGAAAAATGTAAGATTTATAAAAGATATCAATGATAGTAAAGCATGTATGAATGATAATAGGCCAAAGATTGTAATTTCATCTTCAGGGATGATGAATCAAGGAAGATCAAAATCTTGGTCAAAGGTAATTTTACCCAATCCATATTCAACTATATTATTTATTGGATATTCAGCTTTAAATACTCTGGCAAGCAAAATTAAAAGTGGAAACAAACAAAAAACGATTTTTATAGATGGTAAATCATTTAAAAATAAATGTGCAATTGTTGATTTACATTCTTTTTCTGGACATATGCAACAACAAGATTTATTGAATTATTATTCTAATATTCAAGCTGAAAAGATAGCATTAGTGCATAGCAACTTTAAAAACAAATGCGAATTTTCACAAGAATTACAAGAAATGATCAGCAAAAAGAATAAAACAAGTAGGGTTATTGTAGTTAATAAAGAAACCAAAATAAATCTATAGTATAAAAAATCAATTTTAACGGGAACGGTAAACTACCAGTTCCCTATTTTTATTCAAAAGTTTTTTGATTTAAGAAAGAAGGTAATACGTATGCAAGAAATTAATGGCTTTATTACATGGGATATGCTTGCAAATTACTCAATGTTTGTTGGTATAACATTTTTGATTGTGCAGGTAATAAAAGAATTACCTAAATTAATAAATGTCCCTACAAGATTAGTGAGTATCTTAGTTGCGTTTGTATTACAGATATTAGTAAATATTCAAAGCGGAACCTTTAACTTATTTGATGTTGTTTTGTATCTAATATCTAGTATCGTGATTAGTTTAACAGCAAATGGTGCAGCAGATGCCACTATAAAAATCAAGGGTAAGTCAAGTATTAATTCGAAAGAGATTAAGTAATTTAAAGCTCTCCTCCCCTATTTTACTGGTCGATGATGGGGTTTTAAAAATAATTACGAGGTATAAATATTTGAGTAGATTTCTACGAAAAGAGGACGAATCTACAATAGATTACTTACTGAGGTTAACAGAAATCAAAATAGAAGAAAAGCCTGAAGATTTAGATTGGTCTGATATTGTAAATTATTGTGGATTCACATGCCATTATGATTCTCTAAGGAAAGCTATGCAGCCTTCCGAGTATGGTGGGTATGCAATTTACAAATATTTAAAAGATAGGCTGGTTTCTAGTCAACTATCAGAAGATAATATTGTAAAACAAATAAATTTGGCACAAAGAGATATTTTTAAGGAACGTCAAAAACTTAGAGATGAAAAGAATGAATATAGTACATGGTTGAGAGAACAATCAAGAATGGAATTATTTTTTGAAAGAATTGATGAAGCGGTTGATAAGTTGATTCTAAAGAAAAATAGGCCACTTCCCTTACCTATTACTATTAATGATGATACAGATAAAATGTTTAGTGCTTTTGCCGACCCTCATTATGGTTGTGAGTTTTCTATTAAAGGATTTTTGGGCGAAATAATTAATGAATATAATCCAGATATATTTAAGAAACGAATGATTGAATATAGAGATGAATTAATTGATTTTGGTAAAAAATATAATACAAAACATTTGTCTTTGGTTGATTTGGGTGACTCTATCGAAGGGTTACTGCATATAAGTCAGTTAAAATCAGTAAAAGGTAATATTGTTGACGATATTATGGATTATGCTGATTTTATTGAAGAGTGGTTGTTTTCTTTAAGCAAATCTGGTTTTGTAATAGACTTCTACACATCTGAAGGAAATCATTCTGATTTAAGGTTACTTACAGGTAAAAAAGGTGATTTTCCACATGAGAACTTAGAAAGAGTCTATACAAGAAGTCTAAAGAAAATGTTTAAAAATAATCCTAATGTAACAATACATGATAGTCTTGATGGTTTAAATTATTTTAGTATCAACGGATTTAGCTTTTTAACAGCACATGGAAATAAAGAAGGAAATTTAAAAAATAGTATATCTGATTATGAGGATACCTATAAAATTTCTGTAGATTATTTCTGTGTTGGACATCTTCATAGTAAAAATGAATTTGAAGTAGCTAAAGGTAAGGAAGTCATTCAAGTTAGATCATTAATGGGAATTAATGATTTTTCTAAAGACATTAAAAAGACTTCCGATGCAGGTGCTACTATGTTTATTGTACGTAAGGGTTATGGTAAGAAATATATTAATGATTTGAAATTTTTAAACTAAAACATTATAAACTGAAAGGTTAAACGGCACATATATGGAAACGTCGATTAAGTTCTATTATGATAATGAAACTCATGAGTTAGTTGCTCAAAGATATTTTATTAACGGTGAAGAAGTCTCTGCGGAAGATTTTGAAGATGTATCAGGTGATCAAGTTGAGATTCTTGATGAAGAAGCTGATATAGATTTTGAATGTGAAGGAAATTGTGATCAGTGTGAATTCGGTGAAGAAGATGAAACTATTTCAGATATCATTGAAGATTACAAAGATATGATTATAGCTACAGAGGGCTGCGAATCATGTATACAAAGAATTCTTGAAGAATTTTTTGAAGAGATTGTTAACTTGCTTGAAGAGTAATATTTCAAAGTAGATTGAACCCCTATTCATTTTTGTAGGGGTTTTATTGTGCCTTGAAAATGGCGCTAAAATAATTAATGGAGATAAAGTTATGGAAGATATAAAAATTAAAATATGTAAACAATGTGGAACTATAATTAATTCTGGTGAGTTTTGCGATACTGAGTGTCGTAAAATATTTTGGTCAGAAATTCGTAAAGATCAGAATTATCATTTATATAATTTAAAATTAAACTAAAAGAATATAAAAGGTTGATTTTATATCCTGAATGCAAAAATGGAATTAAAGGAGTTGAATAAATTGGCTAGACAAAGTAATAATTCCAGACTTAATAAACCTGTGTCTGGTCAAGGATATTGTAGAAAATGTCAAAGAACAATTAGTCTTGATAAATTCTACGATGCTACGAATGCCGTACTAGATGCAAATGGGAAAATGTCTATATGCAGCGATTGTTGTAATGGCTTATTTGATGATTATTTTAAAATTTATAATAATTTTGAAGTTGCATTGCAGCTTACTTGTCAAGATTTAGATGTTAGATTAAGTAAAGAGGCAATTAAACAGGTTCAATCGCAACTTGAAACTGCTATGACCAAAGGTAAAAATATAGATAAAGTATTTGGTACATACAAAAGTAAACTTAGCTCAACTGGAAAGAAAAACTCAGGCATGCAATCCTTTAGATACAAAGATAGTGATTATTTGATTGATGATAAAGAAATCTTTATTGATGAAAACATTGATGAAGATTTCCTTTTATTTTGGGGTAAAGGTTTTGATGATATAGATGATTATATTTTCCTCGAAACAGAATTATCAAACTGGAAGAAAACTCATAAATGTGACAATCAAGCAGAACTAACTCTTTTAAGAGAAATTTGCATTAAAATCCTAGAAATTCGAAAAGCGAGAGAAAACAAAGATTCTGTTGGGAATCTTCAAAAAGAACTTCAAGACTTAATGAAGACAGCTTCGGTCGACCCTGCCAAAGCTAATGCTGCAAGTGCTGGAAAATCACACGATGCATTTGGAATATGGGTTAAAGATATAGAACAATTTAGACCTGCTGAATGGTTTGACCAACAAGAGAAATATAAGGATATGGATGGATTTATACCTTATATAAAAAACTACATTGTTCGCCCAATAGAAAATTTCTTAACTGGAGTGAGGAATTTCCTTGTTGATGATAACATTGATGCTGATTTGGATAGTGTCGATGTTGGCAATGTAGAAGGTGATACTAATGGCTAGATCGTACACTAATTATGAAAATAATTTTAAAAAATATGCAGGTCATTCTAATCTATTTAAAGCTCCAAAATCTATGACAAAAGAAAAAGACAGAAATGAGCAATGGCAAGATAACCTTATAGATTGGATTACTTTCTATAGACGAAATATTCATAGATTTATTCAACACTATTTTGGAGTTCAATTATTTTGGTATCAGATTGTTTGGATATACTTTATGAGTATATGCGAAAGTTTTGTTACAATTGCTTCGAGGGCTTCAGCCAAATCATGGTTAATAGCATTATTAGCTTATGCCAGAGCATGTCTGTATCCCAATTCTGAAATAGTAATTGTTGCAGCTTCTATGAAACAGGCAGCAATTATATTTGGAAAAATGGCAAGATTGAAAGACGATTATCCAAATATTGCAAGAGAAGTTCAGGATTTTTCGGATACTCAAAATAATTGTAAGTGCGTATTACATAATGGTTCTACAGTTAAGGTCGTTGCTTGTCAAGAAAGTGGCCGTGGAGAGCGTTCAACTTTTACTATTGGTGAAGAATTTCGAATTATGGATAAGCAAAAGTTTGATAGTATAGTAAAACCATTTGCATATGCTAGACAAGCACCTTTTTTAAAAAATCCCAAATATGAAAATGTTAAAGAATTGGTTGAAGAGCCAAGACAGGTATTAATATCTTCAGCATACCATAAAGGTTTATGGTGGTATAAAGAAACTTTGGATACCATAAAAATGATGTTAAAAGGTGAAGAAGCTGGCTTTATTGCTTTTGATTATCTACTTGCAATTAAGCACAATATTAAAACAAAAAAAGCTATCGCAAGAGACAGATCAACTATGGATGAAATTACTTTTCTTGAAGAGTATGAAAATATCCCTTGGGGTGAAAATAGTAATTCCTATTTTAAACTTGACATGTTTAAAAAAAATAGAAATCTAAAAAAGTCATTCTATCCTTTGCGAAGTGATATACTTGATAAAAAGAAAAATCCATATGATATAAAAAAAGTTGATGGTGAGATACGGATTGTTAGTGTAGATATAGCAACACGAAAAGGGTCAAATAACGATAATACTATTATATCGTGTATCAGAGGATTACCAACAGCCAAAGGTTATGAAAGAGAATTTGTTTATATCGAATCGCATCAAGGTGAGCATACAGGGAAACAGTCATTACGAATAAAACAAATCTATTATGATTTTGAAGCAGATTACATAGTACTTGACCTTCAACAAGCAGGTATTACAGTATTTGAAAGATTAGCAACCATCACTAAAGATGAGGAGCGCGGAATTGAATATGAGGCTTTTACAGTTTTCGAACACAAATCGCTTGACAAAAAATTAATCGATGAATTACAGCAGAAAACATTAGCGGTAAACGCAAAACCGATTATATATCCTATATTGGCAAATTCTAAATTGAATAATGATATAGCAGTTGATTTTCGAGATAAATTACAGAGAAGTATGTGCAGTTTTTTAATTGAAGACAGTGATGCCGAAGAATACTTATCAAAATATAATAAAGAATATTCACGTAGTCAAGATGTTAATTTAAATGCATGGTTTATTAAACCGTATATTGAAACAATGCTATTAGTAAATGAATCTATTAATCTTGAGTATTCTTTTTCTGGTGGATATATTAAATTAGAAACAGTGGGTACTGCAAGAAAAGACCGTTATACAAGTAGTTCATATGGTAATTATTTTATTTCATTATTAGAATTAGATTTGTTAAAACCTATGGATGAATATGATGAGGACGACCCAATGGTCTATTGGTAAAATAAAATATTATAATAAATAATATGCACAAAGGAGGTGACATTTCACTTGTCAAGAACAAAAAAAGTTACTTCTCCTCTGCTCCCTGAGCAAGAAGTTGAAAAACAAAATAACACATATCAAGATTACACGCATAATGTAGTTGAAGGGTTTATAAGTAAAGTATTTTATGATGGAATTATAAAAGAAGTTAAAACAGAAGATTTAGTTAAATGGTTTGCTAATCCAGACAGGTATCATCAGCAATTAGAAAATATTTCTCAATATTTTTATATTTCTAATGGTGATGTCTTCCAACAATTTGATCTGGCAAAAGTACTTCCTACCCTTAATCATAAAATTGAAGTCTATAATAAGTCAAAAAGTTATGAAAAAAATATTCTTCTTATTAATAAGATGCTTAATAAAGTCAAATATCGTACCTTAACAAGAGATATAATTGGACAAGAAATTACAGCTGGAACTTTGGTTGGAATGTGGCTTGGAGATAAGAAAAATCCTTACTTTTATACTTTTGATAATCTTGAATATATATTTCCTGCATATAGAAAAAATGGTGAATGGATAGCATGGTTAGATTTATCTTGGTTCTCAAATATGAAAGAAGACGAACGAGAAGATATTTGGGGAAATTTATCTCCATATGTTGATAAATCGGATTATGAAAAATATTTAATTGATAATCAAAATTATAGATATATTGAATTACCTCAAGAAAGAACTTGTGTAATAAGAACCCATACCACAAAGAGAAATCAAAGATTAGGTATACCTTGGGCTACGCAAGGACTGATGGATATAACTCATAAGAAAAAACTTAAAGATATGGAAGTCGCAATTGCTAATAAAATTATTCGCGCTGTTGCAATACTTAAACTTGGCAATGAAAAAACGCCAAATCCTCCTTCCCCACTTAAAAAGAAAGTTGTTGCAGGTGTTAAAAACGCATTATCTGATAATGAAAAAACGGGTACTCCAGTAATAGCTATTCCCGAGTGGTCAGATTTGGAATTTAATGATACAAAAGCGGATGCACTTGACCCTAAAAAGTTCGAGACAATAAACTCCGATATTAATTCAAGTCTTGGTACTGGTGGAACGATGAAAGATGGTACAGGTGGCAATTTTGCTTCAGGTAAGATCAATTTTGAAGTTTTCTACAAGAAAATTGCTGTTTTGCTTGAAGAAATTGAAGATCAAATATGGAGCAAATTTCTGAACATAATTTTACCTAATTATACTTCAGATGATTATAGAATTGTCTTTGATAAAGAAGCCCCTTTAAGCCTAAAAGATAAACTTGATGCATTGAAATCTCTTCAGGGACAGGGATATTCTACAAAAGCCATTATTGATTGCATTAGTGATATTTCATGGGAAGAATATTATCTACAATCCTTATATGAGATTGAAACACTTAAATTACGTGAAAAAATTATACCACCACAAACTTTTTCAACAATAAGCAAAACTGACACAAATAATGGCAGGACAGCTATTGACAATCCTGATAACGAAAATACTCAAAGAAGTAAAACGAACGATGGAAATGCAATTCCTCAATCGTAGGTGGTGACATAATGATTAAGAAAAGTGATATTTTAGTATTCAAAAATAAATGTAACGTAATTATATCTTTTAATGGTTGTAGATTAATTAAGCCTATTGATGGGTTTGAAAAAATGTCAATTATAGAAATTACAGACCTGTTTTGGAAAGAGATTGGAGGTGACAACAAATAATGAACATTGATGAAATGACAAAAGGTATATGTAAACTCCAATTAAATTCAATTAAATCAGTTGATAACGACCCCCTATTATTAAAATTAACATTTAGTATGATTGATTTTAATGTTAGCGGAAATAAACAAATAATTCCAAAAGAATTGGCCATTGAAGCTGCTCCATCTGTAAAAGGTAAGCCTCTTGTTTGCGTTTATTATCCAACTATTGATATTAATAATCCTGATGATCATTTTGGAGATCATGGTGAAGCAATAAAAATAGATAGATATGGTAATGAATATGTTGGTTCGAATTCAACTGCTATAGGAACTGCTTTAGAATGTGGTTACTTTGAAACAATCAAAGATGAGCAAGGAAATGATATCGAATTATTAATGGCAGATTTTTATTGTTGGAAAGATAGAAATGTTGAAATTTTACAGCTAATTAACGAGATTTACGATAGTGGATTACCGTTATTTAGTTCATGTGAATATTACTATAAAAATTATGAGGTTAATGATGGTGTTCAAATTATTAAAAGCCCATTACTTTTTTCAGGACATGCAGTTCTTGGTTCAGGAGAGAATGGTTCAAAAATAATACCTCCTGCTTATGATTCTTCAAAATTAATGTCATTAAATGAAAGATGGCAAAAGGCTATTGCACAATCAATTAAACAAAATAATCAAAAAACATCAAACGATGTTGATTATATAAATAACATCCAAAAGGAGGATAAATCGGTGAATGAAAATATGTTTTATAAAGCTTTGTGTGAGCTATCACATGGAGATATAAGAGAACAAATAATGACTGCATTATCCAAAACAATGACTGCTGATGAGTTTAGATATGTATGGGTTTCAAATTATGCTATTTATGATACTTACTTTGTTTATGAAAACTATGTAAGTGATAAATACGTCAATTTTAAATTATCTTATACCAAAACAGAAACAGAAGTTTTCATTGATTTGGCTAATCAAACACAGGTTGAAAGAGATACTGTATGGGTTGAAGTTGGAGTCATGGAACAATCTATTAATGAACTTAATATTAAAGTTGATGATTTAACTACTCAGCTAAATACAGCAAATGAAACAGTTGCTTCTCTTACTATTAACAACAATGACATCACGAAACAGCTTAATGATGCTACAGGAAAAATCACGTCATTAAATACAAAAATTGATGAAATGGCGCCCATTGTCGATCAGTTTAATTCTGAATCAATAGAAAAAGCCGTTAATTCAAAGAAAGAATATTATTCTACTAAGTTTAAAGCTGTAAATGCTATGGATAAATTTGACTCTGATGAAATCCAAGATTTAATTAAAAAATCCATTAATGAAAATGAAGAAGGAACGAGTGCGATTCTATCTCTTAATACTATATTGGTTGATATGGTTCAAATTAAATCAGATGATAGACAACTAGTAGTAAAAGAAGTGGCAAGTAAACAACAAAATTTAATACCAACAAACTCAGATTTTGAGAGTAGATATGGTATTTAACTAAACATTATAATATTAGGAGGTAATATAATATGGCTTCAAGATTAGTTAAAGCATTAATTACTAAAGGAACTCACTCTGTGGGTTCAATAAATAGTTGGAAAATAAGAACTCTCCCCTATGGAGCAATAATTGATACAGCAGATGTTGATAATTTTACAATTGTAGAATTAGGATTCAATGCAAATGGTGAAAGAATTGCAAAGCAACTCTCTAACAAGACAACAAAAGGTTATCTTATAGCCGCACCAGAAAGACGTTATGTTGATGGTGAACAGATGTGTGATTTTTATAATGAGGTTGGAGAAGCAGCTAGAATTATATTCCTAGAGTTAGGAGTAAGATTTGAAACTTCTGCTTTTACGTTAAATGCTGGTGTGACTGATCTTATTAATGGACAGGTTGCACATTTTGATGTAACAACCAAGAAGTTCATAATCTCAACTGCTGGTACTGCTCATGCTGATTACGCTACTTCTGCAAATCAATTTTTAGTTGTAGCTAATGACGATGAGACAATGACAATTGATGGGCAAACTCTGGTTCGTCTAGAAGTAACTAAATAAATATAATACATAATTGGAGGTATTTAATATGGCGTTCGATATAAGGAAAATTACAGAACTCGGTTCAAGAGTTGTAAATAATAAAATGCTTGAAGATAAAGCAACAGGAGTATCAGATGAAAATGATATTAGAGAGTATTGTTCAAAGGTCTTTGGTGATGGTAGTGTATCACCCGACCCCTCCATGCTTCATCAGTTTAATAATGTAGTAGTTTTGAATGCAAATGAAATAGCAAAACCTATGGCTACTGAACTTCTTAATTTATTTGCAGATTTTAAACCTTCAAAGCCTGGGGATATTTATGCTTATAATGTTCCTGAAAAAACAAAGGCAAAAGTAAAATGGGCTGCAAATGGTACAGGTGCAGACCTTGTAAGAATTGAAACTGGTAAGAAAACAGTTGCTATTCCTAAAACATTTTCAACTGGTTTTTATTATGAGCCATTAGCTATGGTTCAGGACTCCGTAGAAAATTATAGAAACCTTGTTAATGATGTTGCAAATGCTAAATTAAGACTGTATTTAACTGCTGCTAATAAGGTAATAGCTGCTGCAATATCATCTGGAAAGATTCCTGCAAAGAATGTTAAGACTGGTGCTGATTTGACTCTTACTGATTTTAATAAGGTTGCATCCACAATTGCAAGGCTTGGATATGGTGGTAAACCAATATTTGTTGCTGATACTCTTTTAATTGACTATTTTGCTATGCAACAAACTACTGACTCAATAGCTAGTAAGTTACTATCAGACAAGACAAAAGACGAATTGTTAAATGCTCTTAATATTACGAATATTGGAAGATCAACTGCGGTTAATCTTGTTAATCCATTTACTGATGATACAAATAGTGCAGTTGAACTACCTGTCAACGAAGGTTATTTCTTCAGTTCTGCTGTTTCTCTAAAACCTTTAGTTGTTGTAGAATATGGTGGATTAAGACAATCTACCGAACAAGACCCTGAAGATGAAAGAATTAAGATGATAATTAAGCAGGAGGCTGCTATTGAATTAGTGTATGGAGCAGCTATAGGGTATGTAAAAGAAACAAATACAAGTAAAGTTGGTCTGTAATAGTTTCAATAATAACGGGAAGGGGTGAAACACCCCTCCCTTTTATTATATATAAAACAGGGAGGATGTTTTGCTTTATGTCAAAAATGATTAAATTGGCTCGCTATAGAAATTATGGCTTTACTGTCAATTATAATATGAATGATGGTATGAGAAGAGTTTTTGAATGGTCTGGTAGCAAAAATGGCAAGGTTGATATAAAAGATGTACCTGAAGAAATTGTTCAGTATCTTATGATGAATACTGTTACATTTACAGATGGTGAACTCGTAATTATTGAAGATAGTGAAGACGCGAAAGAAATTATATCAAATATAAACGAAGAGTATAAAAATAATGCTCATTCCAGAGAAGAAATTGTAAAATTACTTGAAGGTAATTTTATGAAAATGAAAGCAGAAATAGGAAAGATAACAAATAAGCAAGAGTTGTCATATATTTGCGATGTTGCAAAAGAAATTAAATTGGATTCAAATAGTAAATTAGCATATCTTGCCGAAATTATGAAAATGCCACAGGATATATTATTTGCAAATGAAGATGAATAAAAGTGAGGTGGTTATATGACTGCCTATGATGAGATTTGGATACAGTTTTTAGAAATAAATAAGACAAGTGAAATAAATTTACCAAGAACAGACGAAGGAAAATACAACGCAATTCGTTCTGGTGTTAGGCATTATAATAATAGATTACAAGATTTGATTACCTGTGATGATACGGTTGAAATAATAAATGAGAACTTAAATGATGACAAAATAATATTAATAGCTCATTATATTAAACTCTCATTTTTAGAAAAACAGTTGGTTGACTTTTCAACAACATGGAATCCATTTAGTAAAGATGTTGGTGTCAAGAATATACAGGCTCAAATATCTGCTTTAAAAGATTTAATAAATTTCGAGAAAGCAACCATTGAAGAATTGATATTAAACTCATCGGAAGATTATATATAGGAGGACAGTAATATGAAAGATTATTCAAATTATTACCCCTCTTACAATGATAAGCTGATTACAGATGGACAAAGAGTTTTTGAATATCAATTGAGCGGCATTGAAGGAGTAGATGGTTTAATTGATACTCTAGAAACACGTTTTCTATTTCAAAAACATTCTAATGCTTTGGCGCAAGGACAAGGGGAATATTATGTAATATGTAAGAAATCACTAAATATTCAAACTGGCTCAATTATAAAAGTGGATAATGATAGTTACATCGTAACATCAAAAATTGAAGATAACTTTGTTTATAAAAAAGCTACAGTCCAACAGTCAAACAATACATTAAAATTCTATATTAAAGACAATGAAAACGGTATTTTATGGGTGCTTGTTGAGACTCCATGTATTATAACTACTCCATTTAAAACAAATATGGGTGAAAACAGTAATAAATTGATTACGACCATTACAACAGATTATCAGGTTATTATTCCAGATAATTCGTTAACAAAAGTAATTGATGTTGGTACAAGATTTATACTTAATAACAGAGCATTCAAATGTGAAGGTTATGATGATTTAAGCAATGTTGGCCTGAAGACAATTAAATTAAGTTTATGTGAAATTGATGAAGTTGATGATAATCTTGTAGAAGGAATTGCTAACTTTAACAGTCATCAAAATATTTATGAAGTAATTGTACTAAATGGTACTTTAATTAAGAAATTCTTTGGCGATACGCCGTTTCAATTGGATGTTTCTTGTAAAGCAAATGGAGAAATAGTTGATAACTCACAGGTTACATATATATCAGAAAATGAAATGATTTGCACTGTCTCCCCTACTGGCCTTATTACCTTGGTTGGAACAGGTATAACGAATATTAAAGTGAAATTTGGTAATGCTGAAACTATTATTCAAATTCAATCAGATGTAATTACACAAGATTACTATAATATTGTTTTAACTCCGTCTGATTCTTTTATAAAATCAAGCCGTTCAATTTCTTTAAGTGTTATGGTAACAAATAATGGAATAACTGACCCATTGAAACAAGTTGGCTTCGAAATAACAAATGTTGATGGTTCTGCTATTCAGTATGCGACATATACCATAAATAACAATTCCATAGTCATTACAGCAGCGTCTGTCTATAACAAATACATTAAACTAAAGGTATACATGTTAGCTTACCCTGATATTTATATTGAAAGACAAATAAAAATAATTAGTTTGATATAGAGTGAGGTGTATATAATTGAATTCTGTTCAGAAATTATTTAACTATAAATCAGATGCACTAAATAAAATGCTACTTAATGAGAATATTATAAAAGCTCTTATTGATAATACACCACATTTTATTGATAACGTTAATCCACAATTGAACGATCAAAATTTTCGTGATTCGTTATTATATAAGCAATTATACCCATATATGCCTGTAACAACAACTTTTAAAGAAGAAAAAAGTTATATTACAGTTTCATTAGGAATAGTTGATTCGTCAAGTGCCTCTATTACCAATGGATGGATAAGAATTTATGTCATTTGTCATATGGGTTTAGTACAAACTGAAAGTGGTCAAAGACATGGTTTTATTGCAAATGAGATAGATAATATGATGTTTAGTACAAGCGGATTTGGTATTGGTAAAATTAGTGATAAGCGAATTGAAGAAATTATTATTGGTACGGATTATATTGGTGTTTTTTTACAATATCATATTACTGATTTTGCTAAGTAGGCTGGTGATTTAATGCAAAATAATATAATATACTATAAAATGCAAGAACCAATAGATTTCCATGATATTTGTATTATTCACCAACCAAGTTTTGGAGAAATCTTAAAATATAAAATTCCCAAATTTGAACAGTTACTTCTTCCCTATTACATTACTATAGATAGTCTGAATGTTGAATTATCTGAAGAGCAAAAAAATCAAATCAAAAGTTTTGATATCGTGATGAGTTCTTTTGGCATAGTAAGATTATTGTATAAATCGTTAAAGTTTTTTACCAAATCAAGAATCAGACATGATTCTTATGGATTATATATGGAAGGCTTTAAAGGTCGATTAAACAGAGATAATTTTGATGAATTTGCTGAAATAATTCTTGATATATGTGCTAGAAAAAGACCTGAAAAAGAGAAGATTCCAGTGTTCGCTAATGAAAGGCAAAAAGATATCTGGCTTAAGCTTCAAGAAGGTAGAAAACGTAATTCTAGAAGAAATGAATTAAGGTTGGAAGATGTTTTACAGGTTTGTGAATATGGTGGTGAATATTATATATCAAAGGATATTATTCGTAGTTTTACCCTTTGGGAGATAATGAATTGCTATAAAGCCAAAGTTGGAATGTCAAATTATAAAGATAGCTTCAGTATATATTTAATTAGTGGTGAAAAATCACTAATTGAAGATAAACATTGGACTGAACTAATTAAAATTGAAAATATGTCAAAAGAGTAATAAGCCGAAAGGCTTTTTATTTTTATTAAGTAAAATATTATAGAAGTTTCGGAAGGAGATCATAAATATGCTTTATGCAATAAAAGATGCAGCAAATATGCAAATCATTTCGCAAGCAACAGGCAAGCCTGTATTGTATGCAAACTATGCGCTTACCTCATCAATTGACTTTACAGCTAACAGTGTTTATGCGATGAATAAAAGTGTTAAATCAGTTAGATTTGACTCTCAGCGTGAAGGTACTTTTAAGACAGAGATGGAAGTTTTTGAAACAAAATGGTTAGCGATGCTTTTTGGAACTACATTAGGTACTGGAGCTATTGATATAGCAAAACGTGAAGTAATTGCTGTAAATGCTGGTGGTGCAGGTGCAAATCCATTATCTGCTGCTCCTAAAAGTGGCTCATTAGTGATTTTTAAAATTGCATCTAAAGGTGAAACAGCACATGATACTGAGCAGGTTAGTGGAAATCCTACTACGACTCAAAATGCTTTCTCAATTGACGGTTCGAATGCATTAACCTTTAATGCTACCACTTTTGCAAGTGCTGGATTTGTTGTTTGCTATTATTTAGTAAATTCAGCAAATAAGACTAAGTTTACTGTTGATAATGTATCTTTCCCAGGGGGATACAAAATTTACGCTGACAGCGCTATTAGAGGTACAGATCAGGTTGATAAATTCGTTCAGTATCAATTACTTAATGTTAAGCCTAAATCAAATGTTAGCTTAACAATGGATGTTAATAATGTTGCAAAGTTAAGTATTGAATGGGATATCCTTGCTGATAACGCTGGCGATATGATGAATTATGTTGAAGTTTAATTATATGGAGGAATTCTTATGGTTAAATATAACAATGTAAAGGCTATCTGGACTTCGCCAGCATGTCCATGTGATGGTATTTACATGGATAGAATTTATTCAATCTTTAAGAAGAATGGTAAGCTATACATAACAGATGGAAATGCAGAAATAGCATTTGATGAGTTTTGTATTACTAATTTTCTTAGTCCCAAAGACAATGATATTATATGGAAAGATGTTGATTTTTCCGATGAAGTTAAACAATCCAAATCTAAATAAAAATTGGGAAGGTCGGAGAAATAATTTGCCTCCCTCCTTCCCTTTTTTATCTTGTTTTTCGTTTATTTAAAAATTAAAGAATGGAGTATTTAAATGCTTAATATATCCTATACTCAATTTCCTGAAGTCTTACATGATGCAACTATTCCTGAATCAGATGCTACAAGTCTTGAAATTTCAATATTTTCAGAAACGACAACAACTACCGATGAATCAACAACTCCACCTACTGAAACATCTATAACTACTCAATATCTTCAGTTAAAATCAATTGATAATTCTTCTGAAACTCCAAATGAAATTACTTTAAAATTTCAAAAACAGGATGCAAGAAACCTATTATCAATAATTAAAGAATTTACAAAACAAATATCAAAGTAAAGGAAGTGAATTATAATATTAAATACATTAAAACTTATATCTCCTATTCCTGTCAGTGTAAATCATTACATAAAGCCGAGGGGTTTTATCACAAAAATAAAGGGAAAACCAATAGCGCAAGTTACTATGTATGAAACTGCTGAAGCAAAAAAATATAAGAAAGAATTTACAAAATATATTAAAGAGCAAGTTAAGTTGCAACAGTGGAATCTGATTCCAAATAAAACACAACACTTCTATATTGATTGTGTTTTTTATTTTGACAGAATAGATAAGGATGCAAATAACTATTTTAAATTGTTACTTGATTCTATAACAGAAACACAATTAATATGGCTAGATGATAATGTAACATGTGAAAGAGTAAACGGTGTATTTTATGATAGTGCAAATCCTCATATAGATATCATCATTTATCCTGTTGACTATGTAGGTATTTTCCCTACAGTCGAACAATTAGAGGATTTTAAATCTAATTGCATCGCATGTAAAAGATATAAGGATGGAAAATGTTCTATATTAAATAAGGCTATTGAAGGACGAATTCAGGAAGAAATTTCTGATTTTAAGTGCAATAAGTATTCAAAATTAAAATAATATAATATAAGTGAGGTTAATACTATGTCAAATAAAAAAATGAATTTAGGTAGTCTTAAGACTCTGGAAAATAAGAAATTTACACAGAAGAAAATAATTGTTGGAGATTTTACTATCTTAGTAGATGAGGTATTTCGTGAAACAAAAATAATTGAATTGGTTCAAGAAGTTTTAGAAAAATCTAGATATATGAAAGAAAATAATATTAAAATGGAACTCTCTGATTTTTCTTATATATTATTTATAAAACATTTTACTGATATTGATATTTCAGATTCTTTTGATGAACAAATACAATTCTATAACATACTTGTAGATTTAGGTTATTTTGAAACTATCATTAATGCATTTAATCAAGATGAAATTAAAAAGTTTACTGAAAAAATGAAAGTTTATAAAAATAATATGGATAAATTACTTGAAGATTTAAAGAATGAATCTGATAATACAGATGAAAGCATAGGTGAATAATTATGATATGCTGTTGTTCACTAGCTAGCTCAAACGCCTGTGAAAAATGTTCACAAAGATTAAATAATTATGTTTCAGGTGGTCTGCCCACTCTAAATAATTTACGCATTTTCACCGAACCAGAAAATATTTCTCCATTAAGCACAATTAAAGAATTAAATGACTTAAAAGATAAGTTGTCTAACGTTTTAAAAAGATTTTCAGAATTCGAAAAATCAATCAAAACAGTTACTGTTAATTTAAATATTAAGCTGACAGAAGATTGTGACGTTGAGAAAGTCATATCAGAACTGAATAAAAATATAAAGATTAGAGGTATTAATTAATGCCTGAATTTCATGACTTAAAATCTCTTAACGATTTTCTTGAGAAGCAGTATATGATTGATTTTATGACTCGTATTGGTAAAGAGGTATTTGATATTCTTTACGCAGAGGTCAATGTGGGCTGGTATCAAAGAGCATATACACCTCAACAGTACGAAAGAACCATGCAGCTCCTTCATTCTATTACTGTAAGTCCAGTTAAAAAGATAAATGGAGAATATCAAGTAGAAATATATTACGATACAGACAAGATCATACCTTTAGACGGAACTGCGGATAAACCTTGGTCTAGACATATGAGTATTATAGATGGTTCTGACTGGAGTGATGCTATTCCTTACTTTGTTGAATATGGTAATGGTGATTCTCTTGTATATCAATTTGAAGGAACTCATCCAGTAGAAAATACATATAAACAACTTTTGAGTGACAATCATCTATTAACAAGATTTAGAGAATTATTTGCGATAAAAGGAATTAAGTGTATTTAGTCGTTAAAAGAAGCATTTTATTTGTAAAAGAAAGGGATGTTTAAAATGAAAGATAGTGTTCCAATGTATGGATTTACCGATCATGACGGTTTTATGGGGATTGTTTGGGATACAGCGTTAGGAAAAATAGTTACTATTGAAGGTAAATTAAATCCTAAAAGTAATTTAACTATAAGAGAAGTTGCAACTGGTAAAGATATTGGAGATATAGATTTAAGAAATATTTTGATGTCTATTTTACCAACTAAATGATATTTACTGTAGATTGAAGCCACTCAATTTTGAGTGGCTTTTATTGTGCAGTAAGGCACAAATTAATTATTGGGTAGTGACCGATCACTGGAGGTATTTATTATGGAAAATATAAATTTTTATGATGAAATTGTTTCGAATCTCAAAAAAGAAGCAAATAAATTGAATGAAAGACTTACAAAGCTTAGAGAACATCAAAATGTAAATAACGACTACATAGCAACATTAAAATCTTTAAGGGAAACATTAGAGTTAATTAATAAATATGATTGGAAGTTAAATTATTCTGAATATAAAACTGTAGAATTTGGAGAAGAAATTGCAATGATTTCGGTTTGGGAACAGAATCACGATAGTCAAATAAGAAATCATAAGGTTTGGAAAATAGCTAATAAAGATTAATATTTATTGTAGATTGTATCCACTAATTAACTAATTAGTGGATATTTTTGTGCAATAAAACATTAAGCAACTGGAGGTGAAACAAAATATGAAACGAGGAAAAGTATATAATAATATATTTGATGCTCAAGAATGGGAATTGGTTAATCCATTAAATAAAGAAATAATGGAAGATTATAAAATGGAGTTAAAGCAAAAGAAAAAGTCAAAAGGTACTATTGATCAATATTATAACGATTGGCGAATAATTATGCTTTATATTTATAGAAAACTTAATAATAAATATATTCTTGAATTAGGAAAGAAAGATTTTAGAAAATTTAGTCTTTGGATTACTGATGATTTAAAAGTTTCAAATGCTCGCCATAATAGACTTATGAGTGCCTTGAGAAGTTTATTAACTTTTTGTGAGGAAGACGATGAAATTGAATATGATAATAATGTTGCCCGTAAGGTAAAAGGACTGGTTAAAGACCCAGTACGAGACATTGTTTTTGTATCAGATGAACAAGTCATGAAACTTAAAGACGAATTGATTAGGTTAGAAGATTATCAGAAAGCTACATTACTTCTTCTTGCATATGATTCCGCAGGACGAAAAAATGAATTATATCAAGTGAATAAAGATTGTTTTTTTGATGAAAATAGAAATCACACAAATATTGTAATTGGCAAAAGAGCAAAGAAATTCCCCTTACTTTATTTCGATGAAACGAAAAGATGTGTAAAGCTATATCTAGATCAGCGCGGTTCAGATGATTTTAGAGAAATGTGGATTACAGGCAAAGATGAAAATAAAAAACCTGTATCAGTTGAAGCAATTTATGATTGGTTTATTTGTATGAATAACATTCTTGAAAAACTTGAAGGTAAGAAAATTGGTTTTAATGTACATAGTTTCAGGCATTCTGCTCTTGAAAATTATTCTACTGGTGAACATTATATGTGCAAAAAACTAGGTAAAGAAAATGGATTCTTACTTGATGAATTGCAATTAATAGCTCATCATGAGTCAAGTGAAGTAACTTCGTCTTATTTAAAGGATAAGAAAGATGAAAAACTTCAAGAAATGTTCGGTATTAAAATAGATCAATCCGTTCAATAAAACACATATTTTAAGGGTACTTCCCTACCCTATTATTCTGGAGGAAGTGAGAAGGTGAAATAATATGAGTGACAGCCATACTTGTATTAGAACAGAAATGTTCACAGACTTAACTAAACGCGTTGGGCGCTTAGAAGATAACGATAGAGAAGATTATGGTAATCGTAAAGAATTTGCTCAAGCTCTAAATAATTTTGGTGATACATTAACAAAAATTAATGAGAATCTTGATAGTTTAAATAAAAAAAATGATGATACAAATAAAAAGATAGATAATCTTGAAGGTAGGGTTAATGAAAAGATTGAAACCCTTGAAGAAAAGTTTGAATCTAGTGAAGAAAAATCAAAAATTGATTTACGAGAAGTTGCTAAAGAAAAAGGAAAAATGAAATTATCTACAGTTGGATTATCTATTGCTGGTTTAACTGGATTACTAACTATTTTATATGAAATAGCAAAATCCTTTCACATAATAAAGTAATTGTAATTCGACAAATTTTGTTATATAATGTCGTTATTCTCCCAAATATATGTATACATAAGGAAGTCATCATATAAAAAGTATTTAGGAGAGTGGTTAGAGTGAATATTGAGAAAGAATTGTTTGAGTTATGTGAAGATATGATAACTATTTTACATAATTTGAAAGTTTGCGGTAAAATAACAGAAGAACAGTATAACGAACATATGGAAGTCAAATTAGTATTCATGAATCAATTTTCTAAAAAACAGGGTTGAGATTATATATCTCCTCCCTGTTTTTCTTATGTTTTCAAAAAATTCTTAGTAATTCCTAACAATGAAAATTAATTAAAATTTTATAATAGATTATTTTTTGAGAGGTACATATCTTATGCCACCTCTT